TATTATACTTGGGACAGCAAATGATGCAGGAACCTCAGCAAGTTTTACGTTTGGGATCAATATTGGGACTGCTCCAACGACTTCTCCTGTTGATATGGTGCAGATGTGGGCCGCAGATGTTGTTGGGCTGGGGGGAACGGCATCGCTCCATCTGCGGGCCGAAACAGGTGCTGAACATGTGATTGGTGATAGGGTAGGCTTTTTTACGACCGTCCCTACTGGTAATTTCAACGTTGTCAATGCTACTGCCTATTTTGAATGTCATGCGGCTAGTGCTGTGGGTTTCAATATGATTACCCGTAAATCTCGTGGAACGCAAGATGTTCCTGTTAAATTATTGCAGGGAGATTTAGTTGGATATTGGTCACATCAAGGCTATTTTAGAAACTCTGCTGATACAGCGGATACTTATTTGTATGCTACTCGTATGGATTCGATTGTTGAATCTGTGGATGCTAGTGGACGAGCAGGGGGTGCGTTGTTATTTTATACTCTTCCGGCTGGTAGTGGGGCACTCGTAGAGCGTATGCGAATTAATCAAAGTGGTTTTATTGGGGTAGGCGTATCTTCACCAACAACTACTCTTCATGTAGGGAATAGTGATGTAGTCGATGCAGGTTTTATATTAACGTCTCAACGTGTGGCTATTGCTGTTGATAATATACTTAATGGTATTGATTTTCATAGTAATGATACAAATTTAAGTCCAAGTGTCATGACAGCATATATACGTGCATATGCAAGTGAAGCACATACTGCAACAACATTAGGAACACGTTTAGCTTTTGCAACAACAGCAATAGGTGCTGCTGGTCCAACTTGGCGCATGACTCTTTTGGATACTGGTGTGTTATCGTTTGGAACGTGGACAGGACAGAAAATTAATTTATATGATACAATACTAGCAAAATATGGTTTTGGTATTGGTAGTTCCCAAATGCAGATCTATTCGCCAAATAGTTCAAGCGCACGTGTAGAAATTGGAGGAATGTCCTCAGTAGATGGCGTGACTTTTGTGCCAGTGTTACGTGTGATACCCGTTTCAACAAGTATGGTTCTTGGTCCGGTAGCAGCCACAGCAGTAGGGACAAGTGGGGCTTTCGTATTTGGTATTTCTACAGGAACACGTCCGACAACTTCTCCTGCTGCTATGGCACAACTATGGGTAGAAGATTATGATACCGCAGGAACCGGATCATTACATATACGAAGTGAATCAAATTGGATTACGAAAATAGGCAACGGTATTATTACGAGAGCAGCCTATTTGAATATGACAACACAAACGATTGCTGCACCACATGTAGCGGTTGCATTAGAAGAATCAAATAGAACGTATTTGGCTGCTAATACAACTGCAATGGCACAAGTGTCGTTACCTGCCGCTGCTGCCGGATACACGTTTAAGTTTGTTGTTACAGTTGCACAAGGACTTCGTATCCGTGCGTTTACTAGCGACACCATACGTATTGGATCAACGGTAACTGCTGCTGCTGGATACGTTCAATCAACAACCGTAGGTGATTATCTGGAACTTATTGCTGTGAGTAGTTCTGCTTGGATAGCACGTTCGCCCATACAAGGATGGACAGTAGGAGTGTAGTTAAATTATTTGTGCAACAGCCTATTGCACAAATAAGAAATGATTAATCATGAAATGAAAGGAGAGGACAGATTTCAGAGGGAATTAGGCATAGGGATTAAATTATTTAATTGTGTAAGAATTATATTAAAGGAGTTTTTATGAAAAAATGGATGATAAGTATTGGAACGATTCTTTCATGTCTCTTGTTTGCTCAAGTGTCTTTTGCTGATGTCATTGCAACCAGAACAAGTACAACAGCAGTTCAAGTAGGTGTAGGCGCAGCATCGTGTGTACCTGTTGTTAATTTACACACATTGCGTTTTGTTACCACACGTGATTATCAACGTGTTGTTTTTGGGTATACAGGAGAATGTTCTGTTAAATCACCAGATAATTTTTCCTGGTTGAATATTGATTTGGTTGTGGATGGAGTACAAGTTTCTCCAACACAAACAACAGATAATGCATTTTGTACATCACGTGGAGTCAATGATATTAATGGATGGGTAAGTGCTTCGGCAACAGGTGTTGTTGTGGTGCCAGAACCAGGTTTACATACCGCCCAAGTGAATGCAAATCTTGTGAATTGTAATGATGCAACTGATGATGTTTGGCGTCTTGATGATTCAACTGTAGTGCTTTGGTCTAACTAAGTAGAATGCGGGGGTTTATCCCCCGCTTATTAAATAATTTAATCGAAAGGTGAATTATGAAAATGTTAGGTGTAAGTGTTGCAGTAGTTATTTTGTGTTTAGGTTTAGCTCTAAGTGGATGCACACGAACTGTTATTGCTACTCCTGATGCTTCTTCTAAGACTCCTACTACTCCAACTGCTCCTGTTGTTACAACTGTTCCAACAGTTCAAGAGAATCCACCAGTTGCACGTGTTAGTGTTGATAGTTTAGTAGAGAATGTTATTACACAAACAACATCTCAGTATTTGAGAATAAACAGAGAATTTGCTCATATTTTATATACTGAAGTTCGTAGAGCACAACGAGTTACTAGCCCAACAGAAATAGGATTAGTAACAGACATACGAAATCTCATGTGGAGAAAAATTGTATGGACAAAAATGGAAATGTATCGAGAACAACGTTTTCGAGAATTTTTTAGTTTATTACAATATAAACTTGAAGAAGAATTAGAAACAGCCACTATACAAGGAAAAATAGAGTCACAGGTTGTTTATGTGCCACTCACGAATGTTCTTCAAGCAATAGCAGATGCGACAGTACCATATTGTCCTGGTGTATGCCTTCACTATTAAATTATTTAATGCCTAGTATGATTTATCATGTTTAGGAAAAAAGTGGCTAGAATTTCATATACTAACACAAAAAAGGGCATTTCTGAATGCCCTTTCAATGAGGTTTATGATGAAAAGGTGAATATATGATAGAGAACGTTATTGACTATTTAGGATTAGAGATAAATGCTAAGAAGAAAAATTATCATCCACTCATGACAACAGAATATTATGATTTGAAAGGATTAGATATACGTTGGAGAGTTCCTACGTTTCTTGATGTACAAGATGAAGAATGGATGTTTTTATGTGCATGGGGTCAAAAAGTCCGTACAGCAGTATTAAATCAAACAAAAGTCTGCATGTTGACGAACAATGCACATTATCTGTTGAAAAGTAAATTGTTACCACTAGCACAATACATGATGATGTGCTATTCGGAGTATTGGAAAGCAGATAAAAGTTCCTATCTTTTGTTTTTTAATTTTGATACAGATTTATCTCCATTAAAAAAATATGGATTCATATTATCGACTAAGATTCACTTGACATAAATGATTTCATGTGGTATAATTAATGTACCACTACTACAGGAGGTTCATAGATGATGTCATTCCAAAATCCCATTCAACAAAAGATCGTACAAAATGTGGAAAAATATGCACGATTAGCAAACATCTCTCCTTATTATATTTTAAATTCGGCCAAGGAATATTGTACAGAAGAAGATTTTGTATGGATAATTAATTATTTATTTAATTACCAAACACAATCCTATTCTTTGCCCGAAGGAAAAAAAGGAATATTATATGATCTTGTAGATCCTATAGAACGTTTTTCATATATGATAGGGATACTCATACGGTATCTTATTGATGCAAGATTAGTAAATCCTTATACTCTTGTTGCTCTTTTTGAAAATGATACACAACCACAGATTGTATTTTTATATGGGTTAGAACATATAGATGTTAATATAAAATCACAGATAATACAATATCTATATAATCCTCCTTTTCATTGTGTAGTTGATATACAAGATAAAATGAGGTTCCAACAAATCTATCCAAAAGATCTGTACAATTATCTGTTGAACAACTATAAAATAATTTAATCAGGAGATGGATAATTGAATACTGAATTAGCTTGTTTATCTGCATTTCTCATGCAAGCAGACAAAAAAGCCTTGTTTGATGAAATGACTCCTATGTTATTTTCTAGTGACGTGTATCAGTTCATTAGGGATTACTATTTTAAATATCATACGTTTCCTACGTATGAAGTTGTACAAGATGAACATGGGGTATCATTACCATTAGCAAATGGCGAATTTGAGTTTTATTATAACAAACTCAAAGATCAATATGTTCATAATCAACTGTTAGCTATTAATACGATATGTTCTCCATACCTTCAAAAAGAGAAATATGATCCATCATTAGCTGTAGATAAGTTACTTGCTCATATTTTAGAAATTAAAAAAGCAAAACCTGATTCTTCTATAGATTTCGCTCATGCAAAAGATGTTCTTGTTGATAGTATGAAAGCTGTTGCAACAGGAGAACAACAGTTATATAAGTTAGGATATGATTGGTTAGATGCACTTATCAATGGTTTTACTGGTGGTGATCTTGTTTCTATTGTAGCACGGTTGAATATAGGAAAAACCTTCTTCATGCTTCATATAGCAAATTATATATGGAACACCTATAAGATACCGATATTGTTTATCTCATTAGAAATGCCCGCAAAAAGAATAGCACAGAGATTGGTAGCATTAAATACAAATATCAATCTCAACAAAATCCTTCAAGGAGCATTAGATAAAAAAGATTGGAAAGAGTTTAATGATTTAATGAAACGTTTATCCAATAAAACGTGTCCATTTAAACTCCATCATGATTTTAGAGTACCTGTAGAATCTGTATACGCGAAAGCACAATCCTTTGGTGCTCAGATGATATTTGTTGATGGAGCATATTTATTACGCATAGATAAATACCTAGCAAAAACAGAACGCTATGCTCTCGTAGCAGAAGAACTGAAAGGATATTCATTAGGGTTGAACATACCAATATTTGCCTCATGGCAATTGAATAGAGATGCAGAAAAGAAAAAAGAAATATCTGCAACAAACATATACTACTCTGATGATATAGCACAGTTATCTTCTGTAGTATTAGCTCTCAGTCCTAATACAGATCTGGATAAAGACTTTCGGAGAAAGATACAGGTACTTAAAGCAAGAGATGGACAATTAGGAGAAGGATTAATTAATTGGAGTATCAGTGATGGAATAGATTTCTCTACATTCAATCAGGATATTATTAAGATAGGGGATTATTTCTGATGGAAATAGCAACCATCATAGAACTAATCAAAGAAAAAGAATTAGGTTCATACAAAGTATCGGGGAAATGGGTAAATCTCTCTTGCCCTTGGGCAAAAGAAAAACATGCACATGGAACAGATACCCATTTCTCCTTCGGTATTTCAACAAGTGGACGGTATAATTGTTTCACGTGTGGGGAAAATGGAGATGTGATTAAATTATTTAATTATCACGTTGAACCAAGTACAACATTAATTGAAAGCCCACAACAAGAAAAAGAAGATATAATATATCCAGAACATTTTCTAAAAACATTGAAAAGAAACTATACCCATCCTTATTTAGACAAAAGGAAAGTACGAGCAGATATACGGATACTATTTGATTTTCGATATGATAGTTCTAAACATCGTATAGGAGTTCCTATACGGAATTTTGTAGGGAAGTTAGTAGGTTTTGTAGGACGTTCTCTTATTTCACTACCAAAGTATTTTGTGTATCCTTGGTATGGTGAATCAAATGGTCACATATGGTTAGGGGAACATTGGGTAGATTTGAATGAACCAGTTATATTAGTTGAAGGACTATTTGATGCTGCACGTGTATATGAAGTAAAATCTAACGTACTTGCATCATTAGGATCTCAACTCACACATACAAAACTGAAACGTATTCATACTACTCCATATGTGTTTACATTGTACGATAATGACGTTGCTGGTGATAATGCCAGAAGGAAAGTATCGAATTACTTTGGAAAGAATAATGTACGACACTTACGTTTACCAGGAGAAATTAAAGATCCAGGTGACGCAAGTGTAGAGACATTGGAACAAGTTTTCCAGAAAGAATTATTGTGGTAGGGAATTTCTCACTTGACAAAATTGTTATAAAGGGGTATACTTATACTATATGCAGCACTTCTCCGTTACATACAATCCAGAGGAATGTACATACACGTTGCCAGATGGAACAGTATTAACAGCTTCTTTATTAAATTATTTAAAAGAAGGAAAGTTTAAACATTTAGATTCATTTCATAAAAAAACGTATACGTTGTATAAGATGCCTCAAATAAAGGAGAAAGACAGTGCTATAGGTGAGAAAAATACTGTAATATACCTCCCTGTACAACCGATTAAACAAGAGAAGAAACATATGGCAAATTTAATTTCTGCAAAAGAAATGGCTCAGATCCAGAAAAATCAAAAAGCAGCAGCAGACAAAAAGGCAAATGGAGAAGTCACAGCTACTCAATTATGGCCTTTTTGGATTCCTGTAGGTGAAGAAAGAGATGTTACGTTTTTAGATGGTGATGTTGTAACTGAAGATGGTGTAGAGTTATTTGATGTTCCTTTCTATCTACAACATACCGTACAGACAGGAACAACATGGCTTTCTTTTCAATGTCCTAAAAGAAAGCATGGTGATTGTCCTGCATGTAATTCTGGTGCAAAAGGGACGTATGTTTGTGTCTTTACCATTATTAATCATACGCCTATTCAATCCAGAAAAGATCCTTCAGTTGTCTATGAGAACCAGAAGCAATTGTTCATTGCAACCAGTGGCACACGTGAAGAATTGTTTATGCGTGCTAAGAAATTCGGGGGTTCACTAAAAGGACAATTAGTGAACATTGGACGTAGTAAGAAAGACAAAGCACCAAGAGTAGGTGATGTCTTTACCTTTATGGGTAAACGTTCTCTTGCAGAGTTGAAAAAGATCTGTGGAAAGGAGTATAATTTTTCTCCTGCAAACTATGATGAAGATTTGTTTGTATATACTCCAGAGCAATTGCTTGAACTCGGTATAGGGTACAAGTCTACGAATAATGTAAAGCCACAACAGAAAGGAGGTAAAGTCGCCACAGTACAACAAGAAGAAGTAACTATTGATATGGAAGAAGAAACATTAGAGTGGTAGATGATTGATAAGGGAAATACATGGTAGTATTGATACGATCTCCACCTTTAGATCTGTTCCATTTATTTTTAACCTTATCACATAGGAGTATACATTGGTTTCTGATGACATACTGAAATTTTTAAAAAAGCATCATGGAGAGAAAATATATTCAATGGGTAGTGAACTGAAAGAAGGGGAAAAGTTATCCTCTGGAATTTTCCCCATTGATTTTATGTTAGGTGGTGGTATTCCGTTGGGGAAAATTACACATGTCTATGGTCCGAAAGATTCTGCGAAAACAACTTTAGCGTTGTCAATTACAGGAGAATTACAGCGCACAGGGAAGAAATGTTTTTATGTAGATACTGAAAATACCTTTGATGTGAATTGGGCTACTTCATTAGGTATCGAATTAAATAATTTAATGGTGTTTCAACCTGCTAATGGAGAGCAGATTGTTGATATAGTAGATGGATTGATGAATTGTGATGATATTGATTTTGGTGTGATTGATTCGCTAGGAGCAATCATTACAACAAATGAAATAGAATCGTATGGAGATAAGCAAATAGTTGCTGGTTCTTCAGGTATCATTACAAAAATTCTCCGAAAAGCTATACACGCACAATTAGAACAAAGTAAAAAGGACTATTATCCTACTTTGTTGTGTATCAATCAAGTACGACAAAAGATAGGTGTGATGTATGGTAATCCTGAGTATGCTCCTGGTGGAGCTATGGTAGAACATGCACCTTCATTGAATTTACGTATATCAGGAAAACCAGTAATCTATAAAGAAGTCAATCCGAATATTGCATCAAAGCATCAAGTGAATTTAACAGTTAAAAAAAGTAAAATGAAAACTGTGTTAAATCACATTGAATTTGAGATTGGTTTGTTGAATAATGGATCTATTAAAGCAGGGAAGAATGATGATGCAGATTTGATGTTGAAATATTTGAAGTCGTTCAATCTGTTAGGGAAGTTAGGAACAACTACGATATGCTTAGGGAGAGAATATAATTCACAAAAAGCCTTGAAAGATGATATTGTAAACGATTCTGAATGGAAATGTTACGTACAACAACAGCTTATAGAAGCAGGACAAACACACTTTGTTGAAGAAGAATAAATGGATTATCACAGACACAGGCAAAGGAGGAAAGAACTACGAGAAAAAAGCGAGCAAAGCACTACAAGGACAATTAACTCCTGGTTCTGGATCTCAAGCAAAGAAAGGAGATTTACTTATTGGAGATCTTCTTTTAGAATTAAAAACAAGTACCCATGAATCTATAACTCTCAAGAAGGAATATCTACACAAAATACGTAAAGCAGCACTAGAACAAAATAAGCAACCTGGATTGCTTTTTTCATTTGTTACAATGAATGGTGTTTCAGAAGAAGAATGGTTGGCTGTACCACTATCTGTATGGAGATATTATAATGAAAATTAGAATGGATCATTTTGTAGGTGTAGAGATTCCTGAAAAAAATAGAGACGTATGGGCACAACAAGTATATGATGATTTGACACGTTCAAAGTATCCTCATGAATTTTCATATCGTTGTAGTGGTGATACAATTGTTTTTGGTATACGTGATTCAGAGAATCAAATAGATATGTATGACTGTAAAATTATACGTATTTATGATGAATGGTTAGATGAACCTAAAGATACTCCTGGTGGACTATTAAATTTTTAATAAGGATATGGGAGAAGATACAAGATCTTCTCCCTACAATAGATGATATTTTGGAGATATTAAATTATTTAAGGGATACTGATTGAATGTTAGAACAACTCCTACGAGAACAAACAACAAAACATATACCGTCTAGGGATAATGAAATACTTCATGCATCAGATTTAGATAGTCCGTATTGCCCTAGACAACAATATTATAAATATAAGAAAGGACAAACAGATAATATCCAAGGTTCTTTTTTAACGTATACATTTGATATAGGACACTCTATAGAAGATTTAATACGAGAACATTATTTGAAAGATTATATTTATGGTGTATGGGAATGTATGTCACGATCTGATGAATTTACTTTTTGTGGCCGAAAAGAGAAAGGAGGATATTGGACACAAGAATGTCAAGATTGTGGATGGTTAAATTGGAAGTATAAAGAATTTGAATTTATCAGTAGTGAATATTTGTTATCGTGTGCATTAGATGGTATACTTTTCATAGAAGGAGATTTTTATTTATTAGAGATTAAATCTATCAATGAAGAACTATTCAAAAAATTGTATAAACCACTTGATCATCATGAGTGGCGTACACAGGTGTATCTCAACTGTATCAATACACCTTCATTTCAAAATTCTGAATTAGGAGAAATACTTGGACCTATAGAAAAAGCGTATATACTTTACTGTGCAAAAAGTTCAGGAGTGTTTGTAGAAGGATCTATCTTTCCTTTTAAGACGTTTCAGGTGAATTACAAAGACATCTCAGAGGAGATTAAACAACGTACAGAACCATTTTATGAGGCAAAAAGTACAGGTGTGTATCCAACGAGAGTATGCACATCTTTACAAGATAAACAAGCATTGAATTGTCCATTTTTCTCACCGTGTATGGTGAGGAATTTACTATAGTAAAATAAGGAGATCTATATATGGCGAATGATATTACAACACTGGTAGGTACTTTTGTATTGGGTTGGTTGACAGGTGCAGAACGGAGAGAAGCAGTAGATTTGTGTGATGTTGTGTATTTGTTTTTGGGTATCAAGCATATCAGTCGTACACCATTGGTCATGGCTCTACCAGAAAAAGCTGAAGATGTCATGGCTTTGTTAGAACATTTTAAAACAAAGAAAGAAGAAGAACAAGCAGCACAACAAGGTACTCAACCAGTACCACAAGCTGCTGTATCACAGCCCACAGTAGAACTCGTCAATTAAATAATTTAATGAAGGATAAACATTATGTCTTGCATTCTTGCTTTAAGAGAAGGTGACATGGTTCATTGTTTAGCTGATACAGCGTGTACAGTAGGTGATAATCTTAAAGTAAAAATGACAAGCAAAATGTTTATTACAGAGACGAAGGAGTACATTATAGGAGGTTCAGGAGTAGGGAGATTTATAAATATCCTTCAATTTTTAGATCTCCCTTCGTATAAATCCTATAACTTTTGTGCATATAAATTTATGGTATGTGAATTTATACCTGTACTTATGGAAGCATTTGAACCATTACAACGAGAAGATACTGATGAACATTGTGTAAATGGTTTTTCTTTGATTGTTGCATTTAAGGATAAAATCTATACCATTTATTCTGATTTCTCTGTATTAGAACATGAGGATTATGCTGCAACAGGATCACCATTTGAAGCAGCAATAGTAGGTTTAAGTATTGTCACGAAGAATTTATCCTTATATCCATCTAAACTTCAATTAGAGATTATTTTGGATTCTATTGTAGAACATAACAACTATGTTTCTAAACCGTATGTATATCTTCATACTGGAATGTTAGGAGAGTAAATTGACACCTTTTGTTAAATACGTCATACTTCCATTGCCTATGACACCTGATATAATGTTTCTTGCTCAACAATATTTTAAAGGCCATGCAATATTAAAAGAACAAGAAATATGGATAATTAATGTACGAGAAGATATTGTACATAATATCATGCTTGAAATGAATAAACGAATGCCTTACACTATACTAACAGTCACTAAGACTGTATGGCCTCAAGGGGTAGAATTATGGCATAGACAATATATCCAAGGAAAATCTGTAGAAAGACATGCAGTACGCATTTATTAAATAATTTAATTAGGAGAATATAATGCGATATATTTCAGTCGATACCGAGACAACCGGATTAAATAAAGAGAAGTGTCAAATCATAGAAATTGCTGTTGTTTATGATGATACAGAGAATCCACAAGATATTAATGTGTGTCCATATTTTCATTGTCTTATTCAACATCCTTTGTATTGTTGGGAACCTGTAGCGTATCAGATGAACAAAGTATTATTTGAAGAAATTTTAAAAACAAAAACAAAGATAATTGATACACTTGATTTACATTATATTAATTTTTATCAACAATGGTCAGGAGTTTTAGATCCAGAGAACGTAGGACGAGCATTAAAACAATGGTTAAAATCTATTAAATATGATTCTCCCTATATTGTTGCAGGAAAGAATTATGGATCTTTTGATTTAGGGTTTTTAGAAAAACTTCCATCTTTTGAAAATCATGTAAAGTTACCACATCGACATTTAGATCCTGGTTCATGGTTTGTTGATGTAAAGGATGTTCGTATACCAGATTTAGCAGAATGTAAAAAACGCGCTAAACTACCAGAAAAAGTCAATCATAGAGCATTAGATGATGCAAGAGACGTTGTGTTACTCACAAGACAATATTATGGTATAAAATAATATGCATACAATACTACATGGTGATTGTTTAGAAGTAATGGAGGGTATAAAAAATAACAGTATAGATATGATATTGTGTGATTTACCTTATGGAACAACTGCATGTAAATGGGATATACCTATTCCATTTACTTTATTATGGAAGCAGTATATACGAATCATAAAAAAGCATGGAGCAATAGTCTTACATGCATCACAGCCATTTACAAGCATGTTAGTTATGAGTAACTTGTCTATGTATAGGCATTGTTGGGTTTGGAATAAAAACAATAGTGCTGGATTCGTTACAGCAAAAATACGTCCATTTCAAATTTGTGAAGATATTGTAGTGTTTGGATTGCAGAAAGTAAACTATTATCCGCAAATGGAAATACGCGGAAAACCAAGAAATAAAGGTGGATATACTGTAAGTGATAATTATAACGTTATCCCTACAAAATCCGAAATAAAATCAAATGAATACTATCCTAAAAATTTAATAAATATCTCCAATGCTGTTCAAATAGGTAAATTACATCCTACACAAAAACCTGTAGAATTATGTGAATACCTTGTGAAAACGTATACACAAGAAGGTGAGCTAGTTTTAGATAACTGTGCTGGCTCAGGAACAACAGGGGTAGCATGTAAAAATCTTGGTAGACAATTTATCCTTATTGAAAAAGAAAAAGAATACTGTGAAGTAATAAGTAAGCGATTACAACAAGAGTATATTGAAGGAAAGGATTTCAATGTATAGTCGTGACGAAGTATATAGTGAAACGATTAAATATTTTAATCAGGACGTACTTGCTTCTGAAGTATGGATGAACAAATATGCACTACGAAATAAGGAAGGACAGTTTTTAGAAAATTCTCCATTGATGATGCATCAACGACTTGCACGTGAATTTGCCCGTATCGAATTAAAATATCCTAATCCTATAAGTGAAGAATCTATTTTATCCTTTTTTACTGATTGGAGTATCATTCCACAAGGGAGTGTAATGTATGGTGCTGGTAATGATTTTACGGTGGTTTCTCTTAGCAATTGCACTGTACTTGGTGTTGATACGGATTCCTATGCAGGGATCTTAGATCTTGATCAACAAGTCGTACAGTCAGCAAAAAGACGAATGGGATATGGTTTAGATATTTCTTTTCTCAGGCCAAAAGGATCAACAGTTAATAATGCTGCACAAACATCTACAGGTGCAGTCTCATTTATGGAACGTTTCTCGAATAGTACACGTGAATGTGCTCAAGAAGGACGTAGGGGAGCGTGTTTAATTTCTTTAGATGTACGGCATCCTGATATTTATGATTTTGTCACCGTAAAGAATGACAGAACAAAAATTACTGGCGCAAACATTAGCATTAAGATACGTGATGATTTTATTCATGCTGTACAGCATGATACAGATTATGTGTTACGATACCCTAGTGATTATAATTTCTATGAACATGATATGAATGATGAAGGGGATAAAATACGAATTGCACCATATAACGTGCTTGAACCTACATCATTCGGATACATTAAAAGAATCCGAGCAAAAGAGTTATGGGATCTTATTATTAAAAATGCAAGAGAACATAGTGAACCAGGATTGTTTCTATGGGATAGAATGGTAGACTATGATCCAGCTAGTGTGTATCCTTCATTGAAACCTGTGAGTACAAATGCGTGTGGAGAAATACCACAAGCTGTAGGTGATACCTGTAGACTCATTGTGTTGAACTTGTTAAAATGTGTTGATCGTCCATTTACTGCACAAGCAACATTTAATTTTCAACGGTTAGAACAATTAGCAGGTTTACAATTACGCTTAGGTGATGATTTAGTTGATTTAGAAATAGAAGCTGTAGATAAAATCATCAACAAAATTATCAATGATCCTGGTCCTGATTATTTGAAAGATTGTGAATTACGTTTATGGAAACGTATAAAAGAACAAGCAATCAATGGTAGACGATGTGGATGTGGTTTAACAGGATTAGGGGATATGTTTGCAGCATTAGGTTTACCATATGGATCTTTAGCTGCATTAGAATTAACTGAAAAAATCATGTATATAAAAATGCGAGTGGAGTTAGATACGTCTATAACCCTTGCAAAAGAACGTGGACCTTTTGAGTTTTTTAATTTTGAATTAGAGTTTGATGATAACCTTCAAGGCCGCAATTCATTCTATGAAATGATACGGAAAGAATATCCTTGGTTAATAAAACATCTACAAATGCATGGGAGAAGAAACGTCAACTGGAGTTGTGTAGCTCCTACAGGTTCAGTGTCAATACTTACTGGAACAACATCAGGTATAGAACCATTATTTAAACCGTATTATGTGCGCCGAAGAAAAATAGAACATGAACATGAAGATTTTATAGATCAAAATGGGGATAAATGGCAAGAATATTTTGTACTCCATCCACAGTTCAAAAAATGGATTATACAAACATATGATTATTTACATACATATGAATTAAATAATTTAACAGAAAAAAATTTAGAATATTTATATGTATTTTCACCGTGGCACAAATCGTGTGCAGAAGAAATTAGCTCCTACAATAGAATCCGCATACAATCTATGGTACAACACTATACGACATCTGCTATTTCTTCTACATTGAATCTCCCCGAAAATGTATCAGAACAACAGGTAGCAGATATTTACCTTCAATCATGGGCATTAGGATTAAAAGGTGTCACAATTTATAGGGCTAATTCTCGTACAGGAGTGCTCGTAGACATACATAAGAAACAAAAATCTGTTGCCTTTGAAAAACGTCCAGAGATTTTACCAGGAAAATTATCTACCTTTTGGAATGAAGGAAAGAAATGGTTAGGTGTTATAGGATTAAAAAATGATCAACCGTATGAATTGTTTGCTGGTGAATTTCCTGAATCAATGCCTATAGATGTTCATAAACCTTCTATCATTGTGAAAATAAAAGAAGCAAACAGACACAATCAATATTGGCTTTCCTACAGTTCAGATATTGAACAACGGTCATTGTTACTTAATAACCTTGGGGAGAATATCTACGGAAATTATGCACGCCTAATTAGTGGATTATTAAGGCATCAAATGCCGACCAACTATGTTATATCTGTGTTAGAGAAGTTACGATTAGATGGTGATTCAATTCACACATGGAGAAATGGAGTCATACGACTATTAAAAGATTTTGTAACAGATGGTGTATCTGCTGGATCTTTATGTAAAGAATGTGGTGGACAAATGGTGTATCAAGAAGGATGTAAAAGATGCACACAATGTTTAACTTCTCTCTGTGGGTGATATGTGTGTAATTGGTTCTTTTGACTGTGGTGTGTAGGAATAACAACATTTGTAGGATGGTTACTTATATGGGGAGTATTTGTGTATCCTTGACAAATCTCCCCTTTTGGTGTATACTATATATTAAATAATTTAATTATGTTAGGATACTTATGGAGAAACCAACGGGCAAAGAAGTAATAGTGTATAATGCAAAACAAGTATTAGATTATGTGGAGGAAAAATATCAGTATGGGTACTATGATTATGTAACACACATTATAACTCATGCAATGTTGTATCCTATTCGTGGTGCAATTACTATGACAGCTAAAGATATGCCAATATTAGAACGGAATATTTTAGAGACAGGAGATCCACAGATAAAAGCCAATTTATTTATTTTGCGAGACTATCTTACAACAATCTATGACGAATTTAACGTCAATGGAGAGGTATGGTTTAGCAATGATTTTAACCCCGACTAAAAAGAAGTTTTTTGATAATGAAGGAAAAGAAGTTGTACCTGGAGATTTTATTCTCTATGTAACAGAAACAAAGGCATTAGCATATAAAGTGTTTAAAATTGATATGCCATATATTCATATGATTTCATTAGTAACAGGTAATCATCTTGTTCGACTTGATCATGAACTTGATACGTGTTACATAGTAACAGATAAAATTTCTTTACATTACAGGGGTTCATAATGTTTTGGATATTAGTTGTTCTGTATATGTTTGTATTTATTTTAGTGTATTCTAAACCACTTATTTCTGATATATTCAAGGAAGTGGAAGTAGAGAAAACAGACTTACAAGATATTATTAAAAGGTATCGTGATGAACATTCATTTGCATATCTTTTATGGATGTGGGTAGCAATCGCTTGCTGGTTAGTGTTATTTACGATTGTTGATTTTGTAAAACTGGTAAAAAAATTACTCAAGTGACAGGAGAAAAAAAGTGTCGGGTATTTGCACATTAGCACACATAACACGTCTTGAAAAACATCCTAATGCTGATAGATTACAAGTTGCTACAGTATTAGGTGAACGAGTTATTGTTGGGTTAGATGCAAAGGTAGAAGATCGTGTATTATACTTTGATTGTGATGTACAGCTTTCACAGGAGTTCTGTGAAAAGAACGATCTGATTGCACGATACGATGCAACAGGGACAAAAATAGGTGGTGGATATTTTGATGAAAAAAGACGTGTACGAGCACAATCATTTCGGGGAATAAAGAGTCAAGGATTCGTCTGTGGATTAAATTATTTAATCTATTGTAAAGGACATGAGATATTAGAAACTGCACCATTAGGGTATCAATTTACTGCTATTAATGGTACAGAAATCTGTAATCGTTATGTGATACCAGTAAGACAATCGTCAACTCCTGGTAAACAGAAAGTTGTACGGAAAGCACAAGTCCCTACATTTTTAGAACATGTAGACACAGATCATCTCAGGTATCATTTGAATCAACATGTATCTATAGGTGATAGGATTTATGTTACAGCAAAAGCACATGGGACTTCTGGACGATTGCATAGAGGTATCAATCGTACACCATATAAGAACAAATGGTTGAACAAGGTAGCATGGCTATTAAAACCAAGATATGAACATTGGGTAGGGTCACGGAGAGTTATTAAAGGCACTACAGAAGCCTATCAGAATAGGCATTTTTTGAGTCAGAGGTTGCCCTTCCTTGCATTTTTATTTCCAGATAGGGGTAAGACAAGGGGTTATTATTCTGATGAATCATTTCGATTTGATGACGTACAAGATATTAAATTGCATAAAGGCGAAACAATTTATTATGAACACGTAGGCTTTATTAGTCCGTATCAACCTATTATGCCAAGTGTTGAATTAAAAAAATTGCCCAAGGAAATACAAAAACAATATAAAGCGAATACTGATGAAGCGAATAAATTGTTCTTTAAGTATGGATGTTTCCCGTATCAAAGAAAATTACTCGTTTATAGAATCACTTGGACGAATGAAGATGGTGAAGTCTATGAAGTACCTTGGTCATTAGTGAAGAAACGATGTGAACAACTTCAACTTACTCATGTTCATGAATTTATGATGTATACTGTTGGGCATGAAACCTATAAAGATCATATGACATTTGCTGATGTTTTGCCTGATTTTTCTGAATTTGTAGAACGTCCAGAACCATTAGATCCTTCTCATTATATGGAAGGTGTTGTATTCAGAGTAGAAAGAGAAAATGGTTCAACACATTTCTGGAAATTTAAAAGCCATACGTTCCTTGTAGGAGAGGGTTTAGTAAAAGACTCAGGCCAAACAGATATAGAAGAACAACAATCACAAGAGGTAGTATAAATAATGTATATAGGAAATATTTTGTGGGATATAATGACAGTTATACAATATGGTTGTTTAGTATTTGTTATAATGTTATTATATATGTGGTATAGATGATTATTATGGGTATTGATCCTAGCACGCATACAGGTATAGTTGTTCTCAATGAGAACTTGCAGATAAGATATACTGAATTGTATGATATAGAGAAAAAAGGATTAGTAGGAGCAAGGATGCTCGCTACACAATGTCAATGGATAGCACAAGATTATAAAGTCACAGCAATCTTTATGGAAGGTATTTCATGGGGATCACCTAATAAAAACGTGCTAGAACTTTTAGCAACAATCAATATTTTATTACGAGAGTATTTGTATGATTGGTGTCCGTTATATATAGTTGCTCCATTGACAATGAAGAAGTTTATTACGGGTAATGGGAGAGCCACAAAAAAAGATGTCGCAATGGGACTAAAAACAACATGGAATTTGTTATTACCTAATGAACACTTACGAGATGCATTAGGTATAGCAATAACAGGAGTACATTATTTACAGAACAAAAGTAGTCCGTGGAAATATTCTGTACAGGATAAAATATGGAAAGTACAGTAACTCCAGAAATGATTCAAAAATATATTGATATTGATTTAGAAAACAAAATACGATTAGGAGCATACTTATATGATATAAAGGAAAGAAAAGTGTATAAAGATAAACATAGTAATTTTTGGGTATATTTACAAAGAGAATATCCAAATTTAAATACAAAAGATGTTACTTCATACATTAATTTATATAAAATGTGTTCACATCTTGGTATAAAATTTCGTGATTTAAAAGATGTACCTTGGTGGCGCATTAAAGCATTTATGCGGTATATTACACAGCATAATAAAGATGATATGCTTCAAGCAGCACAAAATTTATCTACAAAAAATTATAAACAATATATTAATGATCAAGAAAAAACACAAATTATTCAGAGACAAAAAGCTATAATTTATGTTCCTTTACAAAAATACGAAAAAATACATGGACAATTAGAAGCGATTAAATATGCACATAAATTTGCATATCTCTATGAAGTATTAGAGTATTTATTAAAAACAAATGTAGAGAAACAGGAGTATCATAAAGAGAAAAAATTAAATAATTTAATTGATGAAACACCATTAGACGATGTGTTGCAAATATTGACACAAAAATATCCTCATATGTTGATTGAAATAACAGAACTAGAAGGATATGAAAATGCCTGAGTATCTTACAGGTGAAATGTTTAATGAATTAGGTTTGGCTGATTTATTTCTTGTTACCGCAAACTCATGTATAAAACAAGATGGTTCATTGGTGATGGGAGTAGGAGCAGCAGGAAGATTAGCAAAAAAATATCCGCATATTGCTTTTGAAGCAGGACAATTAGTACGTGAAGTGTGTGGACATTTAGGTGAATATGGGGTTTTGATTATTACAGAGATTGAAGGAAAACATATAGGGATTTTTCAAACAAAGAAGAATTATCAACAGCCTTCGAGTTTGCCTCTTATTGAATACTCTTGTAAACTCCTTCAGAAGATTGCTGGACATTACAATCGTGTTGTGGTAAACTTTCCAGGGATTGGATACGGTTTACTTGAACGTGATCTTGTCAAAGTCTATACTGATACACTTCCTAAGAATGTCTATATTTATGAATCAGCAAATGTCGTGCATAGTCAAAAATAATTTAATCATAGGTGAATTATGAGGAATAAAGGCCAGATACATGTTGAATTACAAGGTTGGCTAGGTGATGATAGGGCAATTGCTGAAAGTGCATGGACTTCAAGTACAACATTACAAGGAAAAGAAAAACGTACAGATGAAGATGTAAAAAGAATCTTAACAGAAGTGCTTACACGTCCAATACAAACATTAGAAGATGTAGGACACGTACATGGTAGTCCTTTTGAAAGTGTTGTCTTTCGTTTCTGGATGAAAATTCCTATAAGCACAGATAGACAACACATGACACATAGGATAGCATCTCATAATGGTATGAGTGGACGATATAGAACCATGCCTAATGAATGGCTCAAAATGCCAGAGGATATTTTGAATGTATTCTATGATTGTTATGAAGATGATTTAATAGGAGAGTATGAATACATCTGTGGACGTGCAAATGATTTATATAGAACGTGTTTAGAACGTATGAAACAACATGAAAAAATGGGTTTGATTACAAACACTCAGTATAAAAGACTGAGAGAATTTTATAGAGGAGTATTGCCACAGAATAATATGACAGAACGTGTAACAACAATGAATCTTCGTTCATTTGCGAATTATCAAATGTTACGAAATTCAGCCCATGCACAAGAAGAAATACATACAGTAGCTCAATTGATGCTAGAAGAAGTGAAAGAAGCAAACATGTGTCCTGTAACAATAGAGATACTTGAAAAAAACAAGTGGATATTGGTATGAGTAAAGTACAATGTTTAGAATGTGGAGAAATTTTAGAGTCAAAACATAGGCATGATTTTCACCAATGTTCATGTCAAAATCAGACATTTGTGGATGGAGGGTCTGATTATATTCGGTGCGGGGGAGTTGATTTATCAAAAGTCTATGTTATTGCAAATGACAAGGATTGTAATATGAAAAAGAGTATTGCTGGTTTAATGATAGGTATTGGATTATTAGTAGGTGGATGTGTTGCAGCAGTAGATCCATATGGTAATGTCTCTGTGACTCCTGCTCCTGTAACAATTACTACTCCACCTGTATATGTACAACCTGCTCCACCTGTGTACGTAACTCCACCTTCATATCGTTATCGACGATGTTATACACATCGTCAACGACAATATGATAGATATGGAAACTGGTATGGTTATCGTACTTATAGGAGATGTGATTAATGAATTATGATGTCTATGGTGAAAATGGGTGTCAAATAAAAGTTGATGCACATAGTATGTGTTACGTACCAGGACAAGAAGTACATATTCCTGATGGAGTATACGTGTGTTATGAAGGGTTAGTTGTTGTTCATGATGGGGTTTTTGTGTGTGAATTGGATAACCTGTATACGAAATGGGGAGATAAACTTAATTTAGGTGTTTTGTTAGATGGTATACATGAAGAACCATTTACGAATGGTGTATAGGGGGATAACATGGTGCTTACAGTTAGTGTAGTTTTAGCGATTCTTGCGTTAATATTAGCAGCGTTATCTGCTGCTAATTGGTGTCCTTTATGGGTTCCTGTAGTATTGTTAGCCGTACTACAATTAATCCAAACCTTACCACGATAGAAAGATTAAATTATTTAATTAAAAGTGGGCATCTACAAATGCCCACAAAGGAAACACATGATTTTCAAATATTATGAAGCAGTTGTAGTTGGTAGGAATGAACATCAGTTACAGTTAAGTCCTACAAATTATGTGGTGTATGCTGTTGGTGAAGATCTTATGACGTGTACAACGAATGTTATTCATTATCTTCTTACTTTGAATAAATGCTTTCCAGATAAATATTCTTTTACACCATATATTTTTGACAATGGTACATGTGCAAGATACTATAAGTTTTTTAAAAATCCACGTATTGATATGACTATAGGTTTTTATGCCGCAGAGCCTAATGGTCCTACTGATTCTCATTGGTTACAACAATGTGTACCTAACTAAAAGGAGATAGTTATGTTCATAGTTCATATTCAAGAAATTATTAAAACCGCTTTTACTGTTGATTGTGAAACAGAAGAAGAAGCAAAGGATCTTGTCATGCAGTATCTTGATGGCAAATTTTTTAGTGCCATAGATCAAGAAGATATGTATGAAACAACCGTAGAAGTTTTATCAGTAAAGGAAAAACCTTATGAAGAAGAACCAGATGAACCTGATTAAAATTATTGGATGTGGGTTATTAATGTGGTGTGTGTCTCTTGGAGTACCTACTTTAATTAATCGTGCAGAAGCACAGAATGTAGAAATTACATTAGCACATGGTTCACATCCACATTGGCATGGAAGAAATAAAAGACACGCACACCAACATAGACATCATGGACATAGGCACAATAGAGAAAGACAACGTGTATATCGTGGTGGTGCTTATGTGTATGTACAACCGCCAATTGTATATGCTCCACAAAGACGTTGCACAAATAATAGAGTAGGTTGGTGTCATATGCATTATAGATACGAAAGGAGATGCTATTAAATGCACAAACCAAAAGTCCGAACATTAGAGTATTATGATATGGACGAAGTATTAGCGTACCTTGAAGAAAAGTATGATGTAGAAACAATGGAATATTTTCATGATATTTTTGATCATGTTGACTATGAATTTCCTACCGAGACATTTATTGTCTATGAAGATAAACAGAAGTCGTATTATATGTCTAAAGATTTTGTAGATAAACGGACAAAAGAACTACAAATTCTTACAGAAGAACTTGGTGAAAACTTTAATTTAAGCACTGGAGATTAATATGCTTTTAACAGATACTATGATTTGTGAGTATGTAAAACATCATCAGATGATTGATCCATTTATTGATCATAAAGTAAAATCTGTACTCAGTTACGGTCTTGATCCTGCTGGCTACGTTATTACCTTACAGCCACATTTTTTAGTATTTAATCCACCAAAAAATTATATGATTGATTCATTACAACAAGATAATATAGAAAATTACGAACTTGTTAAACAAGATTACGTCCATATACCAGCATATGGACGTATATTAGGATTAGCAACAGAAAGATTGAAACTCCCTCTTAATGTTAGTGCTGAATGTTGGGGAAAATCGTCACTTGCACGTATAGGTATAGTGCCACATATTACACCTATTGAAGCAGGATATGAAGGCAACCTAACAATTGAAGTCTCAAATTTTAATCCATGTATTGTAAAACTCTATGCTGGTGTTGGTATTGCTCAAGTACGTTTTCATTTACATGAGACAGTCAAAGTAGCGTATCAAGGGAAGTATCAAGGTGCAAGAAACATAGAACTTAATAAACAGCATACGGAGGATTATGTATGAAATTATATATGAACCATAATAATTTAACGTGTGCCTATTACGATAAAGCCCATGATGAACTCATGTTAGGGTTTTATGGAAATTTTTCTTATGTTTATTACATAAATGATGTTGCAAGAGAATTGTTAGAGAAAACAATTAATAGTCTTACAGAAATTCCAGAAGAAGGTGAAAACCACATTATGTATTATCATCCACAAGAAGTATTGATACTAAATAGAATTGATTTAGCAGCAGTTGATCAACTTGACAATAAACTTAGAGTATGGTTTAATTCTGGTAATGATTTTTTAGAAATTCATTCACCAAGAGCAGAAGAAATGTTTGAAAGGATTAAAAACGCAGTATGAAAAAATTTAGAAAAAATACCGATGAAGGCCAAAAACAATTAAAAATGGAACCTTTAAAAAAAGAAAAATATAAGTATCAACAGTTTCTTACGGATGAAGAAAAACTTGACTTAAATCCCAAGAATGGGTATAATTATTATAGACAAAAACACACTCATATAGAGGATAGTTAAAATGCCAAAATTTGAAGTTGTCCTTCACACGAAATCTATCTTTGTTGTTGAAGCTGAATCAAGGGGTGAAGCTTTACGTAAGTGTGTAGAAGGTGGTATGAAACCACACAGACAGGCAATAGAGAACTTTGAAGTTTCACAAGCAGGTATGTTTGCATATGTTGATATGAAAGACAGTGATGATACGGTGGCTGTTTGAAGAATTAAATAATTTAATGGGGCTGTCTAAAACAGCCCATGTTAAAGTGTACATCAAGGAAAATATATGGATACTTATTATTTCATTTTTCTTGTTTTTTTTTAATGTGGATATATCTTAGATAAATATGGAAATTTTTCTTATCTCACTTGGAATATTTGTTTTGATAGGCACATTTGTATGTGCAATTATTCTTCTCATGATTTTTTTATTTGGGAGGAATAGCAAATGACAGATATGGAAACGATTGGTTTGTTTAATTTTATGCTTTTTATCGTATTATTGTGTATAATAAATATTGGTACATTTTTGTTTATACAATGGTTTCTTTCAAGAGGAAAACGTAAATGAAGATAGGGTTCATGGGGTTATCTGCATGTGGGAAAACAACATTAGCACAATACTTAGTTGAGAATAAAATAGTTAATAGTCCATTTTTACCGAGTTGTGCAAGAAAGATAGCAGCAGAACATGGTTTTCATACGAATGATGATTTTCTTGAAAGGCCAATAGAAGATATTTATAAGTGTCAGCATCATATGTTTACCTATCGTATAGAAGAAGAAAAGGAATTACGAGAGTTTATATCTGATAGAACGTTACTTGATGTCTTTCTTCATACCATATTCCGTTGTGCATCAGTAGTATCACAAGACACCTATAAAATGTATCAACGGAAAGTATATAGGTCATTAAAAACATATGATTATTTGTTTTATATTGAATCTCCACCTGTTGTAGAAGAAGAAAAAGATTCCATACGAATTACAGATCAATCTGTTATCTATGCATTACAGATACTTTATTATGATTTTATTATTAGTTACAATAATAAGGCAATTTTACGACAAAATGATCCTATATACTTTGTTCCTTGGGATACATTAGAAAATCGTGTGCAAAAAGTTAGATCTATTATAGGAGATTAGAGGATACAAATGTTTAAGACACATTTTTTCTATAAAAGTAATGATCCAAAATATAAAGAACTTCCTGTACAATATCATAAACAAATCTTCGGGAATAAAGGGAGTAATCTTTTTGGACTGAAGTCTATTGAAGGTATTAATGTTCCTTTCTTTGTTGTGTTGCCGACAAATTTTTGCCGACTCTATAAAAAAGATAAAACACAAGCAGAGCTACGGTTAGTAGATGTGATTAAGCAGGTACTTGTACCATACTTTGAGAAGAAATTAGTCTCTGTACGTTCTGGTGCTCCATATTCAATGCCTGGACTTATGAGTACCATTTTAAACGTAGGATTAACTGTACAAAATTTCAAAGGATGGATGGAACAATTAGGGGATGAAACAGCTTTTAATTCTCTCTTTCGTTTTAGGAAAATGTTTGGAGAGATTGTCTTAGGACTTCCTCTCCATAGTACCTATGTGTATGATAATCCTGTACAATCATTGAAAAATCTTAAAGCAGAATATGAAGGCCACAAGCAAAAGACTCCTGAAATGCTCGATCTAGGGAGTCAATTATTTTATGCTATTAAAGCTGTATGGGAATCTTGGGATTCACCAGAAGCAGATGCTTATAGAAAATACAATCATCTACAAGATATAGGTACTGGTGTTGTTATACAAGAAATGGTATTTGGTAATAGTTCTGAAGGTGCTACAGGTGTTATGTTTTCATCGAATCTTGAAACAGGTTCTGATGCAATACAAGGAGAGTTTATTCGTAATGCTCAAGGTGAAGATATTGTTTCAGGTCATATGACGCCAATAGATCTTACTGCAATAATGGGTACACGGTTATATGAAGCATTACGCACGAATGCTAAGAAAATAGAAAATCATTACAAATATCCACAGGATATTGAATGGACAGTGTACAATAAGAAATTATATTTCTTACAAACACGTGATGCAAAAATTCCATCAAGCACAAAAATCACGATGTTGTATGAAAACATCATCTTGAAGAAAAATCGTATACCATTAAAGAATTTAACACTTCAAGATTTTATGTTGGATATGAATAAATTAAATATCCCTAAAGATACACCTTTTCTCCAAGGGAAAAGTGCATGTAATGGTGTTGCTGTAGGACGATTAACATTTAATCTTGATAACTGTACAGAAGATTCAATTTATTGTACAGAATATACGACAACAGAAATGATACCTGCTCTATTAAAATGTAAAGGTATCATTGCTTTAACAGGTGGTGTAACATCTCATGCTGCTGTATTAGCGCGGAGTTTACAAAAACCCTGTTTATTAAATATTGATGCTACTTTTGATCCTATTAAACCTTCATTGAATATGGGTGATCTATATTTTCTTGAAGGTGAACCTGTATCATTAGACACAACACATGATAGATTATATAAAGGAAAAGGGAAGATAGTAAAAGATGCGGCTTTGTTGAAAAAGATAGATTCTATATGGACGTATATCTTTTCACACTTTAAAGATCCGTTTGTGTTAGTGAATCCGTATATTCCATTAGAGATGGTAGGTAAGAACGTTATATTAGATCCATCATGGTTTATGTTTCCTTATGATGAATTTTGTAAAAGAATAAAACCACTACAAAAGGTCATGCGTACTTATTATGTTCAACGGGCAGATAACATACATTCCTACTATCTCAAGTTTGTTGATCAAGAAGTGATTGACAAATATCTTGAAAACTATTATACTTTTATAGGAGCAAAAGATGTAACATATGCAGATAAAAATATTATATTTACTCATGATGAATTGTTGAAGGAGATGATAGAAACAACATTATAAAAAGGATGCATATATGTCACATACATTCGGAACACTAGGAATATGTTTACCTGTTAATGATTCTTTTTTTGTAGGAGATGTAAAATTTACGGTAACAGAAATACGTCATAATTGGGCAAAGAAGCATTATACCTGTGCTTTAACATACTCCGCACAAAATAAAGAAGGAGTTATTATACTCAAACAAAATCATGAATTACCTTTTTATAGTGAACTTCTATCCCCTGTGTTTATGTGGATAGGAAAACGTACAACATCATCTATTGCTCATGTGTTTATCAGTGCATATAAGAACGTTCCCATTAGGAGAGAGAATTATGTTTAGCTGGATTAAATTATTTAATCGTTTCTTTCAATGGAATACAGTAGAAGTACCAGTACAACGAGATGAAATCAAGTGTGTTCCATCCTTTGATGATTTGCATTTGTTTTCATCAAAAGGAATTATTGTTGATGCTCCGAATCCCTATATTATTTTAGCAGGACCATTTTATAAAAAACCGAGCAATATCAGAGGATTATGTTTAGAAGAACAATATTATAATGTGAATAATGATACAGATGATTGGTTGTTCCCTATACCAGATTTTAAAGTACCACGGGATAAGAGTGCATTTAGGGATATATTAACAGAGGTCTATTGTCACGCGAAGAAAGAAAAAATTGTGTATATAGGATGTAAAGGTGGTTACGGTCGAACAGGTATGAGCATTGCATGTTTACTCAAGATGCATGGGAGTAAAAACCCAATACAAGAAGTACGTTTGTTGTATGATAAGCGTGCAATAGAAACACCAGAGCAAGAATCATTCGTCAATAGATTCTAAGGAAAAAAATCATGCCAGTTATTGATCTGTATTTATCACCTGTACGTAGATCATTTATGTATCCTGTTCTGGCTGAACGTTTATATCAATGGTATGATTTTTATGGGAAACATAAACGTTCGCCAGAAGCAGATATGTTTGCGTTCTACTATCTCAATCAATCAGTAAACGTTCTGGAAAGTCTCTATGGTTTATATGGTGATCTACAAGAAAAACAACGTATAGTAGATGATTATATTAAGACGACATTAGAAGTTGCAGAGCACATAGTTGTGTATCTTTTATTCATTTGTTTACGAGAAACACGACATGCGTATAATAAGAACCCTAACTTCAAAGCATGGGCACAATTACCAGAGAACAAGGAAACAGCAGCAGTCATTATGTCTTTACGGAATACAGGTCCATTGAAATCTATTGAACAAGCTGTGAAGTTTTTGAAAACATCACAGCTATCAATCAGTACATTGCTTCAATCTATATCAAAGTTGTTTGTGTGTGGATGCTTCGGTATGTCATGCGGGGGAAAGAACTGGAAAACCATTACAGATTTTGCCTTAGATTATTTTAAAGGAAAACTCACGACAGAAATGTTTGTGGACTTATGTTTCAACCTGGAGCATAATACATCAGACATTTTTAACAAAGGTATAGTATTTGAACCAAGCAGACCATTCTTTAAAGCCCTATTAGATATTCAACATGAAGGAAAATTACCTGTTTTGTTGAAGTATTCAGAGAATATATTTAAACAAATATATGCAAATAAAACCTATGAAAAATTGATGGACTATGAAAAGATGTTTCCATTAGCTGTAGAGAATGATGAAATGTATCTACTGAAATATAAGATGCTGAAAGATCTTATTGCTGTGAAGTTAGAGGGTAAACTTACGTATCTACCATTTCCTTTGGTAAATGAGGTTCTCGTTGAAAAAAGAAAGATGTAAACATCCAGTTTTTATGATTAATGATACTGCTATACACGGAGGTTCAATCTTTGATGTACCAAGAGGTATAGCAGATCATTATTTCTTTTTAGATGGAGCGATAAAAACTCCACGTACCCCTTATATCACGGTACACCATATACCAAACTTTGGTGTACCACAGAATATTAAATTATTTAATCAATGTTTAGAAAAAGCTGCTATCTTTGTGACTGAAGGATGCCCTATATTTGTAGGATGTCTTGGTGGACATGGGAGAACAGGATTATTTCTTTCTATTCTTTTATTTCAGTTGACAAAAGACAAGTTAAGCTTGTATACTTTAAGAGAGAGATATTGTCATAAGGCAGTAGAGACAACGGTACAATATAGATTCCTTATGGAGTATGGTTTAGAAGTCTATCCGTTAGACTATGAACAAGTAAAAGAAAAAGAAGAATGGAAATGGAGAGGGTATGGACAAAAATACACACAGCATGTATGATACTGTTGTAGGAAAAACCGGATCAAAATATCTTGTTGTTGCAAAAAGTGAACAATTAGATGTGACAGTCAAAGTAAGTCCGACATACATAACGTTTCATATTTATATTCATGATGGTATAAATGAAACAGAAAGAGAAACAATAATAAAATATATAGAGAAATTAGGATTTAATCACAATACGAATTATTGGTCAGGACGATTTATGGTGAATAATAAACTCCATAAGCTAATTGTTATCGGGGGAATTTTATATGCATTAGCAGATGTTACCGAATGGATAACCCCTTGGCCGCATCCAGTTACAATCTTTTCTTTCATGTAGAGGTACAGTATGATTACCATATGGTCACATACGTTAGAAGGGTATTTATCTTTCTTTAAAGGATTTGATTATCAGATTCATAATGTTCCTACTGTTCCTACTGATGGCATAGTGTTAGCATTAGGCGACAAGGTATTAGGTGTATTAAAGAAAGAAGGATTGATTGCAAAAAACAGAACACTAGCTTCATTACAAGATGAAATATATGCGTATGAAAATGCATATATTTTACCAACGTATCATCCAGAAGATATTGAAGAAGATTATAATAAGAACTTTGATCTCATATGGAGATTAAAACAACTTATACGATATGAAGAAAATGGTTCGTTTGATGTAACATTACCTCCTATGGCATGGGTATCAGATCTCACAGAACTCTGTGGACATATTAACATCAACAAATGGGTAGCATTTGATATAGAGACACAAGGTTCAGATCCATTTAACTCTGCAAATTATATTATCTGTTTTACGTTTTCTTCTGGTGAATATTCTTGTGGAGTGTACATCAATGGACAATTGCCCAAGAAGATTCATGAGCAATTAAATTATTTATTAAATGAAAAAAGCTGGAAAGTAGAAGGTGCAAATCTCAAGTATGATTTGCTATGGTTAAAGGTAAAGTATGGTATTACGTGTACAAATTTTGCATGTGATACAACATTGATAGGTTCATTGTTAGATGAAAATAGATCGAATAGTCTTACACTTCATTCACGTATATTTACACCGTGGGGAGGATACGATAGCGCACTAAATAAAAAATATGATAAGAACAATATGGCAGAAGTACCCATAGCAGAATTGGGACCATATGCCATAGGTGATGCTATAGCAGAGTACAAGGTAGGTGAAGTTTTTAGAGCACAGTTACAAGAAGAAGAAAAGAAGATTCGTAAAGTTCATAAACGTGTAGGTCCAATGAACTTTTATCAAAAGTTACTCCATCCTATTGCCCGTGTATTTGAGGATATTGAATACAGAGGTATCTATGTTGATCTTGAATACCTTAATGAGTTAGAGACACAGGTAGAAAATGAAATTGCTGAAGTATCACAACAAGCATTGAAACTTATACCTAAGTCTCTCCAAAGGAAGTATAAAGATAACCTAAGTATTACACGTGCATCATTGTTACAAGAATATTTGTTTACTCCAGAAGGATTAAACTTAGAACCATTTGTTGTCACAGCAAAATCACATAAACCATCAACATCCTATAAGGATCATCTCTATAAGTTTAAAACACATCCAAAAGCAGGGAAGTTCATAGAGTACCTGAAACGATATAGTGAACTAAACAAAATACTTAGTACGTATATTACAGGGTTTAAAACTCATATTAGAGAAGATGGAAAATTTCATCCTTCTGTTATACTCCATCGGGGAAGTTTTGAAGATGGAAGTAGGGGAGGAACAGTAACAGGTAGGATAGGATGGAAGAATCCTCCATTGATGGTACTCCCATCACATACGATAGATGCTGATAGAATACGAAAAATGTTTGTTGCTCCACCAGGATACATGATTATTGGAGCAGACTTGAGTCAAGCAGAGTTAAGACTTGTTGCTCATTTATCAAAAGATCCTGTGATGATGCAAGCATTTAGAGAAGGAAAAGATCTTCATAAAGTCACAGCATATAATACTTTAGATATTACGGAACAACAATTCTATGAGTTACCTATAGAGAAACAGAAGCATTATCGACAAGTAGCAAAGTCACAGAATTTTGGCCTAGTGTACGTCATGGGATTTCGGGGATTACAAGTATATGCAGAAAAATCCTATGGTGTAGCATTCTCCTTAGATGATGCACAAAAATACTATACTTCGTTCCATGAGACATATAAGAACATTAAACCTTGGCATAAGAAATGTATCTCTCATGCGTATGAACATGGATATATGGTGTCTCTGTTAGGACGTATACGACATCTCCCACAGATATATTCTTCTGTTGATAAGGTACGACAACAAGCAGAGAGACGTTCAACGAATGCACCTGTACAAGCAGATGCTTCTGATTTGAATTTGTTAGCAGTCTTAGAGATAAGTAAAGATCCCCATATTCACGTATGGGGTACGATACACGACTCTATCTATGCATATGCACCAGAGCATAAGGCAATAGAGTGTGCTAAAAAATTGAAGTGGACAATGGAGAATTTACCAACAGAACAATTCGGATGTTCATTAAGTGTACCATTAGTGGCCGATGTGAAAATAGGATATGATTTAGCGTCTCTGGAAGAAATTAAATAATTTAATAAGGGGAGAACAATGGAAGAAAAAGAATACGTCTACAAACAAATTAATGATATATATATTAGTGGTGAACGACTCACAGATCTTGTAAAAGAATTTCAAATGTGTATTGATAAATATGGTCCGTCAATACGATTAGAATACCGATGTGATAATTATGGTGGTTATGATACCGTGAGATTTTATTTCGAATATAAAGTTTTAGAAACAGACGAAGAATATCAGCAACGATTGCTTTCAAAAGAAGTCGCAATGAAAGCTGTTGAACAACGAGAACGAGAGTTATTAAAAAATCTTATGGAGAAGTATATTAAATGAACAAATTAACCTATAGTGAACTGAAAGCATACGATTTTCATGTAGTCGTATGCTTCACAGAGAAAGCTAATTCGCTCATGTGGTACTTTGAAGAAGGTATGATAGCACAGATTACTCAATGTGAAACACAAGTGATATATAACGTACCACTGGTGTATCTTGAATTTGATTGTACGGGATACATTAACTATAACAAACAATATGAACGGATGATTTATTATACAGATGATATGACAGAGCAAAGGACAGCTACAGACATGGGACTACAACGAACAAAAGAGTATGCATACTTTGCATCGAACACCAATTTTACTGAGTGGTTTCATTTAGTGAATGGAAAATTTTGGGAGGAATATTTACAATCAAAACCAGAGCACTCGTATGTTACATGGTTAGAACAATGTTTATATAATACACGTTATCCACATATAAAAACCTTGCAAAAAATCGCTCAATGAGATATAATTAATATATAACAAAAATGTTGCACAACAAAAATATTATAGAAAAGGAAAAAATAATGTCAGAAATAACTTTTGATGAACTTACGAATCTTGTAGGAAATCTTGCTTCTGGTATGGCATTATTATCAGAAGCATTTGCAGATTATGCTAAAACAATTCATGAATGTATGATGGAAAATAATAGTGCTATTGCAGAACAATTTGAAAAGGTAGAATCACGGGTACATGACATTGATGAAACATTAGTAAAGTTGAATGATAAGATTGATATAGCAGGTTCATTGTTAGAATTATCTTTGTGTGGTCCACAAAATAATTAAATAATTTAATAAGGAGAAATTATGGCTGGACACAATGTTGATAGAAAAAAAGCGCAACAGAATTTATTAAAACGTATTGAAGGATGGCAAAAAAGTATAAGCCAGTTGACAAACACAACTCCTAAACCTAATGAGAGAAATTTTAGAAAACCAGGATCTCATAAAAAGAGTTAAGCCTATGAAACAATACTGTCAAATCTGTAATTTTTTTAAAGAGGATACTGTACCAAGAGATCATCCACAACTTCAAGCAAAAGGGGTAAAATGGACAATTGTTTTATGTGATGTGTGTTATGAAGGATTGAAACAACGTAAGACACGTATGAAAGATTGGGTACAACAAAAAGTCTGTGTACCTTATAATACAAAAGGTCCAGAAGGACGAATAGATGATACGATTCATTTACATATTACTATGATGGAAACCGTTGAACTTGCTCATGTTGAATTTGAAACAACCTTAAATAATGGGTACGTATGGGGTAAGCTAGTCTCATATGATTATCAACATAGAGAACGTTCATTGATTGATTGGCAACCTATATTGTTTGTTATGTCAGATGACGTGAGACGAACATATAGTTTTGTTACTTCTGATGGTAAAAAAATCCATACAGCAAGAAAGTTTGTACTCTATAATAAAAAAGGATACATACAATAATGTATATGAAATGGTCGAATCTGTGTGCTCATGATCCAGAAACATATATTGGTTGGGTAAAAAGTAGTGATGGTAAGGTCTATGATATTTATGTGTATCCTGCTCATGGGGCACAAGAAATTTGTGCAAGATACGGGAATGAACCACATACCTATTTAGGTATAGGTTCATTAGAAAATCTTTTTCTAGGAAGTACACTTGCTACAAATTATAAAGACATCTGTTGTTTGTTATTAGAACATGGTTTTTTAAAATACTGTCGTAATGCATAAGGTAGAACTATGGATTTACCTAAAACTGCAACACGATGTAAGTGTCAGGATATACTCTGTCAACTCTGTAAAAAAGATTGGGAAGATTATCTTGTCACAGCAGAGTACATATGGGAAAAATTACAACCACTCTTTTATAAGAGTCCATTTACACAACGTACAGGGAAAGTAGGACTAGCTGATGATTTAGAAAAGGTTATTAAGACTAACGTTAAATCACAGGAGCTAATGAAACTTTTAGGACCATTATCTCAAAGGAGTAAACTATGATTTTATCTTTAGAAGAATTAACACAACGTATTCTTTTATTAGAAAGAGAGGTACACGAACTTTCTAACACTCTTACAACATTGAGTGCATTAGTATACAGATTAGAAGGACGTATTAATACTGTAACGGCTGTAGGATCATCAGTTCCTACCTTACCTAACATACGGTATAAGGTCAAGAATTAATGCAACCAACATGCATTATGTTGATGGGTATTCCTGGTAGTGGTAAGAGTCGATTAGCGTTAAACATCCAAAAGAAATGGCCTGAGAAACAGTATAACATCTTGAGCACTGATGATATTTTTATTGAACTCGGAAAGGTACACGGATGGTCATATAACGATGCATTCAATAGGATACGGTTCAATACTGTAGAGACAATATTCTATGACAGATACACAGAATTTGTAGCTGACAGAAAAAATATCATCATTGATCAAGTGAATGTTACACAAAAGACACGACAAAAAAAATTAAATTATTTAACTCCTGATTACGTAAGAGTAGGAATTTATGTTGATACACCAATGGATGAAATACGAGAACGACTTGAGCTAAGATTCATGGAAACAGGAAAAGAGATACCAGATGAAGTAATTCAACGGATGATTGCATCATTTCAAATGCCCACATTGATTGAGTTTCATCATCTCTTTTGTACCAGTAAATTGACAGGAGTTAAAGATTTGTTTGTATGAAACAAACTGTGGTCTGGACAATGGATAAAGATGAATTAGATATATTGATTTACAACATCTATAAACGTCGATATAATTTTTCTTTCTATGAAGAACATAAAATTGTCTATGTACCATATATTGAAACACGCACAATGTTATCATATGAAAGAACAGAGGCATTTAAAAAAGGAGTCATAGTCTACAATCTCAGTAAAGATGCGGTATATGATTTCATGGAGAAAAATTATATACCGCATGGGAACTATTTAATCATATAAGGTTGGAGAAAGTATAATGGAAAATAGTGCCTTTAAATGGTTACATGAATGTTTGTATCAACCATTCTATTTTGATCCATATTCATTAGAAAAAATATATACCTGTGATTTGTGCCACAATGTAGTAAAAAGTGAAATGTATATTCGGAGAGATATTCTATCGTATTCTTGTAAAGAATGTTATGATGCTATGTTTGCTACAAAAGACAGAGTAACATAATGTATAGGACAAGCATACGATACCTGTGTGGATGTGGACAGGTAACAATTAAATTGTTTCATATAGCTGACTGGTTTCCTACGTACATCTTTTGTCCTTTTTGTGGGAAAAGTAGTGAAGCAGTATTAGAATATAAAGAGAAAGTAAAACTCAATGACTCATATTACATACCAACAGTACCAAGATCTTATCGACCATAACCCTGATATGGGTTATTATTATTGTGCAGAAGGAGTACCAGCAAAAAACAATGCATCATCTATTGTCGGGTTTATGAATGGGGATATATACCTTTGTACTCCTGATGAAATCGGCGGTAAAGAATGGAATGAATTAATGCAGAGACAAGTAGAAGAACTTATAGAATTTTTAGACAAGGAATCAAATGGATATAAGTAAGAACCTAACTGATATAATACATGCACTTGATCAAATGAAAATTGATCATGTGTGTGAATGTAATCCTGATACATATTTTGTGACGTGTGGATATATTACCTTTAACTTTGATGTACAAGAACAATTAGTAGGAATAGGTTTTCTTAAACCTGATATAACTGAGTATATGTATGTAAGCATATTAAATAAATAAATGAAAGGTAACTATGGCAAAGAAACCTGCAAAGACAGCACACAATAAACAAGTCAAAGAAAATTGGGTTCCAAGTTTTTGGGTATTTAGTACATTCGAAGGAAAAGGAAAAGCAAAAATGCCAGTGAAGGGGTTTCATGATAGGTATGATGCACAAATGTTGGCCGATGATATTAATGGTTACGTTGTGGACATGTATGTAAAGGCGATAATGAAATGAACAGAGATGAAAGTTTTGAACAATTCATGATGAAGAATAGTTATGAACCTGATTTCTTTGCCCATGAAATGCAAGATGGTGATGAAGATGACATCTTTGACTATGAACAATGGTGGGTGTATTATCAACAACAACATGAATTAGAGAATGAAGTACGTGAAAGTTATAAGTGGAGGTCAGACAGGCTGTGACCTTGGAGCATTATGTGCAGCCCATGATATAGGACTTAATACAGGTGGGTATGCATGTAGTGGATACTTAAATGAAAATGGGTACAAGGATGTACGTTTACAGAAACGATTAGGATTGATAGATAAGACTTACTCTTATAAAAGACGCACACAAGCAAACATAGAAATAAGTGATGCTACATTGGTCATTGCAAAAGTTTTAAATAGTCCTGGTACAGCATTAATGTTGAAACTTGCAGGGCAGTATAATAAACCATTATTTGTTTTTGGTATGACATATAAACAAGATGAATATAATCTTGCAAAAAACTCATTAATAGAGTGGCTTTTATTCGGGAAGTATGATATACTTAATATAGGGGGGAATAGGGAAAGTGTTGCTCCTGGTATCCAGAAGTACACATATAACATGTTGATAAAAATATTAAATAAATATGAGGACATACTATGGGAACAATTTGTAGAAAAAAAGATGAATGATAAGAAAGGTAATAAATTGTATTCAACATCTAGTTTTTAATGCACAATGCCATGAAGCAGAAACATTATATGATGTCATAGTTACCTACTATGGTACAACAGGAAGGAAGCAAAGTCACGGTATCGTATGGGCAATGTGTTTTCAAGTAGGCAGATGTCCTATGTGTTCAACAGTAGGATTAACGTATCATAAAAATAATATGTGGGCAGAATTAATAGTGGAATGTATGTATTGTGAATCAAAATGGTCTATATGGACTCCTTTAGGTTTAATAGTAAAGGTATACTAATATGACAAAAGAACAATTTAAAAAAGCATTGATTGCATTAATACCGAATACAGAGACGTGGTTGACAGATGAAAATTTAGTTGAAGCTGCTATCTATACAGCCGTACTTGGATGGGCACATCAGTTCCCTGAAAATCATTTGACTATTGAAATGAAACCACATTATAGAGAACTCTATAATTCAGGTGATTTTAAATTTGATCCAGAACCAGGAGAAGAACAAACAGAAACTACTGATGGTAACGTAGGCCAATATCTATAGGGGGTAATATGGTACAGTATATTTCTGAAGGTTGGGTAGATGAAATAACAGGTGACTATCATAAAGGGGGATGTTGGTACTTTTGGGATGAAGCAGGTATGCATGTGTATGGTCCATATGAAACAAGAGAAGATGCAGAAGAAGCTGCACAAGCGTATGCACAAATGGTTTTAGGACTTTAAGGAGAGCATATGTCAAAGTTTAAAACGAAGAAAAAAGAAGAAGAATTTGTAAAACAATATAAAGATAAAACAGGTTATTTGTATGTAATCCTTTATAAAAATAATAAAGGAACAAAACATTATGTGCATGAATTAGTTGCACAAACATTTATACCTAATCCTGATAATAAATCTAAAGTACGTCATATTGATGGGAACATAACAAATAATTGTGCAGACAATTTAGAGTGGTATTAAATAATTTAATACAAGGGTATCATATGAAAGAAGCCTACAGGTATTATCGAAATGAATATGATAAACCATTAGTAACCGAATGTGCATTATATAATGATGATCGTGAACTCCTTGCATTAGGATATGCAGTTTGTTCACCAAAGGATCAATGTCAAAAAGCTATAGGGAGGAACATAGCAAAACAACGAGCATACTATGCATTAAAGATGTATGAGAGTGTAGCATTACCTATACAGAAAAGTAAGATACTACGAAGTCTTGTGTATATAGCCTGGAATTTACCGCCATATAAGGCAATCAAGGTACAATCAACAAGTAAATATGATCAAAAAGGTATGTATTTTCCTTGGGAGAATAGGGAATGTTGACGGACATAATACTAGCTATCCTTTTAGTTGCAATGACAGTAGGGTTTCTTTTAGGATTATATAATTTAATAGTTGTGTTATTGAACTGGAGAAAAAATGACCATAACAGATCAAGTCGTTTATGAATTAGAAAAATGTCTCAAGAGAATGAAACAATATAAGAGGTTCCCACTTCATTCTAATTTTCATGCCCTTGCTTTACGATCATCAAGAGAAACACGATACCTTCTTGGACAATGGAACAATATCACAGCACACTTAAAGGCTAATGCTGAAAAAGAAGCAAGGGCAAAAGATAACGTATAGTGCATTATATTAAATAATTAAAGAGAGTGTCTACTATGTAGACACTCTTAGGAGAATCATATGCGATTGTATTTAGCAGCACGATTCGATCATGCAGAAACAATGCGAGCTATTAAATATTTTCTCAAGCTGTATATTCCAGAGATTGAGATTACTTCACGATGGATACATGCACATCATAGTGTCGGAGAACAGCTAGCGTGTCTTGAAGATATAGAAGATATACAAAAAGCTGACGCATTGTTGTTCTTTAGTGAACCTCCATTACAATATACGAAAGGTGGTAGACACGTAGAGTTTGGGATAGCGTTAATCCTCAGTAAAAAAATGTGGGTGATAGGTTCAAAGGAGAATGTGTTTCACTATCATCCATTTGTGAAACATTTTAACTCGTTTGTTGAATGGTTTTTATGGATAAGGGATAGTGATGAAAAGAATTAGTTTTACAGACTATTTAGATATGGTAGAAGAAGTTCCCTATGTAGGATTCTATACGTGTTGGGGAGGTAAACCAGCAAAGTTTGATGCTGGCACTGTACTATCTTTCATGAATGGTACAATGCTGTACTTTGAATCTGAAGAAATTAATGGGGAACAATGGCAACAGAAACAACAATGCTTAAATGAAGAATTTATACGATTGAATGAACTGGATAAAATAGAAAGACAGTTCCCTATTTACTATTAGGACATATATCAATGACTGACTATGATAGATACAATACCCTGTGTACGACTGTTTCATATACTGATATACTTCAACGCTATTTAGAAAAATGGTTTGGCAAACACATTGATGGTATGCATATACAATATGATGATGAACGTGATAAGATACAAATAGAATTTACTTTAAAGGAGTAACAATGAATAAGAAAGAACGAATCCTAAGTATCATAGAAGAACTCCGACATTTGTTAAATGTTCTTGTAGATGAACTTGAATATGAAGGGGAACTATTAGAAGATGATAGTTACCCCTTGGATCTTGTTATAGATAAAGGATAATATATGACAATGAAAGATTTAAAACGGGGAGATTATTTTTATTATAAAAATAGACTCTTTTTAAAAATACAAGATGTGTATGCAGGGGATAAACTACGTACCTATAATGCTGTTTCATTAAATAAAGAAGAAGGACATGGGTACGTAGTTTCTTTTATGGAAAATGAGCAGGTAGTTCTTGCAGAAAATATACTGTGATTATTGTGTATAGAGATGGTATGGTAGAAGTCTATCCAAGTTATAAAGGAAACCCTATGTTTAATCATATGCCTGATATTGAAAAATGGTTGAATCTTGTAAGGGTATATGATCAAATTCCTGATGATAAACTTCACTTCGGTATGTGGTATAATCCACATAATGACAAAGGATGTATTGCAGGTTGGTGTGCAAAAGATCCATATTTTATAGAGAAAGGATTACATTTTCGTGGAGTGATATTAGTATACAAAAAGAAATATTGGATACGTAAATTGACAGGACACGATGCAATGAATGCTTTCTTTAAAAACAAAGGAGATAAAGAAAAACTCTATAAAGAATATTTTCTCCGTATTTTTTGCCCGACCACAAAAGAATCATCACGACATCATATTAAAAAAGCTATAGCTGAATATGTAGAACGAACAACAGGATACATATTGTTTCCTCCACCGAAGGATGCATTACAATATTGGTGAACACAGACATAGCAATAACATCTATGGGTGTCATGAGGCCAAAATATGGGTACGGTAGTGGTAGTAGGGATAGCGTTTTTTATAGGATTGTATGTAGGTGTAGCGATAACCTGTTACGTTATCCTTCATTTAGATGATAAACTTTTAGACTATGAGATGAATGTATGAAACGAATCTTATTAAATTATTTAATGATTGTGTTATTAATTACTGTGACATGGGCACATGATGACAATGACCTGCAATGGTTGCAAGATTATTTTGCCGATGATCAATTACAATGTTGTGGAAAGAATGATTGTATTCGTGTAGATGTTCAAGTATTAGAGAACAATGGAAGATTCTGGAGAGTACGTATAAATGATAAGGTACTTGAACTACAATCTTCTGCTGTATTCCCAAGTGAAGATACTCATGCATACTATTGCTATCAATTTTCATCGTATCGGCTACATGAAGATTGGTTTTTGAAAAAAAGTGAACCATCACCTATGTTGTGTGGACATGGAGAAATAAGTTCTCATTGTTTTCGATGTTTGTTTTATCCTGTGGGTAATTAAAAGGAGATATACAAATGATAGGTACAAATTTTTATATGGATGATGACGATAAGAATAACAATGATACACCAAGAAAAAAGAAAAATATATGGGTGACTATTTTTATGCTTGTTCTGTTTGTCGCGTTGACTATGGCCGGAATACTTTTTCTACTGTTTTCTAATACATCTATACGTGATATTCCTGAATCACCTGCTGCTGCAAAACCATTAGCAGGTGGTATAGGTGGTATGTTACGATTGAATAAAGTACAATTTGGACCAAGCTATGCAATAGCTAAACCACTTGACAATATCAGTGATGATAAGAAAGAGAAAAAAGATAAGAAAGAAAAACCAGATGATGTTCCTCCTATCTCACCAGTACCAGAACCAGGAACAATGCTGCTACTAGGTACTGGTTTAGGAATATTCGGTTTATATCAATGGTTGTTTCAACGAAAGGAATAATATGGATAGCATGGTAGGTGTATGGTTTATGTTTTTTGCTGTGTTGTTTGTCGGGTTTTTGATAGGGCTATTTGTCGGGGCAAATTTTGCAGCATCGTATAAAGAAAATCATAAAGACAAGCTGGATTAAATAATTTAATCACTAGGAGATTAGTTATGTTGTCTTATGAAGAAAAACATTATATTAAACATCATCGCTATACATTAGATCCTTCTATATGGGCAACAACAAAAGGTGTATTGTGACCTACTATGCATATTCTCAGGTTGAGAAATGAGGGTGATATAGAAAAGAACTTCTATTATATGCCAAGAGATGTTAATGAAGCATACGTTGTGATGCAAGAATTAGCAGAAGCATTAGGTTTTAATACGTATCAAGAATATTTACAACGTTGTCAATCACCTTTCGGGCGCAAAGAAATACAACAAAAAATACAAGAATGGACAGACTAATGCATACACTACGAGCATTCTTCTCTTTTTTTGGCAGTAAGTACAGATTAGCAAGGTACTACCCGACTCCCAAATATGACATAATTGTAGAGCCGTTTAGTGGCAGCGCAGGATACAGTTTACGGTATCCACACAAACAAATAATCCTTAATGATAGAGATGAAAATGTAGCTACACTATGGGACTATTTGATCCATGTATCAGAACAAGAGATACTTTCACTACCTGATGTGAAGGTACATATAGATGAAGTATCCTATCTCTCCCATGAAGCACAACTATTGATACGATTCTGGCTCACTAAAGGTACTGGTAGACCACGCAAGACACTATCACGATGGGCAAGAGAACATATGAATGGTTACTTTTGGGATGAACGAACACGACACAGAATAGCATCACAGTTACAGTACATACGCCATTGGAAGATAAGTAATTGGTCATATGAAAGTATGCCTATACCATCAGAGTATGCTACATATATGATAGATCCACCGTATCAACATAACATAAGCACAGAATATAGATATAGTAAAATAGATTATGAACACCTTGCATTATGGATTAGTAGAAGAAAGGGACAAATTATAGTGTGTGAAAAGTCTGGTGCTACATGGCTACCGTTTAATAATTTAACTACTATAAGCAAAAGTTATTCTAACCATACTCATAAACCAAGCCATGAAGTATATTATCATATAGAAAACATATAAGGAGGTCTATTGGCACTTTCTACAGAACTTCAATTAGGAAAAGCAGCAGAACATTTTGTTTGTTATGATTTAATTTATAAAGGTTACAATGCATTTTTATCTGATCAAGGATTACCTTATGATATTTTAATTGATCATCAATCTAAAATTTATAAAGTTCAAGTTAAAAGTACGTTACGTATGGTGACATATGGAACAAGGAAAGATGTATATAGTTTTGGTTTAGTAAATGGTCGTAAGAATAATAAAACACTACGATTTTCTACTGTTGATATTATGGCTTTTTTTGTATTTGATTTACAAAAAGTAGCTTATATATGGATGTCTCAATTATTAAATTGGGAAGGTAATGTTCTTACAGGTGTACAATTTAGAGATCGTAATATGATATACAATCAACAAACAAAAAAGAATACAAGATATTTTCAAGATTTCCTTGAATTGAAAATAGAGAATATTTAAAATAATGTTGCAACAATAGATACAATGGGATATAATTAATAGAGGGGATGTGTATGCTTAAAGAATATGTGCGTGCTATCTTGTTGTCATATGCACAGAAGGGAATATCTTTAGAGAAATTCAATACATTGATATTAGAATATGTCGGCCAAATTATTAAAAAGGAATTTGATACATTATCAAAGGAAGAAATCATAGGAATAAAAGATAATAAGTTAGTGCATCTCAAATCGAATGATTAAATAATTTAATGGAGTAAAAATGCAAACCCTTCCCATTGAACTTTCTAGTGAAGGCTATGAATTTAAACAATTAAAAAGAGAAAAGAATGTAGCACTCTATAGTCAAAGGGAACATGATTGGATAGAGAACGCACAAATATATGTAGTAATTATTATTAATGCACAAGAACAAAAAGAATGGACGTATTTTACATTACGAGAAGCACAATTAAAGATGTTACGACTGTTAAATAAAGATGCAGGGCATGAAGGATCTAAACAGAAACTAGCTCGTTGGAAGAAAAAGGTAAAGTGATAGTATGTGTTTTAAAAAATTAAATAATTTAATGGAGAAAGGTGACATGATAAAATTCCTGGTGATGATGACTGTTTTTGTTGTGACTCTTATATGGACGTGTGTAGTACAAGGTGAATGCCTTGTAGAAAAGATACCTACCTCTGATGGAGAATCCGCATATGTAGTACCTGTAGCAACATGTAGAACAACAGATTGTGCAAAGAGATATTTTTTTGCAAACATCAGACATTCACAGAAAACAAATACATTTTATTATGGAACAAAGATACTTGTTGGTGCAGGACAATGTTTACGTGTGAACATATTAGATCCAGATAACACATTAGCAGCAATGCTTATGTGTCCAGACACAGAGCCAGTGTATAAAGAAGAAAGCCCATTGATAGTACATAGTACGAAGGAATCATGGTGTCGATTATTAGTACACACTACAGGAGGAATAGAAAAGAACAAAGCATTCCATTATAATGTTTCTAGGTATAAAATAAATAATATTAATTGTCTTACTGGAGAATAAATAATGATTCGGAATACCATTACACTTGAGCAGACACAAGCGTATCAAAAAGTTATTGCCTTTGTATTAGACCTTTATAAGAACCCTAATACCTTCTGCCAAAAAACAGAAGCACGGAATAGAGAAGGAAAACCTGTTGTTTCATTAGACAAGGATGCATGTAGCTGGTGTATCTCTGGTGCTTTGTACCTTGCAGCATCAACTATCTACAAGCATGAAAAGGAAACAACGTATCCTTTTGTACCATTCTATAATGAACTAACTGAATGGTTAGATGATGAACTAGAACAACATGCAGGATACTTGTTTAATGATGGTGTTGCATACTATCACATCATGTTGAATGATGACTATGGGTTTAATGATGTACTAAAGTTTCTCAAGGAGATGCAAAGGAAACTCAAGAAGATTGAAAGGACAATGTTTACTGCATAAACACTAGAGGGGTAGAAATACCCCTCATTAAATAATTTAATAAAAGGAAAATATGAAGAAAGAAATATGGTTAGGTGATTGTTTAGAATTAATGGGAGATATACCAGATCAATCAATAGATATGATACTCTGTGATTTACCTTATGGAACAACCGCTTGCAAATGGGATGTTCTTATACCATTTGATAAGTTATGGGAACACTACGAGAGGATCATTAAAGATGATTGTGCTATTCTTCTTTTTGGTAGTGAACCTTTTAGTAGTTATTTACGACTTTCTAATCTTCGTTTGTTTAAGTATGATTGGATATGGGAAAAATCAAAAGGAAGTAATTATGTTCATGCAAGATTTCAACCATTGAAAACACATGAGATAATCAGTGTGTTCTCTAAATATCCAGCAGCCCAAAATACAAAACAATGGATGAGATATTTTCCACAAAAGACTAAAGGTAATCCATATAATTATGGGATAGATAATGGTAAGAACAACGAAACCTTATCAAAAGGTGCTGGAGAACGTAAACCAGTAGAATTAAAAAACGAATCAGGTTTACGTTTCCCAAGAAGTGTACAATATTTTAGGACTGCTGAAAGTGAAGGAGGTTATGTACCTACACAAAAACCTATAGCTCTCTGTGAGTATCTTATAAAGACCTATACAAATGAGGGTGACATTGTTCTTGATAACTGTGCAGGTAGTGGTTCAACATTAGTTGCTGCACAAAATCTTAATCGGCAATTTATAGGAATAGAAAAAGAAAAACAGTATTATAATATTTGTATAAAAAGATTAAATTATTTAATAAAGGAACGCACATGACAGAAGAAACGACAGAGAAAATAAAGTATCCAAGAGTCTATCATCTCCCTTGGTCTAACATATCAAAAGGTGATAGACAATTAAAGTCCGATAGTGTATTTAATCAAAAGGAAGTAGTAGTTACAGAAAAGGTTGACGGAGGATGTGTAACTGTGGCACAAAATTATTGGCACACACGTAGCTTAACTCCTATGAAGCACAGTAGTACACATTACATAGCACAATTACAATCACTTCTTTGTTACAAGCTAGATCCAAGGTATCGAATCGTAGGAGAGAACATGTACATGCAACATGTTATAGAGTACGATTTGTTACCTGATTATTTTTTAGTTCATTCAATTTGGATAGGGCATTATTGCTTATCTTATTATGACACAATGAAGATAATCAAGAAGCTAGATCTTATACACGTACCTGTTATTTACACGGGCATGTATGATGTAAAGGCTATACAAGCTGCGGTAGATATGAAAATGAAGAAGTCTGCATATTCAACACATGAGAACTCTTTAGAAGGATATGTAATTCGTAACACAGAAGGATTCAATCTTGAATCTTATTCAGAGAATGTAGGTAAATATGTATTCCCACAATATAGGGATGCACACAATGCACAAGGAGAAGAATGGTTATACAAGGTAGGTAAACCTAATATCCTTGTACGATATTAAATTATTTAATAGGAGAACATATGAAACTAGATGGGAATTACGGGCATCAATATTCATGGGAGTACAGATCTATAAGACAACTCCAAAGTTTCTGTGAGAAACTATTAGATCGTATAGAGAAGATTGAACATAGAATACAAAGAGAACTCTACGATCTCTCCATAGAAAACGGGGAACTACAAAAGAGAATCATAAAACTAGAAAGTAAAGTATAATGAAGTTACATGAATTACTCCAAGCCTATATCATATCTGCCCTTGAAGATAAAGAAGATTATTCTTTATCTTTTGTTGAACTCCATCAGGAACTACAGAATGCTTTTGAATTTCATTTTGATGTAGCACTGGAGTCTCTTGTAGAGACACAAGATGTATCTATAGTCAATGATACAGTCTACCTTGTTGCAAAGGATGTATAAATGTATAACACGTTGATACGGTATATCTTAGATACTTTGAAAGAGAATCCATCTGTTCCTGTTCAAGAATTACATATGCAGTTACTATATATCTTTGAATCACACTTTGCTATTACAATGGAGTTTCTTGTACGGAATGAAGAAATACAAATAACAAATGATGTAGCATCCCTTGTTACTAAGGAATAATATATGCATGAATTTTTAAAACAACATATTAAATTTTGTATAGAGAATAAAAGCCTCTCTATCTACGACATCAAAGAACGATTGCAATTTATTTTTGATTTACATTTTGATTTAACAGTAGAACGTCTATTACAAACACAAGAGATACAGATGGATGGAGAGATGGTATCTCTTGGTACAAAAGGATAACATATGAGTATGGGTAAGACTGTGTATCTTATTTGGCAGATTACTTACTATGATACAGACATATATATTGTTGCCGCCGATGACAAGAGAGATGCAATACGACTTATAAAAACAAAACACCCTGATTTTCATAAATACTATATGTTTACTGTATTACCTAACGTGTATTATTATGGTACATCGGGCATACTTTTTGATAAGAATGATGAAGAAGATGAAATGGGAGAGGATGAAGAATATGAAAGTTCACACTACTACTAAAGAAGATACGACTATGATTAAGAAACGAACAAAAGATGTGTACTGTATTTATGGCAAAGATTTTGATACTGAAAAGGATGCACTAGACTATGCATACAATGTAGCGTATCAACACTTAGATACCTTGTTAAAAGACCTTGGAAAAATAGTTGCCGACCATGCAAAAGACTATGATATAATAACCTATCATAAACAATCTATTCATAACTTAGGAAAAGCTATACAAGATTATCAGAGACTCTATATTGAACTTGATAGATTTAATTATACGATACATGAAACGGTAGCTGAACGTGAGGGATAACATACACATTATTGTCATGGCATTGTTCATTGTATGCTGGTTGATATTTATTGTCAGTGTATTATATACCCTAACATTAGTATTTGAATAAGGAGATATATGATTACAGGTCAGGTAATAATGAGGCACATGGGTAAGGCACCAGAGAAGGATGGTAATAGACAATTGTTTATGGTAGTAGGATTGATTGCTGTACATGATGCACAGGATTATAAATCAGATCATCAATACATTGTTTATGGACTTAGACCTGATACATTGAACCTAATATTAGATCCTGTAGATAGAACAAAGGAAGTAGGAGATATGACTGCTACCCAAATGTTGATGACACCACTATGGAAAGTATAAAGGCGCACAATGAAAGATGATAATAATGGTATATACGTTTTATTATTCTTTATCTTTGGATTGATATTATGTGGAGTCTATGTTATACTGTATATACTAACAGTGTTCACGAACCTATTCTCATAGGGAAAATATGAGGAAGTATATACCAGAGTTAGGAGTCGTAGTATTCTGTTTGTTATGGACATTGTTCTTTACTATATGTTTTTTAATAGTACGGATAGGGGAGGATTAAATAATTTAATTTTGTTTGTTAATAGAAATATATAGAGGGAGTCACTTTAACCCTAAAAATGGGCGGGGGCATAGCGAAATAGGATCATTTTTCATTTCATTTTCATTTCAATTTTCTACAGAAATCAATTCAATTTCGTTTTGATTTCTGTAGAAAATCCTACACAAATCCATACACATTTCAAAAGAAAACCAGGAGAAAATCACATGGAAATCACAGAGAATTTCATCCGAGAAAAGTACAATGTTGAAACAGAACGCAAACAAATTGAAAAACAAATTGACATGATTCTTTTTTGTATGAATCGTTACACTTTTACGGCAACGTATGATTCTTTCCGTGATTTTTTTGTGGATTTACAGTACAACCTGGAAAAAGATTATCCACAAATTCACAAAGTCAGTGGTGATTCTCGGAAGTTTTTGAAAATAAAAATGTCAGAAGAATGGGGAGAAATGTGGATTGAATGTGAGATTTTTCAGAAGCAAATGGAAACAGAAAATGAAACGATTGCACGGTTAATTCGCAGAGAAAAAAGTTTATTGCGCCGTGAAAAAAATTCCGAGCGTGAACGAGAAGAAAAAATTTTGCTATATAATAAATTAAAATTAGAATTAAATTTATAAATATTTCGCACACAGATATATGTATATATGTATATACTATATACATATATCTCTATAAAATTTCCTATACACTCACCAAAAATACACACACTCCCACCAAAGACCTTCTCTTTTCTCACATATCCCTCTCGCACACACGTCACACGCGCACGCACGCGCAACCCCCATGTCAAAAAAATGACGTAAAAACAAGGTCTTTATTGTCAAAATTCTAACAGGTGTAAAATTTTTGACGTGTCAAAATTTTGACACGATTAAATTCTTTAATAAAGACCGCAGCAATATGTATATATAGCTATACGTCTAAGGACCATATAGGCGTATACCAATATTTCTACGGTCTTTATAAGTCTATTGTTGCGGTCTTATTATTTTTTATGTACTCACTATGAGGTCTTAAAGATCTTTAATAGGCGATTAAATTATTTAATCTTTTTGATTCTCATTTTCATTTTTGAAAAGTATCTCACAATGAGAAAGATTAAATTATTTAATCATGGCCGAAGTCGATAGGTGATTAGCTATAAGATTGTTAAGACCTTAGCTAACAGTCTGCACTCTGCCAGACTGTAAACTTTATGATAATAAAGTTTACAGATGGATCTTTTCGTATACGTAACACGCAAAATGTAAACGATTAAATTATTTAATCCGTCAAAAGTATACGATTGCATACTATCGTATACGTTATACGATAAAAGCATACGATAGAGGATAAAAGCAGACATTAGAGGATAACAGTAGAATAAGAGAGGATAAAAACAGATGAAAGCATACATTTATCGTATGGTGTAAACGTTATGCATAGGATGTAAACGACAGTACAAGGTAAAATTCGTAAAATTTTTTTATGAATTTTTTCTATGAAAAAGTCTGTTTTTAATAGGCTGTGACTATGATCTATTGTTAGCAGAGGAATGATAAAAAATATCAATAATGCAATTTTTTTACGCAGCATAAAGTATGCCAGACTATGCAGACTTGAGAGGAAAAAATTACAATATGGCATACTTGCTAGTCAAGATGCGTATGCTTTCTCTATTTTCAATTTTTCGGCATATGCCAGTATGGTAGCACGTCTTACCATCAAAACGCAGTATAGAGCTTTACAGACACCAAAAAACGGCATTCGATAGGGCAAAACGCACAAGCAAAAAGTATGCCAGACTACGATATAGGGCAAAACAGAAAAAATGCACACAATGAGAAACGAGTATCAATAATGCCATAGTTTGGCATACACTTTGCAACATATGCAAGCGCGTACCTTTGGGTACATAGGAGGAAAGCCTAGAAAACACGCCAGAATATAGCGGATTAAATAATTTAATCCGCATAACATATTGAAAAAAAATACAGTTAAAGTTTGCTTGCTTTAATTCCGATAAACTTGTTACAATTTTTTTGCTCTTTTAAAACCAAATAGCAGGCATACGGTAGATGTAGAGGCATACTTGAGACTTGGTAGGGTACTCAAGCAGTAGAGCCAGTAACAGCATGAGGTATGCTAGCAGGTAAAACTAAGGGTTAGCCTAAGATAACCCTAGCAGGATAGATAACATTGTAAAACACAATGCAATACTATCCTCTGGTACGCCAAACCATAACAGCCTATAGCATTGCAAAGTATCATATAAGACGCTAGCTAAAAAGCATACGCATATGGAAAGCCTATCAATAAGTAAGTCTATAAGATTGCATAAGCAAACATAGCATATTGATAAAGTAAACGGTGCATTGATACGAGTAACAAGTAAGACTATAGAAGTACACTCTTGCGAATGATAAGAGCATACGCCATGATAAGAGCGTATATATATTGTGTACTTGAGACAAGATGAAAAAATAAAAGCAGATGATAAGAGACAATAGCAGAGCAAACATTGTTTACTTGTTATGCAGCATACTAAGGTATGCTCTCTTGTAAACAAAACTTACCTTGTAAGACTATACCTCTTGTCTATCTGGACTCTGTACATTGCAGAGCACAAGCAATATATACCATGCTAGTATAGAGAGGTATTAACTAAGCACACAATAAGACTTAGGTATTGCTTGTAATGCAACAATTATAGATTGCAAGTCTATAGTGCAGAGCATTACAGAGTACAAGGTACAAGCAAAACTGTAGCATGTTACATGCTATGGATCACCAAGCGATACTTGCGAGTATCGCAAAGCTTGTTAAAGAGTAGTGGTAGCACTCTACTGTACTCTGGAAAGAGAGCATACTTTACAAGCAAATCTGTAGCACGTGCTACGAATCGCCAGACTTTACTGTGAGTAAAGACAAAGCTTGTTTAAAGAGTACAAGGCAATACTCTGGTATGCTCTCAGATTAAATAATTTAATCCGATAGGAAAGAGCATAATGCAGTATCAATTGTTAGGGCAAACAATCAAGACTGTTAGAACAATGGATAGTTACACGCAATACGGTGTAGTGGTAAGAGAAACAAGCGACTATATCACAATTGCTCTTACCTCTTACGGTAACAGAAAGGTACAGTATAGGTTTAATAAAAGCTCACAGTTACGTTGTACCTTCCAAGATTATCTTTTTCTGTATCCTAACGAGTAAGAGAGGAAAGTATGTTTACAGAATACGAAGTATCTATTACTTGCTCTATAGATGGTAAGACACAGTATGGTAGAGTAATAAGAGAGGAAAGATACTGTTACCGTGTTTTAATGCATTTTCACTATAGGCGTGTAGTACATAGGGTACAGAAAGATAGCAAGTACTACACTGTAAAGAGGATAAACTAATGTCTGCTTTCTGGATTGTCTGTACAAGTCTCGTTTTGTTTATCCTTGTTTTGTTTCTTGTCGCAAATCATATATAGGGGAAAGCATAATGGAAGATCTTTGTTGTCCAGACTGTGGCAATACTGCCTATATTGTAGAGCACAATGCAGATTACTCTTTCATCGTTATAGTGTGCTCTACTTGTAACGATGAAAGAGAGCAAGAGGAAACAAGAGACTAGCTAGCAAGAGCACAGTATTGTACTGTGCTTTTTCCATTTACCATAGGAGTATGAACAATGGCACAAGCTAAAGTAATCGCAGTAAATAATGGCAGAGTAGTAGTGAGAGTAAGACGTAACAGTAAAGCAGAGGAATTATACGGATCGCATTATGGTCTAAAGGTAAACGACAAGATAGAGGTCAAGCGAGTAGCAAATAATCCATACCTTGTAAGAGTGCATCCTACTGTAGAGCATACCGTATCTACTAACAAACATATGATAGGGGAAAAAGTAAAGATCCAGAGTATGGCAGATAATAGCTTACAGTATGGCAGAGTAAGAAAAGAGACAAACAATTATATAGAGGTAACAGTACAAGGTCACGAAGGTACAATTGTTTTTCTGTTTAACAAGCAGACACATTACAGTACATATAGCGATTATATGTACTTTTCTCTGTAGACTTGCTAGTGATTTGCTAGCATCAAAACTTTACTTGCTTTAATTAGTGGCCGAATGGTACAATTATTGCATAGCACTCTGTCTTGAGTGCAAGCGAGAGGAAAGCACAATGCAAAACAGAATCAAGTATCTTGTACAAAACGCTATCAATGGCAGATACAAGAGGCATATTGAGTTTAAAGGTATTACTTGCTGTAAATGGGAAAAGCAAGAAGTACACTATACTATGCCAGTATGGATCTTTAGGATGATAGACAAGCTTGCTTGTCTTGAGTATCTTTTCTGCCATTATTGCCTTGTACATTATGCAAAATTCTGGCGAGAGTAAAAGCACACTATAAGAGAGGAAAGAGACTATAAGCAAATCGTATCTTGTACCTTGTAACAATTGCTCACTACACTATAAGGGAAAGCAGATGAAAGAGCAGACTATTGTTGAGACAATGCCAGCAACAATGTACAGCAAGCTTGCTAGTACGAAAGCATATACTGGCAAGAAAGCAATACCAGCAAGCAAGTATGTATCTGGCAAGCAGTACCTTGTAAAGTCTGTACGTCAACAATGGCGAGAGGTAACAAGGTCAATTGAGTGTAGGGAAAACAGAATAAAGCTCTTGCAAAAAGAGCTTGAGACTTTGCAGACTACCAAGGATGCATTGCAAGAGCAATACAAGATGGATCTTGATTGTCGTATTGATAAACTTATCAGAGAAAGAGAAAGCCTATAAAACTACTGTCCATCTGCTAGGGATTAAATAATTTAATCAAGAGAGCATAGCATAGTGTTATGCTCTCACTACTCACAAGGATATAGAAGCAATGCCTAAAGTTAAAAAGTCTGCTAGTGTGTCTATCGTTACTAACAACGTACAAGAGGATACTGCTCTCAAGTCTGCTACGATTACAGTAAACGGTCAAACAAAGTCTATCATTGCACAAGAGGATACTGCTACCATACCAGCAAATAAGACACCAAAAACGCCTAAAGCTAACAAGTCTACTGTTACGGTGCAAGAGACTGTTACCACTACTCAAGAGGATACTGCTACAATGCCTAAAGTAAAGACACCAAAAGCAAGCAAGTCTACTGTTACCACTACGCCAGAGTCTAATGGTATCTTGCAATCTTTAGACGCTTTCCTTGTCGATCCTAACAAAGTACAAACAATTGCAGGTATTAATCCTAGAAAAAACCTTGATTTGCAAGACTTGAAAGATTATATCAAGGTAAACGGTACTGCGAATCTTCCTCCTATCAAGGTATATGCAGATACAGTAAACGGTGCATTTACTCTGTACTTGACCGAAGGTCACAGACGTTTACAAGCAGCAAGAGAATTGATAGCAGATGGTTTTGCTATCAATGGTTTACCTGCTATGTATGCAGACAAGGATACAGCAAGAGACAAGCTCTTGTTTGCAAATCTTACAAGCAATCAAGGCAAATCATTAGAAGCAATGGAAATTGCAGAGTGTATTGCTTGCTTGATTAAAGAGCATAAATGGACTCAAGCAGATATAGCTAGCAAAATGGGCAAAACTGCACCTTGGGTTACACAAAAGCTTAGCTTGTTACAAGCTACACCAGAGGTAGTAGAGGCAGTAGAGAAAGGTCTTATTAGTGCTACTACTGCTCAGAGTATTGTTGCGACAGGTAAGAAGTACGGCAACAATAGCACTACACAAGAGACTAAAGTACAGAATGATGCACTAGCACAGCAAATCATTAAAAACGGCAACAAAGCACCAAAACAAGGTACTGGCACACAAGGCAGTACAAGAGGCAGACCGAAGGGATCTGCTAGTACTGCTAACACTGGCACAAGCAAGTCACAAGCAAGTACTAGCAAGCCAGCAAGTACAAACAATGTACCTGCTAGCACAAGCAATGTACCTGCTACTCCTAACAATGCACCAACAAATAAAGGTACTGTATCAAGTACGCCAAGGTCTGATACGCCAGTATCTTTAGGTACAGACTTCTCTAAAGAGAAAGATCCCGCAGTAAAAGCTTTGCTTATGTCTGCTAATACAAACGTAGTAAGAGCAAGAGCAAGTGTTGGCTTGCAAAATGTTTTGCTTATGCTTATCAATTTTGAAAAGTCCAAAGATGGTACTCTGGACTATGTAGCAGACTTGAAAGTCTGTTATGATAAAATTGCAAAGCTCAACAAATAAGTAAACAATACGAGAGCACAGTATGATACTGTGCTCTCTTTATTTTTTAGGAGTAGCATCATATGACAATCAAAAGCTTTTGTGATAATTGCAAGCAAGCAGTAACAGATGATACTTGCACAATAGTAGATGCAGCAAATTTGTTGCTCTGTCTTGAGTGTAACGAGTCTTTTTTACTTTATGCTCTGTTTTGCCCTAAAAACGATTTGTTTTCTCAAGATGTATAAACACACTACCTTGGAAAACAAATCGAAATTTGGCGTATTGTAGGACGAAAAAACGGTATTCTGAGAGCACACTACACAATACGCTTGTGTGCTCTCGTTTCATAGGGGAAAGAGAATGAAAAAGTTTTGCGTGTTTATGTTGCTTGTAGTGTCTCTTGTCTTGTGTACTCAAGATGTAATAGCAAAGCCAAAAAGAGCACAAGCAAATCACAAGCAATCTGTAGCAAGTAAAGTACCATCGCAAGAAACAAAACTTGCTGTTATGTATATGATACATAAAGATAGTACTTGGGAGGAAGTATTAAACCAGATACAATACTTGCACAGCATAACAGAGAAACATTATGAAAGTATTTTAGGCGATAGTTGGACAATGCCAAAGCAAGAGATGATAGATTTACTTGCAGATGTCATGTCTATCAAGTTAAAAAAGCAGCACTAGAATAGAGGTATAAGCTAATGACAAGAGACTTACTATATGCTGCAATTAAAGCAATCAAGATACCAGATACACTCAAGCTAAAGTCTGGTAGATATACAGTAGATGAAACGCTACACTTGCAAGGTGACATCATAGTTGGTCTGCCTACGTACTACCAAAAAACGCCAGTAAACATTGATACTCTTACTCGTTTATGTGGCGTTCTCAATTGCTCACAAGATAGAGCGATTAAATTATTTAATCAGATCTGTAGTATGTCACAAGAGGATATAGACAGAGCACAAGAAAAGTACGGTGCAAGTCTAAAGGTAACAGAGCAAATCATAAGAGAAAGTCTACCTAAGAAAGAGAGGAAAGGTAGCATTTCAGGCAACATAACGATACGATAACAATGGCATGGTACAAGGTACATTTACCTTGTACCTTGTACCTTAATAATGACAAGGTACACTATGCTACTCTCTTTACTGCGTTTAATAAGAGGTATATTTACAATGGCAGATCCTATACTAACAATGAAAGATTCGGAGTATGTCTTTACTTGCGACTATAACGAGAGAATGCTAGCACACAAGGCAAATATGCGTTTCGACTATGCCAGAAAGGTATGGTATACCACTAATGCCGCGAATGCTATGCATCTAATTGCATATGCAGACAAGGAAACAAGAGACAATCTGCTACCGTTTATCAATACCTTAAAAGCGTCCTATGCTACTACAAGCAATCTACAAGTACCATGCAATGCAGACAAGCAATACTACTCGTATCAGATAGCAGGTATAGAATACTTGCTTGACAAGCCAGTATGTCTACTTGCTGACGACATGGGAATTGGTAAGACTATTCAAGCTCTTGGCTTGATAAACTATAAAGGTTATCAAGACATCTTGATTGTTTGCCCTAGTAGTCTCAAGCTTAACTGGTTATACGAGTCTTTTTCTTGGCTTGTAGATGCACACAAGTATTGTCTTGTAACAAGAAGTACTGACAGAGTAGCAGATAGCGGTATTGTTATCATAAGCTACGATCTTGCTGTAGCTTTATATGACAAGCTCTGTCATCCTTGGGATCTAGTAATCTGTGACGAATCCCATTTACTAAAGAATCCAGATATACAACGTACTAAAGCAATTATAGGAAAACCAGAACATAAGGAATTCGATCCGATTACCAGAACATACAATACAATACCTGCTATCAATGGCATTGTTGAGTATGGTACACAAGTACTATATATGACAGGATCTCCTGTCTTGAATCGTCCTATAGAACTATGGCCGATTGTTCATAATGCAAAGCTATTCGATAGCAAATCATACTACGAAAAAAGGTATTGCTCTGCTAGTCAAGGTCGGTATGGTTGGAATAATAAAGGTAGTAGTAACGAATCCGAATTGCAGAGCTTACTACGCAGTAAAATTATGATTCGTAGGACTAAAGACGAAGTTCTAAAAGATTTGCCAGAAAAGACAAGGCAAATAATAGAGCTACAATCGACATATAAAGATAGTAGCTTACCTTTCAATATAGAGGAATTAACAGATCTAGATCCAGATACTTTTCAAGAAGTATTACGCAAGTACAAGATAAGTTTTGAGGATATAGCAGAGGAAAGAGCAAAACTTGGCAAAGCAAAAGTTAATCCTGCTATAGAACATATAAAGGTAGTACAAGAGAGCAGTACTACACCATTAGTAATCTTTACTCACCATAAAGAGGTTGGTGCTAAAATTGCAGAGTACTTTAATACTATCTTTTTAGATGGTAGTGTGTCACCTAAGAAACGACAAGAGACTATAGAACAATTTCAAGATGGACAAATAGTAGTACTTGTAGGCACTATAGGAGCGATAGGCGTAGGCTTTACGCTTACTAGATCATCTATTGCAATCTTTGTAGAGGCAGAATGGTCACCATTATTGAACATACAAGCAGAGGATAGACTGTTACGTATAGGACAGAAAAACGCAGTACTAGCACAGTACCTTGTAATACCTAACACTCTGGACAATCTTTTTATCAGAGCTTTTATTAACAAGTACCGTGTTATAAACGCAGTACTTGATAACAAGGTCACGATACGAGAGGATAAACCTATACGAGAAAAAAGCTCTACAAGCCAATCTGAGCATAGCAAATCAAGTACCCTATACTCTGGCAAGGTAGAGAAACAAAACGCAGTACAGACTACGCCAGACACCAAAAACACGGTATTGCAGAGCACAGTAGGAAAAACTACGGTACAGACTACGGTGCAAGAGGTAACGTATACAAAGCAGATCCATGATACGGTACTTTCTGCTTGTCGTTTTCTGGACAATCGAAACCTGGATCAAGCTACAGAGAAGAATGATATAGGATACAACAAATTAGACGGCAAATTTGGCAGATCTCTTGCTGAAAGAGACAAGCTAACAAGTAAACAGATTACTGCGGCATTGAAAATGTTACGCAAGTATCATAAACAAATCCCAGTACATATGTATGCTATTCTCTATAAAGAGGTTAAATAATTTAATCTGAGAGCATAGTACTTGCTTGCTATGCTCTCACTACACAAGGAAAACAAAATGCTATTTGCTATCAAGACAAGTGTACTTGCTCTTTTTGTAGTACTGTCATATGCCGCTATTATGCATATGAATATTTACTATGAAACGAGAATGCATACATTGCATATGGAAGTAGTAAAAGAGCAGACTTGCGTATACGGTAACGACAAATAGAGGAAAAGCAAACAATGGCAGAATACCAGAGTATGACAAATTTTGAGACTTTCATTGTTAGCCTATGGTTAAATAATGACAAGGTACATTTACCGTATCTGGAAAAACTAGCAAAAAGTACAAGAGAGGATAAAGTATCGACATTGAAAAACTATATAGAGCAAGAAGTAGAAAAGACAATACCTCCTAAAATGCAGACCCATATGTTACACAATGCTTGGTTTATCATGGATCTAGTATCTCATGCTATCGAATCGCAAGTAGATTATTTGCAGATCCTATCAATGGCAAGGGAAAGGTAAAGCATAATGGCACAAAGTAATATCTGGTTCTATCAAGTAGTACGTAGGAATAATGATACAGATGGTAAACCTTATAGACTCGTTATGGTATACCACTATAACACGCAAGAGGAATGCTATAGAGTAGAGTCTTGTTACGAGACAAATACAAGCCAAACGAGTAATCTTGAACATGACTTAATAAGAGAGGATATATTGCCTATAGAGCAATTGCATTTACAAGCAAGAGAGTACAATAACCTTGTTAAGAAGTATAAAGCAAGAAAGCTCTACAGTGTAGAGAACTAAAGCAAAACGCTATCATGGTATAGCAAATCATAAGCAAGTACCATGATAGCATCATATAAGGGAAAGCAAAATGGATCGGTATAGTGTGCTAGTTGGTAACGTAGGATTCGTCTTTACGACAAACAATAAAAGACAAGCTCTGTTGACGTTTAACATATACCTTGACCATAGTAAGTCTGCATATGGTAGATGTGCCAATGAAAGCGTTTACTTATTAGAGAATGGCGATATTATTAAAGAGCACAAAGGTAGTAACGAGTCTTATTATGAAACGATATAATGCAGACTATAGAGCTTTAGTAAGAGCCATTGATAAAGCTCTTATTGTGGCAAGAGAAAGTCTCAATATGCATAGCAATCTTGAGACTATAGACTATATCGAATACTTGCTTACTCACTACCTAAACACTAACAATGTAAAATTCGTAGAATGCAGACAAGCTCTACAAGAGGAAAACAAAAGCAATGCGTAAAGATAGAATGCTCAACATAAAAGACAGAATGCTAGCACGTATAGATGATATATACTGCAATGCAGAGCTTTACTGTTACTCTGGCAAGCAGATTACTAACAAGTATCTGGAAATTGTACTAATGACAGATGACTATAATAGACTACCTTTATACATGAAAGAGTACATTAGAGGATATAAAGACTGTAAAGCTAAAGACATATGGCATAAGCTTGTGTTTTCTTATGTCGTAAACGGCAAGAGACTTGCAATTGATACGCCAGAGTACAAAGCAATTGATTACTTCTATATATACGATAATTGCTTGCACTCTGGCGCTTATGTCTGGCGTAAAGATACAAGCAAGCTCTTTACTGTGCCACAAGCATATACGTCTACAATGGCCGAAAAAACAGCCTAGAATGCTCTATAGTGCATTGCTCTCATGAGAGCATAGGAAAGTATAGGGCAAACATTACAACGTAAAATAGAGGCATTGTAGAGCGAAAAAAGCATACTCTGTACCGTAACAAGTAAGTACGGTACAGAGCACAGTACAGATTAAATAATTTAATCCTACAAGGAAAGAGAGCACACAATGAAAAGAGCAAACAAGTACTTGTACTGCTACGTTGTCCAAGGTTTTTATGATAGGTGGGAAGATCTTTGCTGTAGTGAAAGCAGAAAAGAAGCAAGAGACAATCTAAAAGACTACCGTATAAATGCACCGTATACAGCATACTACAGAATCATCTATCGTAGGATACTCAACAATGCAGAGCAGTAACGAGACAATAGCACGCAAAGCAATTGACCACTATGAAAGCAAGAAAAGTACTTATAGAGGATACATTGCAGACTTGTTTTGCATGGTAGGAGTAGAGTGTTATCAATATGCAATGGAAAGGTACTATATAGAGCAAACAAGCATTACAGACACTATACCATCGTTTCATTGTTACACTGGCAAGGTACTTGATTCTTTACGACAGAGAATGCACACAATACAGCAAGAGGTATGCAAATAATGAATAAGCGATACATTTACAGCATAGGGTACAGTAGAGGTTACATGATAGCATCCTATCAAGACTTACCATCTATAGGTGATAAAGTACCTAAACACATCTACAATGCTTGTATTGAGACTGTAAACGACAATACAGACAGAGAAGATCTGTTTTACTTGCTCTGCTATGATGCAGAGGAAATGAATAGAGAATACTCACCTTTCGAGTTTACTGCACAAGCATTAAACGAGACACAAGAAAGCAAATCTTATGATGTCTGGCTTGTTTTTGATGATGGTATAGCGGCAGGTATTAAGAAAAACTATAAAGAGAGGATAAAAGCATTAAAGAGTAAGTAAGCAAACAAGAGCAAGAGCATATGTCTATCATATGCTCTTTATAACACGACAAGGAAAAAAGCGCATGACAAAAAGAGACATCTACAGACAAGGATATAGTCAAGGCTTTGCAATTGCGTCTTGGCAAGATTTAATCATACAAGGGAAACAAGTACCTTATACTGTAACATGGTCACACTACGGTACTATTACAACGTCTTTAGAAGCAAGAGAGGTATTCTATAAGCTCTGCTATACTGAATTCGATACAATGGCAGATGCATTGTATAAGGTACTCAAGACACTACAAGAGACAAGACAGTATAACGTCTTTAGTGTGTACTCTTGTGGCATAGTGAGAGGAATTCGGGCAAATTACACAAGTAGAATAAACAGACTACAAGCAAGTCTGTAGCAAGTGTATATGTTGTTTTATAAGCAAGTGTATAGAGCAACATATAAAACAACAATTTATAGAGGATACTTTTACAATGTCACAGAAAACACACTATGCTTTAGGGTACAGTGTAGCAAGTACACAAGACTTGATAACATACAAGGATATAGAGTCTTGTGATACTCTGGAAATTGCTTCTAATAAAGCATATAGCATGTTTAAAAAACTCTGCCATACAAGCATACCATCATATGACAAACAAAGCAGATGGACTCAAGACAATATAAACAGAGGCATACTACGAAACTACAAGGAAAGATTGGCGCAGTACGTCTACTATACGACAGATAAAAAATTCGCCTATAGAGGATAAAAGACAATGCAAATAAGTCTCAATAAACTACACTTATTGCTTGCTCAACAAAAAGAGCAAGCAAGCGATGTACCAGAGGAAAAAGACTGCAAAGCAAAACAGTATCAATGTACAGATTGTATGCTTTGTACTGCTTGTAAAGTACAGTACAACGTAACAAACAAGCATTGCATCTATTATCCTTGTATTATTTGCGGTACTTAATACAAGAGAGGATACAGAGCAATGCAGTACTTTGACTACTACACTATGCCATTGTCAAGAGAGGATAACAGTATGCTCTACCATGAAAATGCAGAGTATGATGATCCATATGGTAACGACATAAGACTCTATCAAGAGCTACAAGAAACAATTAAAAGAGAGGAAAAAGAGCATATGCTACACAATGAAAAATTCGGGCAAACATTAAAAGAGCAAATAGAAAAAGACTATAGAATAGTAGATGGTAGGATTGTTTCTCCAGGTAAATATGAAAATGAGCAAGCATATGTTGCTTATTTTCATCTATTGTCTTTAGATGGTATAGGGGAAATAATTGCTTTAGGAGAAAACGGTACAGTAACAGAAATTGAGATAGATATAGATGACATGGAAATATACCCATGTTTAGAACCATACCATAGTATATGTATCATAGAAGATAGTACAGGATTCGTGTATGGTGTCTTGTATAAGCAATAAACTTGCTTATGAAATAAGCAAGTAAAGCTATAAGAGCATAAGAGCAAGTACAAGACTCTTGTATAGAGTCTATATGTACTTGTAGAGTTTACTTTGTAAACTCACCTTGTTTTTATGCTCTTTCATTTTGCTATGTATTGATAATGATTTGTCATTATGTATAGGTCTTATACAAGATTTATATAAGACTTGTATAAGGTTTATACAGATCTTGTATAAAACGTGTATATGTCAATAATGCTCTTATACGAGCATATAGCTTGTTTTTTAATAAAGACATACAAACATACTCACCTATTAAAAAAACGTCTTATTTTCAATACGTATACATAAAAAACGGCATTATAGAGGCATATTGTAGACTACGTATTTACTACACCATAAGAGCACACTACAAGACTACAGATTAAATAATTTAATCGCCTATGTTCTATAGTAATACTCTCTTTCTCTATAAGTACTACAGATACACTATGCTCTTTATAAGAGAGCATATATGCTCTACTAATAAGAGCATAACATACGATACTATCCTCTATATAATATATAAAGAGAGGATAATAATAGAATAAGAGAAGATAAAAAGAGACATATATCCTATAACGTTTACGTATTACTATATATGTATACATATAGAGTGTAAACGTTTACTAAGTAAACGAATGATACATAATGTTTACATATAGAGTATAGTGCTTTCATATGAAAGCATATGTATATATAACACCATATATGTATACCTTAGTATTGTATTGTGCTTTGTTGTTTACATAAGACACCATATGCATACGTGTATGGTGTTTCGTATACGTAAACAACGTTGTTTATAACATAAAGATACTATAACGTTTACATATTACTACGTATGCATACGTATGCACTATGTATCAATACGTTTACGTTATTATGTAAACGTATCATAACGTTTACATATTATGTACTGTGTAAACGTTTAGTATGTTACGTATACGTAACACGCTATATGTAAGCTTTTACTTTGTAAAATATGTAGAGTGTATTTATATATTACATATATTATATGGTGTAATACATGGTACTATTATCAGATAAAAGAGTATATATATCTGATAATATCAGATGATATTACATATGTAATACATGTTATACACAATGTAATACATATGTAATACTGTATCATTATGATACAGAGAATATATAGGTGTTTAACTAAGGACTCATAGTGATTCTCATTCTCATTTTAGACTTTTAGTATACATATCGGTCCTTAGCTATATGTGTATATACTTATATGGTCCTTAGCTATATAACATATAGGTACTTAACTAAGGTCTTATTAGATGTATAACGAAGGACCATATAGATGTATAGCTAAGGTCTAATATAAAAAAGAGATGATAGATGCATAGGCGTTTAGCTATGTGACTATGGCTCAGGGGGTCTGTCAAATAAATGACAGAGGGGGTCAGGGCGAGTGTATATTTGTTTTTTGTCTAAAAATTTTCTAAAAATTTTCTAAAATTTTTTGTAAAAATATTTTAAAAATTAAATAATTTAATACCACTATTCACTAGAATTTTTCAAAGAAAAAAATGGAGAGATATATTTATCTCTCCATAATTATTTTTATATATATTATGTTCCCCGAAATTTTATCTCTTTTTAAGAGACAAGGAACTTGTCTCTATTCTTGTATCACCAAATCTGTAGGATTGATTACCGTCATACATGCTATATTGCTCCGTGCTGATATACGTGTACCAGCATAGGCTTTGACATAGTAGCAATACAACACATCATTATGTTGATCCACATATTTGAGCGTGTTTTTATCCACTCTCTGTATTTCTTGCCATATGTATCCTGTACCTGCTTGTCGTCGAAAAATGATAAATCCTTCATGAAGATTATCATTATACGTCCATGTTAGTGTAGCAGAAGATACAGGAGAAAAGAATATACTCAGGAGTAATAATGATAGCACGTACACGTACTGGTATGTGTATTTCACACGGTATCTTTCTTCTTACAGAGTAAACGATAGAGTAGTGTTCCTCCTACAATACACAATGGGATAGAAGCAAGCGTATAGAATAAATAAGGTTCCTTCAATAGAGCAGGTGGTTCTTTGAATAGTTTTTCAATTTTCTTCTGAAGATAGGGTACAACATCTTTTGGTTCCATAGTTCTTTCCTTTCATTATGTATCTTGTTTCTTCTCCATGCTTGTATATTTCCATTCACAAGTGGCCGGAGAAGTACGTTCATAGTAGCCAGCTTTGAGATTACCAGGTTCAGGATCATAGGCCATAATCATTAAATCGTGTCGAAATATGACTTCTGTGTTGCCCACAGTCATACACGATATAACCGCAGGATGCAATGCCCTACACTCTTTGAACACCAGCATATTGCCCTCTATATTTGGGGGCATACAACTGATTTGTAACATCAACAATATTTCTAAAAATGGTATTCCTAAAAACATAGGTGGACTCCTTATTAAATAATTTAATTGGATCATACATCATCGTCATCATCTTTGAAATCTAATGACTCACATAATGTTTCTCTCACTTTGAAGTATCCTGGTACTTCCTTGATACATTTAAAAGCACAATTGATTGCTTCTTCTTTGCTCCGTGCTTGGATGGTCAGATAGATTTCACCCTTCAAACACACACTCCACTCTGTCATACTACCCATATAGTGTACACTCCATCACCAAATACGGTGCAATTGAATGTTCTGCAATGTACTTCTTAACATCCATTGGAATACAATCTGTACATTTTGCTGAAAAACGTATTAAATCACTTTCATGTGTAAGTTCATAGTCTTGTAGATAGTCCCATGCTTTTCCAAAAAACATATCTTCAAAACGATATTCATACTGGCAATATTCATTTTTCTCTGGATCTGCATTATCAAGTAGCCATTGCCAGTTTAGTGTGAAACACAATTCTTCTGCTGGTTCTCTATTTGTATAGGCTTTGATAGGTTTCCCTTGATTACCTTCATGAAACACATAGACTTCATCATTATATTCTGACAATTTTTCTGAAACGATATATATAGTAGTCATAGATTCTCCTTTTCATATGCATGTGTAAATATGTCATCTGATACAATTACTAACTGTCTATGTCGTATAATTCCACCTAACCATGATTGATCTGGAGTGTGTAACAAACACTCATAGAGTGAGGGTATTTGTCCTAAATCTTCTAGTACATGTTGCTCTCCTATTTTACGTACTGGTACTTCTTTACCAGCACTATTAATAAAGTACACACCATAAGTCTGTTCTAACAAATCAATACCGAATGAGTTATGTAATATCAATCTGTGTCGTTGATCTGCAATATGATTTTTAGTTTGATCAAAGAATGCATGATACTTCATATAGTCGTCTATGTGACCTCCCCACTTTTTTACAGAGGAGAGTGCATGATAATATTTGTTCATATATCCATCTCTTTTACTGCATAGTCCCACATAATACGCTTCTGAAGGTCTTGTAAATTTTTCTTATCTGGTTCATCAGGAAGATATGTTTCTACTGTATTGATTGTAGTCATATAATTATCTATTATATCGGTTAAATTATTTAATGAAAGCATCCCTAACCGTATTTTTCGTAGTTCAGCAGCATTTTTAAGAGGAAAGTTTATATACTGATAATGCAAGAGTTGATAGCATTCTTCAAGTAATCGTACTATATGGTACGCTACTTTTGGATTGTAGTAATAATTCAACATTGCATCACCCTTGAATAGCTGTTCTTGCTGTGATTTAACGTATCCAAGAAATGTTTGTTTGATCTTTTTACTGAGGAATAACGATCTATTTTGTAACAACAATCGCCCATATTCATTACAATATTCAAATTCTTTTACAAAAAATAATTCTAATAATGTAGGACTTGCATTCATACAAAGAAATATAAATTTAGGAAGTGTAAAATATATGCAATCTTTATCTTCTTGAATATTTTTTCGGCCAGAAGATGATGGATTCGTTCGACATTCAACATGTTCAATATGTTGAAAGCCGAAAGTATAATCAAGTGGTGGTACAAACACTCCCATATAATCAGTATCACTTGTATCAATACTACAACCATACAAGTAAGATCCTACTTGACACTTAAACAATAAGAATGGTAGTAGTTCTTGTTCAGTCATGTGTTCTCTTGCTCCTCCTGGTAAATTTTATCAAATATTTCATCAACTGTCCATTTTTTATACGTGAGACTATAGCCTTTGGGGTACTCTGTTGTAATACTCTTGTCAGGTGTTATTACTTTGATGCGTATACGATTGCCAACACAATATTCTTCGTAGGTAAGTGGATAGATCATACATGTTGACACTCTTTCTGATTAAATTATTTAATAAGAACTTACACGTTTTTTACAACACTTCTTGCATTTTTCATTATAAATATACCGATGTATTGTGATATTATGACATATGAGTGATGCTGGAGTCACAGGTATTAATGTCATTGAACCATCTATAACTTTGTAGGCATGTAGTCCTAGTTTGCACGCCAGATTTTTGTCAGTCCATTTCTTTTCAGTAGCGCATTTCATTCTAAAATCCTTTCTAAATTATTTTAAGAATGTACTTTTTAACATATCAGTAACAACTGGTGAAGCTGTTGCAGTAAAATTACTGCTTTGTGTTTTAAATAATTGTGAAAAACATCCTATCATCTTTGAAAAGAAGCTAGGGGTTTTTGGTTGTGCCATTGGTTGACGTGCAGTATGTACACGTACTGCATGTTTCTCCATTGTACGTACTTGCTTCTGCCATGTACGTTGTGTGTGTCCATTGAGCAACTTGTTACACAATGGATGATATTTATGAATGAGTCTTTTTTCTTCTTTTAATGCTTCTGTATTATTATTTGCCCAATAGACAATTTGAATATCATAAGATGGTATAGTTGATACGTAATTTTTCCATACAACATTTCTTTGAGACATTTTAAAAGGTCTATCAGATCGTCCTTTGCCCACATAAAAAATTGTATTGTTATACGTATGCGTATAGACACAATAAGGTTTTTGTGTATGAATAGAAATTGTATTTGTAATAGTCTGTTCAGTCATTTAAATGAACTCCATAAAGCCAGATAGGTTTAATCCATGCAGGAGGAGCAGTACGAGCAAAAGCAACACAACCACGGATAACATAATCTCTACCAAGTTTTAACCAAAGTTCTTTCCTTTCTTCCATACTTTGTCCTGTTGTATACACATCATCAAAAATAAGCACGCATTTACAAGTATGTGCTTCATAAGGTTGATATTGTAAACGAAATGCTTCAGCAAATCGTTTACCGCCAGTAGGTATATAGTCGATTATATACGGATCTTTAGGGAGAAGTTCATAGGCAATGGATGCTAAACATATCCAATCATGTTCCCCTAGTGCATCACATTCAACTTTCCAAGGAAGCTTTAATCCTGCATGTGAAATGAATACTTCCTTTTTAAATAACGTCATTTGTTGCCCTCTACTGGAAGAAACCATCTATCTTCATTAAGTTGAATATAAAACACATCATCTAAACATTCAATAGATACTACTCCTTCATTAAGAGATATTTTGATCATGATAGTATTGTTACGAGTAAGCGATATATGAACGTCTTTATCAGTTACATCATAATTTAAGAAAAAATGAATACAGTTCATCCATGAACATAATTCAATATTTTTCTTTTCATGTAAACAATCGGCCAAGAGTTCTGTAAGTTTAGTATGAACAGTTGATAGAGGTAAATTGATTAAATAATTTAAGTAATCATCGAGTTTAATAGTTTGTGATACCATAATTTTCATTAAAACCTTTTAATGCTCGTTGTCGTAATGCATTCCAATCATCATCAAATTGTCCTGTTTCCCATGAGGAAACGATATATTCAACATCTCCTATAATTTCACAGCGTATATAACCTTCTTCTTCTCCTTTTGTTGCATATTTTTCTCCTTCAAGTGGTACGATTTGTAAACTAATAATCCTATCTTTATTACGTGGTTGTATTTTACAAAGTCGTACTGTTTGATCATTATAAAAATAGAGAGAGTTTACACCATTAGCACAATAATCTTCTGGACAATATAGAACCATATGATACCCACCATACATTTTTGCTTCAACAATGACTCGTACTATCTTTTTACATTTATCACAGTAACATGAAATTGCAGCCGTAACATGATAAAACTGCATTATGCTGCTTCCTCTCCTTGTGGTTCTTCTAGTTCAAGATCATCTACCATAGAATCTAATTCTTCTTTTTTCTCTTGTCGTTCTTGTGGACCTCCAAAGAAAGAGAGTTCCCAAATAATTCCATAAATAACTTCTATAAGTGTGTATGAAATGTTAGGTAAAGTAAGATAAGGTGTCATTTCATAGTCTTTATACACATCACACGTTGTATTAAGTTGTAATGGTAAATCAATAAGGGTACTTGAAGAAGAAAGTGATACACCCCAATGAATACGTTCATTGTTTGCATCAGGAAAACCTATACCATGAAAATTTGCCCGTGTCATTCCATCAGTTTGATTTTCTTCTACAGTCAATAATTTGTATACCTCAAGGTATTCTATGTCTTTTTCATCTTCTGGTGTGCTTACAGAAGATAATCCTTCCTCCACTATTTCTTTACACCAATTTGTTATGATTAAATCAAAAAATTCTATATGACGTTTCATAAAAAGAAACAAATCTCGTAATGTTACTCCTTCATCAATTTCACATTCATTAAATAAATAAAGCTGTGGAGTCATTGTCACATCGTATTCTTTATATTCTCCTTCTTCTTTTTCTTTATCATAGATCCATTTTGTATTGTATAGTAACCCTGTCTTTTTTAAATGTAGCATATGTACCTCCCTCTATTAATTGTACCATATCGAATGAATTAATGCAAGTTTTTTACCAACAAACATGAATCAAATAGTTTCCTGGTTCAATATGTCCATCTTTACAGAGTTTTCTTAGGAAAACTTCTACAGCAAAATCATATTGCTTATCTTTCACAATATCAATCTCCCATTGTTCATCATCATATTGATCCCAACTTTCCGCCGAAATATTATCATAAGTATGTGAAGTATCATTAGATGATTCTTCACAGGCAATAAAATTATAATCTTCAATAAAAGGATAATGTTCTTTAATAAGATCTTCAAGTTCATCATAATCTAAAACATGATAAGTCATCGTATCCATAAATTCTCCTTATGAATTTTTTACATGATAGTCATTAACAATAAACCCTTCAATGGGTTTTTCTTTAAGAAAAGGAATAATTTCATCTACAAGATGATATGGTCGAAATTCTTCAGAACCATCAATACCAATATCTAATGCTCTCCCTTTCCTCCATTTTGTTTGTGGTGTTGAATGTAAATGCCCATGTAACATCATAGAACCTCTTGACATATTCTCCCATGTTGCAAAAAGGAAGTGACATAAAATAATTAAATCTTTTCCTACTTTCACATTTTTTATATCACGAATTTCTGTAAACAACCTATATAACTCAGGAAATTTTGTACCTTTTGCCCAAGCATAATCATGATTGCCACGAACAAGAAAGATTGTTTTAACATTTAATCTTTCTCTAAATAATTGTACATTCTCTTTTTTGCCCATAGCAAAATCACCAACATGATATAGTATATCATTGTCTTTGACTATGGCATTGATGTTTTGAATAAGCGTTTCATTATGTTCTTCCATCGTATCAAATAGACGACATTTACTCTTGTCGTCCCATGTTGATGTTCCTTTTACCATATTTACGTGACCATAATGGGTATCTGAAGTAATATATAACTCGTTCATAATTCTATCCTTTAATGTCTACTGCGCCAGTAGGACTCGAACCTACATAACGTGATTAACAGTCACGCATACTACCAATTGTATTATAGCGCAATAATTACATCTCCTTTTTCTTTAGAAAAATGGTAACTCCAGCCCAACAATTACAACCAAAAAGTAATTGTGGTTCAAGAGAATCTATTTCATAATTATTATTTTCTTCATCAACAATATGTAATGAAGGAATAAGAGAATAATGACTGTTGACTCGTTCATCTCCTATCTCTGCGATTAAATTATTTAATTCCCTGAAAAATTCTGGTAGTGTCATAGTTTATTTTACTACTCCACTTGGGAATACGTTTAGAATTATTTGATTTGTTCCTATTCCTATACCTACAAGTGTTACCTGTTGTCCTGCTACTATATCACTAACAAGCCAAATTCCACCTGGAGTATTCGCAAGTGCGAATATTGCACCAGAAGCAGGTGCTGCTCCTGCACCAAGCGTTATAGTACCACTTGTTTGTACTCTCATAGGTTGATTTGCAGATGCTGCATGTAAGGCTATACCTGTAGCTCTTGCTTCGACAGAAGTAAGATCATTACGTGCTAATGCAAATTTTCCAGCCGTATTGATATAAACTATATCTCCAGCAGTTAAAGTTGTTGCGGATAATGCATCAATAAATGTCGCACCAGATCCAGAAAGAACTTGACTACCAGTTATTGTAACTAAAGCCATATATGTTTCCTTTATTTTTTAGGTTTTTTCTTTGCCCAAAGATTATTACAAACTGCATATCGTTGTTTATTATCAGGAAAATCTTGATTCATTGTAGGGTTTCCCATACATCTTTTTAGAAAGTCATCTTTCTTTTCATTAGGTTTAGGTGCTGGTAAAGGCATAATGTTTCCTTATAACGATGAAATAAATAAGGGAAGATGGGTAATTTTCTCTCCAGTAAATTCTGTATTCCAAGGTTGCATTAAACAGACAATTCGTGTATCGGGACATTCTTCTTGAAGAAGATTAAGTGTTTCTGTTCTATCATCAATAAAAACATCTAAATGAAGTGCGTTCACAAGTGGACATTTTTCTGTGTATTCTTTCACAATAAGTACAGTTGGATTGACAACATTTAATTTTCGTAATGCTTTTTCAGTTTGTGTTTTAACTGAAACATCTTTATTTGTAGTCATTCGGCATGTAATAAAATATACCTCATGTTGATTGTTGTTGAGTAAAGCATTTAATGCTGTTCGTGTCCATTCATATGTTGAAACATTCGTCCAAAATGTACTACTACTGGTAACGTGGGACCATATGATTGTGTTTTGATCTTCATTAAGATATTGTGCTGACCAATCCCATCGTGAAGGAAAATATTCTCTATCGTACATAGGAAGTTTTACACCAAGGATTGTCATGGTTGCTTGTGTAAAAGCCGAAACAAAATCAAAAAGAACTCCATCAAGATCTATTCCTATTTTAGCCATATGTCTATCCTTATAGATTAAATAATTTAATCCTCAGAAAGTATGCGTAAGTAATGATTATATAATTCATAACGCATATAAGGTACATGATATTCCATTGTGTTAAGTAAATGTTGATTGATGTAGTAATCAGGTCCATCTCCTGTAAAAGACGTTGAATATGTAGAAATACTATAATCGTTTCCACATAATGTTATTTTTCTGTACATATTACCTTTTTGTATTTCTTTCCATTCAATGGGAAACATAAGACTCCTGTAAAATAACATGTCGTTGTGGAGCACGTAGAACAACATTACCAGATTTTGTTTGTAACGTAAGTGTTGTTTTATGGACTTTTACTACTTTACCATGATTTGCTTCAAGATGTTTGTTCCATGTACATGCTACATAATAGACGGTATCTCCAGGTTTATATGTTCGTCCAAAATAATCTATCATAATGTATCCTCTGTAATGTATGCAGTAAATTGTCGTGTTTCATTTGTATATATAAGTAATGCAATGAGTTTATCGGCCATATAATAATGATGTTGAATACTATCACATAATGCATATTCTTTCATTGTTACTTTTTTTGTTTGAAGAAAAGAAGATAAATCTAAAAAAGATACTTGTTTTAAGGGTTTCCTTTCATCCATATATGCCTACACTCATATGAGCAAAATTGTTGACTATGCGCCATAAAACTTCCTTCAACATGTACTTCATAATCCGTTGCTTCTATGACAGGTGTACGTACAGAAGGAACGTAATAGCGTTTCTGACACTGTTTATTAGCACACAAACCAGTGATGATGTTTTCTTCTTTATCAAAATCGTAACCAGATCCTTTTCTCATAATCTAATAAAATCTCCTTCATTTGTTGAATAATATACTCGTTTAATGTTAAATGCCACAATAGCCCTTATACATGATTCACAAGGTTTACATGCAGCTAAATCTCCTAATGATACTCTACAGACAACCATAGTAGCTTTCCAGATTTCAACATATTGAGAGATAAATTTTGTTATAGCGTCTACTTCTGCATGAAGATAGATTCTATTTTTATTATGAGAAAATTGTTTTTGTAATGGATGTGTTTTGAATCTATTGTATCCAAAAACATATTTCTTATCAAAACCTAACCACGCTACTATTTTTTGTCCTGCTGTTTGTGGATGATCTTCTGCTAAAATAGGTAAAAGTTCACAAACGTTTCTATGATTCAAAAATCCTCCTAAACAACTTTAACGTATCCTGATTGAAGATCGAGTTGTACTTGTAAATCATCTTTACATTTTTCACACTTAATTGCTCTTTTTTCTAAAATACGTTGTTTTGCTTTTGTGAATGTATAAACATAAGGTGTAGGAATGCCACATTTAGGACATACTAAAAATATTCGTCTACTTTCTGTTTGCACATTATTCTCCTTCTACTAATAATGCATATGCCAATACACCTTCTTCAAGTTCAATCCATCCATATTCTTGTAATGGAACAATAACATCTTTATAAAAACTTTCACTATAAAATCCTTCGGCTAAAAGCATATGCTTAAACTCAATACAAAAATACCCATAATTTTTTTCAAACTTTAAAAAAATCGGACAAACAGGATCTATCTTCTTAAATAATTTAAGTGCATTAAAAATATCCTCTAGCATATTGTATCCTTTATTGAATTTTACATGTTAATATCCTTTGCAAAATTTTACCTATTAAATTATTTAATATAATTATACACCCTATTAAGAGTTTTGTCAAGAGGCAAAATAAAAAGATGTTTAACCCCCCTGTTAATTATAAAACATAAGGTGTATCTTATGTATATGAATTGTAAGAAGTATAAGTTGCGTAAGCAGAACTATTTATGAAAGAAAAATATGCCAGTCATTAAGAAAACAAATGTACAACTTCTTGAAAAAATTAGTTATATAGAAGCTGCTTTAAGTGAATCTGTTTTAACAGAAGCATTAATTACAGAAATTTGTACATATGTGCGTGATGGTGTTCCTAAAAAAACAGTAGCAAAAGCAGTAGGAGTTTCTTATGCTACTTTAACACGATGGATGCGTATAGGAACAGGAAAAGAAGTAGCTAAAGATGTTGATATGACTTTATGTAAATTACTTGCTCAAAAAATAGAACAATCAGAAGCATTAGCACAGATAGATTTAATTCGTATGATGAAAAAAGCCGCTGAAGGTGGAATTGTTTTATCTGAACGAGAATTAAAAGGAAAAGATGGTGCTGTCATAGAAAGAAAATATAGTGCTCCATCATGGCAAGCTGGTGCATGGTACTTAGAAAGACGGAATACTGAAGATTGGGGCAGAAAATTCTATGAACCTTCTAAGGAAACTGAAGAAGAAGCTGTGGATGCAAATATTTTCCATCTATTAAACGAGCAAGCAAAAGAAATACAAGAAAGTGATAAAAACGTACAAGACTATTTGAATTAGGAGAGTTATGTCTGAATCAGAACATAATCAATTTAGTGTTTTGCAAGCATATTTATTGCAAAGTGGTATAAAGAAAACACCACAACAGTTTTTAAAAGAACTGCCACAAGAAGCAAGAGATAAATTACTTGCTTTATTAGATCAAAAAGCAAAATTACGTGAAGGGAAAGCACTAAGTAGATGGAGTTTTACACAAAATTATCATAGAACACATAAGTTAGAACCTCTTTCATGGTACAGAAGGGATTATCTAAGACAGTTATATGCTGATGAAGCAAAAGAAATTGTTATCCGTAAAGCTGTACAAGTAGGCATAAGCGAATGGGCTGTTGTAGATATTCTCTATATGACGATGGAATTAGGATGGTCTGGAGCATATATCTTAACAAAAACAAAAACACGTGATGGTTTTGTAGCTGAAAGAGTGAATAAAGTTCTTAATGCTGTCAAGTATTATAAAGATCATGTAGGTTCTATAGATAACTTGGGTATCAAAGAACTTGGAAAAGGCATGATACGATTTTTAGGTTCTAATGCTGCTGATGATTTTGTATCGTTTCCTGCTGATTTTGTGATTATTGATGAAGTAGATTTATGTGATCAAAAAAATCTTGCTCTTGTTCCTGATAGATTGCAAGCATCAGAACATAAATATCAAAGATGGATAGGTAATCCAACAACAGAAGATTTTGGGATAGATAAATTATATAAAGAGTCAGATCAAAAAGTATGGGAAGTATGGTGTACGAAATGCAAACGATTTTATAATCTTGATTGGTTTTTGAATGTTGTCAATGAAACTGAGTTTGGTGTGACATTACGTGATACGACATATACAGGTTCTACAAGTCAAATTATTTGGCCGATTTGTATAGAATGTGGAACTAAAATAGATAGATACGGTAGAGGACAATGGTCAAAACAAAATTTAATTAGTAAACGATCTGGATACACACTTTCTCAAATTTATAGCTCAACAGTGACATTAGAAGAAATGTGGACTGAATATTTAGAAATAAAAGATAATTTATCGAAGTTACAATTGTTTTATAATAATAGACTTGGTTTACCATTTAATAGATCTGGTTTTAAGATAACTGAAGGTATGTTGTCGCTATGTCAACAACAATATCCTTTTCAATTCGATTATGCTGGATCAAATACAGTTGTAGCAGGAGTTGATGTCGGTGGTACACTTCATGTTGTTGTACGGGAGTTATTAGAGAATGGTGAAAGACGATTATTGTTTGTTGGTGCTCTTGCAGATTTTTCTTCATTAACTGAAATTATTAACAGGTACAGTGTGTCTGTTATGTGTATTGATGCAGAACCTGAACAACGTAAAGCAAGAGAGTTTCAACAAGATCATAGTGACATTGTATGGTTGTGTGATTATCATGTTCAAGATTCTAATACACAAAATGTTGTCGTGAACAAAGATCGACAGTTTATGCGAGCAAAAAGAACTCCTGCTTTAGATTCATTGTTAGAAGAAGTATTAACACAAAAATTTGTACTTCCATATAACAGTAAAGAAATCTATCAGGGAGATTATTTTAAACATTTAACATCATCAACGCGCATACAAGAAGATGAACGATTCATATGGACAAATAAAGGTGCTGACCATTGGCTACATGCAGAAAGTTATTGTAAACTTGCTCAAAATGTTATAACTGGTGTTGATGTGCATTTTAGTAATATGGGTACTGAAGATTTTCGGACAAAATCTACGGAGGAAATAGTAGATATACTACTCAAGAGTCAACAACAAATGCTGTTGAACTTCTTTTATGAATAGGGAATAAATCTACTAATAGGATTGTTCCTATATACAACATTAAATTATTTAATTGAACGTAGGAGATTATATATGATACTTCCTGTTATTCCTGATTTGTTATTAGGATTTGGTTTGTTGTTGTATTTTGCATTTACGGCATATTCTGTTTGGATTGTTTATACGTCAGTGCTAGAACATAATGCTCCTTTCATAACACGATTTTTATATTATACAGGTTTATTTAATGTTGCTTTGTGGACAACATCATTTTCATTAATGTTAATTCTAAAACTTGGCCGATTAATTTAAAGGTATATTATGTTAGGTTTAGCTTCACATAAATTTGTGTCTCGTTTAGAGAGAACATTAGGTACGGAAGTAACTGTAGATGCTGCTTTTAGTGAGCAAGGTTCACGTAAATTAGGCTTACTTCCACGTGAAGATGATTCTACACTTATGCAAACATATGAAAAATCTATATGGGTATATAATGCTGTAAGTGTTATTGCAGAAGTTTCAGCCCAAATACCATTAAAAATATATAAGAAACAAGCAAAAAAGATAACAGATTTAACCTATGATAAAATTATGGAACCATTAAGACATCCTAATCCTTGGATGTCACGTTTTAGATTATGGGAAGCTACTGTATCTTTTTTACGTTTGTGTGGTGATTGTTATTGGGAAATAACACCTAGCAAAAGTAAACCAGAATTTATTTATGTTATTCGGCCAGATCTCATGGAAATTGTACCAGATAAAAATAATTTAATCAAGGAATATCGGTATTATCCAAAAGGGAGAGGTACAGGAGATCCTGTAATATTTCGAGTAGATAATATTGTGCATTTTAAAGCATTCCATCCTACAGATTCTTTTTATGGAATGTCATCTATTAGTCCTGCACAACTTAGTATTGCAGCAGATTTACTTGCTTTACAGTACCAGATCAAATTTTATGAGAACAATGCAAGACCAGATGGTGTATTTAGTACAGATATTTTCTTATCTGATACACAGATAGAACGACTTGAAAAGAAGTTCATACAGTTTAGACAAAAACTTAGGGGAGCATTTAGTCCTATTATTCTTCATGGTGGATTGAAGTATAATCCTATATCGTCTGATTTGAAAGATCTTGAATTAACAGATGCTCGTAAAGTAAATAGACAAGATATTATTTCTGGACAACGTAGTGGACCTGCTATTATGGGTTTAGAAGATGGGGATTACTCAAATTTGAAAGAACAGTTACAACTTTTTTTATATACAAGAGTATTGCCCATGATGAGAGGATTAGCAAGTGATTTAGATACATTATTATTGAGATACATAGCTCCGAATTTAGAAGCATCATTTGATATAGAAGAATTACCAGAATACGTAAATGAGTTAGAAAAAGAAACACAAATGCGTATAAGATTTCAAAACGGTCTAGTGAGTGTAAATGAAGCACGAATGGGACTTAAATTAGCTCCTTTGGAAGATAAAGAAGCAGGTGAAGAAAGATTCATTCTAAGTACGTTAATGCGTATAGATGAAGCTAAAAATTTATCAGAACAAAATACTGGACCTGGAGGTGCTGAACAAAGACCAGATTCTAACACTAGGCCAGAACCAAGTGATGAAGATGATGATAACGCGGGCCAAACAGTAGGAAATGAAGGCGAAGATGCACCAGATAGTGAAAGGCAATAATTAAATTATTTAATTTTATAGAAAATGGAAATGCATTGTTGTTAATTTTGTAAAGGAAGGTGAAATTCTATGAAATATAAAGAATATTCGTATGTTGTTGAAAAGCAACGAAATGAAGAAGAATATGGAGTGATTATAAGCACTGATCAAGAAGATAGAAGTGGTGATGTTATTGTAAGTACAGGAATTAAATATGATAAATATTTAAGTAATAATCCTGTAGTTCTATTTCAGCATGGTAGAGATCCTGTTGTTGGTAGTGCGCCTATTGCTAAAGCAACGTCTATGAAAACCTTTATGCATAAATTAGAAAGCAAATTTGTTTTTGCAGAGGGCGATGTTCATGCAGATAGGATAAAGAATTTGTGGAATACTGGTTTTTTAAATGCGTGTTCGGTTGGTTTGATTCCTTTAAAGGTTGAAGATATAGAATCAAAAGACAAAGACGATATTTGGGCACAGATGTTTCCTCCACAAAGGATTTTAGAAAGCGAATTAGTTGAATATTCTCTTGTTGGAATACCTATGAATGCTGGTGCAGTACGTAAAAGTATTGATGAACAATTTTTGAAACTCATTGGAATTATTGAAACAAAAATTACGCCAGTTGAAGAAATATTACAAAAAGTGAACGAATTAAATAATTTAATTTCTTCACTTCAGTATATAGAAAAAACTTCTGATGATGAAAAAATAGTTCCTTATGTACCTTATGCATTTACAAATACACCTTGGGATATTTTAATCGCTCTATCAACAGAGACAGCAAATACCTATGCATATGCGTATGGTGAATATGCACCACATCATATGATAGAGAACGGGAATATAGTAACATCTTTTGAAGCAGTGTGTATGGGATTAGCCCGTATAAACGGCGCAACAAAAGATATTGAAGGTGCTCAACATGCTTATGATCATTTAAGTAAGCATTATGATGAATATGGACAGGTTTTGCCACCAGATTTTGCTCATAAACAATGGACTTCTCTCCAAGTAATTTCTTTTCTAAGAAAACATCTTGTATCGGAGGATAACATTCTTTTGACATTAAATGATTGTGGTATACCACTTGAAGAATCGTTAAAAATGGTGAAATCTGTTGTAAAACAAGATCCACCAATTAAAACTGATGAGGATGATAAGACTTCCGATGAGTATGATAAGATGTTACGAGATATTATGGAATCTTGTAATCAAATTGTGGCTTTAGTGTAACTTACTAAGAAAGGACTAATATATGGATCAAAATGCGATTGCTCTTTTATCTAAGACTGTAGCTGATGCAAAATTAGCTTTAGAAACATCTACCACTTCTTTGTCTGAACGTCAAGAAGTTGTAGAACGTGCTGTACACGATTTAACAACCAAATTGACTGATGTTCAAGCAGCTATGTCTCGCAAAGGTGAAACAAATATTGATGCTGATACTCCTGAAGTATCTCATTTAATCAGAAATTATGGTCGTGTGGATTTTAATGATTTAATTCATAAAACTCGCCCACATAAAGATGATTATTGTTTACGTGGACTTCAAGAACGTTCAGATTATCTATATATGTTGACATACTATAAGTATAAAACAATGGTTCAAAATCGTCAACTTATGGCGAATGTTACTTTTGATCAAGTAGCACGTAGCTTGAAGTATTTTGAACAATTTCAACGTGAAACTCAAATTTTGCAACGTGCATTAAGTACAACTGGTGCTGGTACTGGTTTGGAATTTATTCCATCTGAATTTAGTGCAGAATTGCAAGATCGTATTGCTCTTGCTTTGCGTGTTGCTGCATTGCATCGTAACATCACTATGCCACGTAGCCCATATACTTTACCTGTTCGTGTTGCTGCATTACCAATGGGTTTTAAGGTTGCAGAACGTAATACAGATAACGTTATGACTCAGGCAAATATGATTCCTGCAATGACACCAGGAACCCGTAATGTGCAATTTGTGGCAGTAGGTATTGGTGCTCTTACCATTTTCTCTACTGAGGAAGAAGAAGATTCTATTGTGGCTATTCTTCCTTTTGCCCGTGATGAACTTGTTATGTCTTTAGCTAATGCTATCGAAACTGCTACTATTAACGGTAGTACAACCGCTACTCATGAGGACAACGATGTTGCTACAGGTACTCCTGCAACAGATCCACGTACTGCATGGGACGGCTATCGTGTTATGGCTATTAAACCAGCCGTAGATACGACTATTTCTTTAGCAACTTTTGATCAAGCAGGTTTACGTAATTTACGCGCTAAAATGGGTAAATATGGCGTGAATCCAGATCAATTAGCTATGATTTGTAGCCCTGCTGTGTACTTAAAGTCTTTTTTGCAATTAGCAGATGTTACTACCGTAGATCGCTTCGGTAATGATGCTGTTGTAAAAACCGGACAACTTGGAATGTTTGATGGTATTCCTGTAATTGTTTCTGAGTTTGTACGTAATGATGTAGCTGCTACTGGATTTAATACTGTAGCAGGTCCAAATACTACGAGCACTGTAAATATTGTAAATCATACTGCTATGGTTTATGGTACTGTACGAACTGTTCAAGTGATTGAAATGCCACTTCCTCTTACTGATCAAGTAGCATTGATTGCAAAATCACGTTTGGACTTTAATAGTTTACATGATATGACAACTCAACCAGTTGCTGCTATGGGAATTGCAGTAGTTCCATAAATTAAATTATTTAATCATGTTGGAATAGACATAGTTAAATAATTGTTGTATATAGGGCAGACTCTAGGCCAAGAGAAATAAGGAAAGTTCCTCTCCTTTTCTTATGTTCTGCCCTTTTATAAAACTCGGAGAGGAAAGAGAGGTATAATATGCTATGATAGATGCTTTAGAAGTTCAACAATGTAAAACTTGTATGAATGACTATCCTCTTTCAGAAGAATATTTTGATACGTATATTAAACGTATCAGTCTTTTCCATCCTGAATGTGTTTCATGTAGAGAAGCACGATTGATTGTCGATAGAGAAAAACGCCAGAAGTATAAAGAAGAAAACTTTCTACAATTTACATATGCAGAATATGTAAACTCTGCTAAAAAACGTGAATTAGAATTTAGTCTCACACAAGACGAATTAAATAATTTAATCTTTTTACCATGTTTTTATTGTGGGGATTCTCCAGGTACGGGACCAACAGATAGAGTAGGACTTGATAGAGTAGATCCAGATAAAGGATACATTAAAGAAAATGTTATACCGTGTTGCTGGACGTGTAATAGAGCAAAAAGTGTTCTTACCCAAGAAGAATTTTTTGAATTGTGTAAAAAGATTGTCATAAAACATAAATTATTAGAAAACTCTTAGGTGATATTATGCGACTATGGTGTATATGGTGTCGTAAAATAAAATCTGTTGCTGATCAATACGTACTATTAACTGCTGGAACATTATGGAGTGAAGGTGCAGTTTTATGTAATGATTGTTTTCCTGTAACAGTTGATAAATATGGTAAGAAATAAATAGTTTATAAAAGGAGATTTATTATATGTTTATTTCTGTCACAAAAACTCCATTATATGCTGGTTACGTTCAAGTATATAAAGATGGATTTCTTGTTGATAATTGTATTGCAGCATGTAATATTTGTGGATGGGTTGAGTATTTTTGTATGGATAAAAATAATCGGTTGCTTTTAACAGAATCAAATGAACTTGTTTTGAAAAAAGATTATGGAAAAGTAACATATTATATTATGAATAGTGCTCCTAAAAATATTATGGATCTTTTTGTGCAAGAAATGAAAAACAAAACATGTGAATGTGAGGTACACGATGAAGATAAAGTTAGTGTATAAATCATTTAGTACGCCAGACAAAGTGTATTATAAAGATGATATTATTGATGATCCACAAGCACAAGAATGGTTAGAACTTTTTCCATCATGGTTTGAAAAAGTGGATGGTGATAAAGAGCCAGAAAAAGCAGAAGAAACGCCAGTAGAAGAAGTTGTAGTTGAAGAACCTATTGTAGAGGAATCTGAAGAAGTTGTTGTGAAAAAAGTACCTAAAGTGAGGAAACTATAATTTATGCCAAGTGAAGCGTTTCATGCACATGGTTCTACTCTTGAAATTTATGATGGAACACAATTTATTCCTATAATTGAATTGTCTGTTATAGGAATGAATTTTTCTGCCGATGAATTAGATTTAACCCATCATGAATCATTAGACGCATGGCGTGAATATGCAAGGGGTTTAAAAAGTGCCGAAGTTCTATTAGAAGGTAATTTAATTATAGATAATGCTTCACATGGATTTGATGAAACCTATGGATTAGGTTTTTTATTTGATGCAAAAACTTTTGCAATATTACGTATACGATTTCGTGAAGGAGATCCTTTAACGTTTACTGCATTATTACCTGAATATACGTGGGTAAATGATGTCGAAGATGCAATACGTTTTTCAGGAAGATTTCGTGTTTCAGGTATTGTAACAGAAGCTGAATTGTTTGTTCTTTTATGGTCAGAAGATTTTAATTATGCACCTTTTGATTTCGGTGAATTTGTTCTTCAATATACTGATACATGGGATTATGATCAAGGAAAAACGTGGATATTAGCATATTTTGATGATTGGGATTATGGTCAAGATAAAACATGGACATTAGAATATTTTGATAGTTGGGATTATGGTACAACAACTGAAACAAGTCGATATATTGAAACATGGGAACCTCCCACATATACAAGTACAAGTCAATATTTAGAAACATGGGAATATGAAGGAAGTTGGAGTTCTGCATACATTGAATCGTGGAACAATACTATGACTATCCCAAGTGGAACAAGCCAATATATAGAAACATGGGAGAGTTAAATGACTTTTACAGAACAATGGATTACAAATATTGGCGATGGATTATGTAGAACAGGCATATATGATGATGTTATTGCTGGAACAGGTTCTTGTTTAATTCAAACATTTGCAGAAAATAAAGTTCATACTGCAATACCCACAACTCCTTTACCACACGGATTAACGTCTGCACGATATAGATTTTTAGTTAATATAAAAGCAGGTACTGGTACAGGTTCTGCAACATATTTACGTGCTGGTTTATGCTTTATGTGTTCTGCTCAAAATATGCTTACTGGATTAAATAATTTTTATTATACTGGTGTACGATTAAATCCTGATACTGGTGGAAGTCATTTTATTTATTTACGAAAAGTAACTGGCGAAACATTATATAGTACAGGAACATTAGTAGGTGGTCCAGTAGTAGCAGGAGAAACAGGTTTTAATAAACCATATGCAATGGAAGTATTATGGGCTGTAAATGGATCTGGTGTAGAAATTAAGATTAAAAGGGGTTTTGAATTAGATTTTACAGATTTGGAGCCAATTATATCTGTTGTTGATACAAGTGGGCATATTGTAACAACAAATGAAATGTTTTTTGTTCGTAGTGAAATTGGTGTAACTTCTGCAACCGTTCTTTTTGATAATTTAGAAGTATCGTTATCACTTTAGCTATTATAGGAAAGTATATGGCATTACAACCTTGGGCATTAACAACTGTAGCTGCTGTAGAAGAAGCATTTAATTTAACACCAGGAACATTAGTGCCTCAAATAGAAGCGGCTATTAATGCTGCATCAGCACGTTTAGAAGCATTAACAGCTAGAAAACTTAAAAGCCGACTTTATACAAATGAAAAATATGATGGAGTAGAATTACAACCTGAATTTTTAACTTTACGTAATTATCCTGTTACAGATGTTGATGAACTTCTTATTTATGATGATGTAAACACGTTAATAGAAACCATTATTGTTACAGATTTAAGTCAATTAAAGATTTTAGATCCTGGTTTTCTCTATTTACCACAATCTGTATTTTCACGTGGGATACGAAACATTGCAGTTACGTATACTGGAGGATACCTTGAAGGTGTTCATGATGCAGAATTATTAGATCTTGAGCAAGCATGTTTAGATATGATTGCAATAATGGGAGTACCAGGAGAAGGTGTAACTCGTTCAAATCCTGGTGTAAGACGTGAATCATTAGGGAACTATTCAATTTCATATTTTGATTTGACAGGAAGTGGGAGTAGTGTAGGTGGTGGAAGCTGGCCTATTAGTATTTCATATATTATTACGTCTTATGGTAAATTTGTGTAGTGATTAAATTATTTAATAAGGATGTAATATGAGTTGGGTATTAAGTACATTATTTACACATGATATTACTGTTGAACCATATAGTGGTACAGATGAATATGGTAATGATACGTTTGGTCCACCAGTAGTTTATAAAGGCCGACAAGAAGAACGTAATGAAGAATCAGCAGAAGATGATAGAAGCACATTATTACAACGAGCTACTGTGTATTTTTATGGTAATCCACCAGTAAAATTGAATGATAGAATAACACTTCTTGATGGTCCTCAATTTCCAATACTTCAATTATTTAAACAAAGAGGTCCAGGTAGTAGTGTAGAATATATTAGTTGTATTGTTGGTAGACGAGCAGGTGAATAAATGCCACGTGCAGCTAGTGTTACAACGAAAATTGAAGGATTACTTCCTTTAAAAAATCGTTTAAGTACAATACAGAAAAAAGGGCCAGAAACTGTACATGAAGTTTTAGTAAAAAAAGCAAAATTAGTGTTACGTAATGCAAAGGTTCTTGTACCAATACGTTATGGAGATTTAAAACGTAGTGCAAGACTTGATATATACACAAGTCCTTCATCAACAAGTCATGTTGTTGAAGTAAGTTTTGGGAAAAATCCGTTTGTACCTTATGCATTAGTGGTTCATGATAGAGTTATTGATGGACGAACAGGTAAAATCATTCGACATAAAGGCCAAACACAAGCACATTATTTATCAGATCCTTTTGATGCAGAAATAGAGAATGTCCAACGTGATTTATATGCAGCTATGATGAACTTGTTATCTATAATAAAATGAAAGAAATATATGAGTGTATTAGATGATTTAGCTTTATATCTTCAGGAAAATGGGTTTGGTCAATTAGGATCTACCATTTTTTTAGGTGTGTTACCGAGCGAACCTGCTGCATATATTGCTATTACAGAAGAATATGGTTATGACGTATTTTATACACTTGAAGAACCACAAATGCGATATGAAGAACCACGGCTTATAGTTTGGGTAAAAAATCCACGATATGAAGTAGCAAGAAATACTGCTCAAGGAGTTTATAAATTGTTCGGCGCAGTACATAATCAAACAATAAATGGAGTACGTTACTTAGCATGTAAACCTGAACATCCACCATATTTTAATGAGATTGATCCACAAAGAAACGTATTCATTATTTTTTATATGGAAGTGTGTAAAGATGTTGAATGAAATGAGTTCTAAAAGTGAATTAGTTCAAGCGATTTATGAAACAGCAACAAGTTTACATAATGAAAAAGCTATTAGTGATGAAGTCTATGAAGAAATACGGCAATTGTGTATCAACTCAGAAGATATTGAAAAGGATTCGGTAGAAGAAGAATAATTCTTCTTTATGGTTATTAAATTATTTAAGTGAAAGGGTATGATTTATGGCAAGTTTAGGTTTACACGCATGGGGTACAATTTTAAAAGTTGGTAATGGACAAACAGGGACAGAAACATTTACAGCGGTTGCTGAAATTAGTTCTATTACATCGTCATTAACAGCAGATGAATTAGATGTAACGAGTCACGATTCTCTTGATGCATGGCGAGAATTTGTACGTGGTTTAAAGAGTATGGAAATTACGCTTGAAGGAAACTACATTCCTGCATCAGCAACACATGATATGACGATAAACACAGGTATGTTATGGTTATTTGATGAAGGCACACAACGAAATTATCAGTTAGTTTTTCCTGATCCTGATAATACACAGTTTGAATTTAAGGCAATAACAGTTGAAGTAACACATACTGCTGATGTTGAAGATAAGCTTGCATTCACATCTAGGTTACGTGTAACTGGAGAACCTACATTTACTGGAGTATAATTAATATAACAGATGGAATAAATAATGAATCCTTTATGTTTTATAAAGAGATTATATATAAAATATAAAGGATTCTGTTTTCGATTAAATTATTTAATTACATTGAGATTTATTTTATGGAGGTATAAAATGCCAGTAATACAAACCGTACCATTTATGTTAGAAAAAGAACGTCATTTGCTTTATAATTGGAATGCGTTCATGAAAGCAGAATTAGAACTTACCAAACTAAAAGGAACACCCACCACAGCATTAGAAGTCTTTAAAAACATGGCTATGTTTGTTGATAAAGAGACTGTAGATTTTACACAAATTTCTCTTACAGATCTTCTTATTTTAGTATGGTCAGGGTTACTTCATGAAGATCCAAAACTTACTTTAGATAGAGTTGGAGATAATTTGCTTTTTGCAGATCTTTCAAGAGTCATTATGGCTGTAAGTGAAGCTATTGCTGCATCTATTCCAAAGGATGATGAGGTAGAAACTGTCCCTTTAGAGAATCTGACGGAGAATTAGACAAAGATCCTAGACACTTTTGGTTAAACATATGGTCTATGGCTATTTTTGATTTAGGTTTAACTGATGAATTTTTCTGGTCTATTACTCCGGTAGAATTTGATTCGATTATGAAACGATATTTAAATGCCGAAGAACGTACAGATAGAAGATATGCTTTAGGAGCATATGTTATGGTAACAAGTTGGAGTACAGGAAAAGGAGCTAAACCAAAATTTGATGATTTTATGCTCCATGATTATCGTGGTAAAAAAGAGACAAAGGCTGATTGGAAACAGTCATTGCAAGTTTTACGAGAACAAGTAGGAAAGGTTAAATAATTTAATCGGAATGAGGTAGTTCTATGGCTATAGTAGGACATGTTGCAGTTAAATTTACTGGAAATTCAACAGGATTTGTTGATTCTGTTCGTCAAGCTATAGCTGCACTTGCAGGACTCAATAAGGCTTTATATGATTCTGAAGCTGCTGGAAAAATATTTGGAAAAGCACTTACAGCTATTTCTCCCCACCTTACTTCATTTAGTCAAATTAGCGCACAAACAGCAACAGTATTAAAAAATCAATCAGCTATTTTAGGTACTGTTGCAAATTCTTTTACAAAATTAGATGCTATATTAACAAAAATAGGTGGTGCATCATTAAATTCTTTGAATGGTGTAGCAGGAGCATTAAATAAAGTTGCTCAAGCCGCTACACATGTAGGACAAACAGCACCTACTGCTTTAAATAATGTCAATAATGCTTTAGGCCAAACACAAAGTAAGATGAAATCAGTTGAAACTGGTTCAATGAGTTTACGGACTGCTTTAGGGAGTATATCAGCAGGGTTTGCTGCAAAAACAATTATATCAAGTTTTGCTGATTTTGAGCATCAATTAAATCAAGTTTTGAAACTTGTTAAACCAGAAGAATTTGGTAAAGTAACTGAGGCTTTTCGACAGATAAGTACAACAGTTCCTTTAGCAACAAGTGAATTATCAAGTTTGGCACAAGAACTTGTTCGTATGGGTGTACCTGCAAATGAATTTAGTCAGGCATTAAAAACTGCATCTGATTTACAGCTTGCTATGGGTACTTCAGCGACAGAAACATTAATAAAGATTGCACGATTTAATTCTGTATTAGGAGAAGGACACGATAAATTACGTGAAACAGCAAATATAGCTACAAATGTTTCAGATGCATTGACAACAAATCAAACAGAAATCATGCAATTAGCTTCACGATGGGCACAATCAGGTAAAGCTATTGGATTAAATAAAGAACAAATTATTGCATGGTCTGGTGCAATGAGAGCCGCTAATATCAATGCTGAAGCTGGTGGTACTGCTATGTCTGAATTAGCAGAAGTTATAGCCGCAGCAGTAACAAATGGCGGAAAAGAATTGCAAACTCTTGCTGAAATGACAGGATTAACACGTGAAGCATTTGTAGAATTACAAAAAACTGATCCAAGTCAACTTTTACAAAAGTTTTTCATGGCTACAAGTAAATTAGCGAATGATCCAGGTGGTTTAACAACTTTACATGAAAAATTAGATGTATTAGGACTTGATTCACAACGTATTAGTCGTGTGTTACAGCAAACAGGTGGAGCAGTAGATGTTTATGGACAGGCTATTGCTGCCGCAGGAATAAAAACAGATACACTTGCAAAACAAATGCAAGTAGCAACACAAGGTATGTCAGATCAATGGAAGATTTTGATGAATACGTTGAAAACGGTTTCAAACGTATTATTATCTGATGTTGGTGGAGCTATTACAAAAACAATAACACAAATACGAGATTTAGTTGCTGCTATATTGACTCTTGATCCAGCAACAGTAGATGCAGTAAAAAGTCTTGTGAGTATGGGTGCTGAATTTTTAGCTATAATTGGAACAATGTATACGGTCATAAAAGTAGCAGGTTTAGTACGACTTGCTTTTCTTAGTATGACACCTGCTGGATGGGCAGCAGCAGGCATTGCTGGTCTTATAACCCTTCGTGATCATTTACAAGATACGGAATCATGGGCACATAAAACTGCAAAAGCAATGGGATTGATGCGAGCAGAGGCAAATGAAGCGCGTAAAGCGCAAACAGCATTACGGCAAGCAGAAGCAGCAGGGGCAGATGAAAAATCGTTGATTGAACAAGTAAGGAAATTAAAAGAAGGGCAAGCTAAACTTGCAAAAGAACAAGGTGGAGATCCTGGTAGTCAATGGGCACAAGGCGAAGAAATTAAAAAACAACTTAAAGAGATTGAAACCAAATATCAAAATATGCCCGCGCTTCAAATTGAGATAAAAGGTTTAGATACTGTTGAAAAATATACTGAAACACTTGATGGATTGAAAAAGAAAAAAGAAGAAATTATAGAATCAAGAAAGAAATCTGTTATTCATTTTGAATGGGGTAATACACTTGCAAATATTGATAAGGAAATAAAGAAAAACGAAGATCTTATTGTAGTACGTAAAAAATATGATACTATGGTTGCAAATCCACCAAAACCACTTACTGTACAAGAGACTGATCCAAGAGAGCAAGCAGCAGCAGCACCTACACCTGCTCCTGCTCCTAAAGGAAAAGCTGCACCTACAGCAGTAGCTGGTATGCCCCCGACAGAATCACAAAAATTATATAATGAACTTGCAAAATCATTAGAAATTGTTGAGAAAAAATTTAAAGCAACAGGTGATGAAGAAGATAGGTTACGAGAAAAAAGTAAGCATTTAAAAAAGGCATTAGATGATATTGCAGCAGTAAATGATGATACAGCAAAAAATATTCTCACAAAAGTTGGACAGCAATATAAAGAAAACGAAGCAGCATTAGATAAATATACAAATGTAACAAAAAAAGCTATAAAAGATAGTAATGATTTTAAAGCGACTACTGCTGCATTAACAAGAGAACAACAATTATTAGGTGTTACAACAGAATCAATACAAACTGAATTAAATGCATATGAGTCTCGATTACGAGAAGTTTTAAAAGCTGGTGGTGATAATAAAACCGAAGTAGCGAGTTTAACAGCAAAAATAAAAGAATTACAAACAGCATTAGCAGATTCAAAAGCTGCCGATGCACAAAAGAAAATAATGGAAACATTGAATGCATCATTTGATAATGCTGCTATTCATGGTGGAACATATGCAGACAAAGTGAATGCTATACAACAACGTATAACAGCATTAAATACTGCACATAGGGCTTTAATTAAATTATTAGGTGAAACTTCACCAGCAGTTAAAAGTTTGGCAGATAGAATAACTGCTGAAGAAGAAGCATTAGCTCAAGCAAAAGGAGAAGAAAAATATGCGGATTTAATGGATAAAATAAAATTAAAAACCGTAGAAGCAGAAGAAGAATTTGGTGCTTTAGGTGATACTCAGGCGTATCTTAAATCACAAGTAGATATTGCAACATTTTCATTATTAGGTATGTATAAAATATTTGGAGAAGGTTCACCACAAGTACAGCAAGCAAGAGATGATTTAATTAGTGCAGCAAATGCTATGGATATTTGGACGACAGGTAAAACAAAATTAGATGCCGCAATGAAAGTAGCAGATAAAAACGCAAAAGAAGAAGAAAAAGTATGGAAAAAACTTGCTGATACTATTATGGGTGTTTCAGATCAAATTGGTGAAGCACTAGGAAATATGGTTATAGGTGTTAAAACAACAAAAGAAGAATATAAACAAACATTGAAGGAACTACTAAAAATCATCATTAAATTTGTTATTCAAGCTGTAGCACAGTTCATTATTTTGAGTATTGTTGGTGGTGCAGGTGGTGCAGGTGGGACTATTGGACAGAGATTAGGACAATCATTTAGTACAGGTTTAACTGGAAACTTTGTAACATCAATGCCAGCAAAAGCCCAAGGTGGAGTGCTTACTAGACCTACAGTATCACGATTAGCAGAAAGAGGTCCAGAAGCAGTAATACCTCTCCAAAATGGTACTGTACCTGTTTCAATATATGGTGGAATGAATACAGGTATGGATATGGGAGGTCCATCTGATCATCCATTTGAAGTAACTATTATTAACGTTGTAGAAAAAGGTAAAGCAGAATCAATGGCGAGAGACAAGAAGGCTATCATTAACACAATCAATGAAGATTTAGAAAGTAGGGGTTCAGTGTATAGATCTGTTAAAGGTGTTGCAAAGGCACGATAAGGAGAGATAAAAATGGTTGCATGGCCTGGAAGTCCTTTACCTTCTCGTATTAATCCTGTTAAACTGATAGAGGTTTTTAAGGAAATATTATACGATAGTGGTTACACCTATACTGAATCACAATATTCAAGAGGATTAAGAAAATGGGATCTTGAATATGTGTATTTAACTGCCGCACAAAAGAATAGATTTATTAAATTTCTTGTAGATGTACACTTGGCTGGATCTATTATACAATGGACGTATCCTTATGGATTTACAATAGTCAATGCACCAGAAACAACACCTATTACGATAACAACAGCATATACACATAACTTGTATACAGGTGATACAGTTATTGTAGCAGGTGTAACAGGTAACACAGGAGCAAATGGAACGTTTACAATACAAAATGTCACAGCTACTTCATTTCAATTAGTAGGATCAAGTGGTACAGGAACATATGCAGGTGGAGGAACAGCAAAATTGTATCTTCCGAATATCCGTGTAACATCTGATGAAGATTTTTTTGCTGGTTTTGGTAAAACACTTGGCCCTGATATAGATGATAGAGGAGTGTATACTTTAGCAGTAACACTTCAAGAAATATTCAAGGTAAATGATTTGCTATAGATTAAATAATTTAATGGAGGTGATATTTTGTCGTTCGCTCAATGGAATAAAAATGTATCAGACAGTATATATACTTCCGTAGCTTTAGATTTAGCTACACCTATTGGTGGACTAGCGTCAGTAGCTTTAAATTCTGTCACGGCTAGTGCAGCTTTATATTTAACACCTTCTAATACAAGTGGCTTTACAAAAGGAATAGAAAAAGGAAAATTACGGACTTTGGTAAATTTAAAATCAAGTACAAGTAATGGTTGTGGATTCGGTCTTGTTATTATGGTAGTTTCAGAGACTATTGTTACGACTGCTGGTCCTTTTTATAGGTATGAATTATTTTCAAATGGAACCTATGCTTTAGCACGATCAAATACTAATATATTAAATGTAGGAAGTCCTAATGTAACATTAAATTCTGGTTCAACAGGTATTGCTCAAAATGTAACATATGGTATAGAAATTGAATGGGTAGCTGATCCAGTAAATTTAGGTGGAGTATCTTTAGTAATACGAAAAGGAACTGCTATAGATTTTTCTAATATGGTTGTTTTAGGACAAGTATTGGATATGGGAGCACAAGTTTTAGGAACAAGTAATTCTGAAGGTATTTATTTGAGGGGATATACCTCTGGAGGGGCTGTAAGAGTGTTATTTGATACTACCCAATTATATGAGTTTGTATAAGGAGAGATACATTGTCTTTTTCTCAATGGAATAAACATTTGTCAGGTACAATGACTGCTCTTATAGATAATACTTCTCCTATTGTTGGAGCATATTCATTAACTTTAACATCAACTGGTGGATCTGATGTTGCATATTTAACTCCTACAAATGTTAGTGGTTTAACAAAAGGTATTGAACAAGGACGATTACGAACATTAACAAGACCACGAAGTACAATGACAAATGGGTATGGATTTGGGTTAGTGTGTATGGGAAGCGCCGATAACATAGGGACATCAAATGGTGATTTTTACCGTTTTGAATTTTTTAGTACAGGATCTTATGGCCTTGTCAGAGCAAACGGTAATACATTAGCTACTGGTACTCCTGGTACAGTATTAATAAGTAGTACAGCAACGACTTTAACTGTAAATACAATATACAGTATGGAAATGGAATGGGTTGCTGATCAAGTAAATTTAGGTGGGGTGTATATATCTCTTAAAAAAGGAACTGCTACGAATTTTTCTGACTTAGCATTATTAAGTCAATTAACAGATTCAAATTATCAACAACTCATAACAAGTGCTGGTGAAGGTATATATTTACGCGGATATACTTCAGTTTCAGAAGCAAAAGTTTCATTTGATAATACACAACTTTTCTTATTAGCATAAGGAGATACAATTGTCGTTTTCTCAATGGGGTAAATATCTACAGGTAAATAGCGGAATATACATACAATATCTTTCTCCTATTTTAGCATCATCTTCTTTATGCTTAGAAGCACATGGGATAGGTCAAGCTACGTATACAACACCTTTAGATGCAAGTGGTTTAGCACAGGGTTTAGAGAGAGGAAAATTACGGACGTTATTTAAATTAACATTAGGAGGAAGTAATACATGTGGATTTGGTATAGTGTGTATGGGAAGTTTGGATGATTTAGTAAATAATAGTGGTGCTTTTTATAGATATGAATTACGTTCTAATTCAGCATATACATTGTCACGTGCAACTACAAGTTCTTTAAGTGCAGATATTCCAGGGACTACTTTAGCTTCTTCTACGCAAACTGTTACATTAAATGTAGCTGGAAGTATGGAAATGGAATGGATTGCAGATATTACAAATTTAGGGGGAGTTTATTTAGTAACGAGAAAAGGAACAGCTACTGATTTTTCTGATATGACCGTTGTAACACAAATGATAAATACTGGTGCTGGAATTTTAACAACGAGTAGTTCAGAAGGTTTGTATCTACGGGCATATGGATCTGCGTCACCAGGAGTAAGAACGCTTTTTAATAGCACTCAATTATATGAAATGATTTAAGGAGAAATACATTGTCTTTCGCGCAATGGAATAAGAATTTATCAGCTACTATGACTGCTGCAATAGACAGTAGTTCTCCTATTGTTGGTGCTGCTTCATTAACTTTAACATCAACAGCTTCAACACAAATAGGATATTTAACTCCTACAGATGTGAGCGGATTAGCAAAAGGATTAGAACAAGGACGACTACGTACACTTGTACAACCAAAAAGTTCTTCTGGAAATGGATACGGATTTGGTTTGGTGTGTATGGGAAGTGCAGATAACATAGGAACAATCAATGGACAATTTTATCGTTTTGAATTTCTTATGTCAGGTTCTTATAGTTTAACAAGAGGAGATTTTAGTACATTAAGTAATGTTAGTGCTACTCCTTTAATTACTGCTTCAACAACTCTTACTCAAAATACCGTTTACGGAATGCAAATTGAATGGATTGTTGATCTTACAAATATAGGTGGTATCTATTTTGCATTGAAAAAAGGAACTGCGATTAATTTTTCTGATTTAGCATTATTAACACAATTAACAGATGGATCTGAAGGTAAATTAGTATCAAGTAATAATGAAGGTGTTTATTTACGTGGGTATCTAACAGCTACTAATGCAATAGTTTCATTTGATCAAACTCAATTATATAATTTAGGATAAGGAGTTATATATTGCTATGCCTGTATTTCCTAATATACCATTATCAGAAGTAAGTCCTATTTCTATACATGATCCGTGGTTAGAATCTACCCATCAGAAACATTTATATCAAACTCGACCACGGCATATTCGACCGAAACGGGCATATGAATTAGAATGGAAGGGATTATCAGCCGATAAAAAGAATGTTATAGAACGTTTTATACGTTCACAAAGAGGTCCAGTTTTATCATTTCAATGGACGTATCCATTTGCACAGAACATAGTTATGGTATCAAATACAGAACCAGTAACCGTTGAAACAGAATTTCACCATAATATATTAGATTTAGATAAAGTTACAATTACTGGTGTGTTAGGAAATACTGCTGCAAATGGGACACATAGAGCAAAATATATCAATGGAACAACATTTGAACTCCTTGGTGTGTTAGGAAATGGAGAATACATAAGTGGTGGTGGAGTACGAATATTTTTTCCGTATATGGGACTCATTATAGATGAAGTTGGATATGAAGGATCTGAAAAACTTGTCGGGCGTGATATAGATAATTTAGGATATTATAATTTAAAATGTAGAATAGTTGAACGATATTATTAAATAATTTAATCGGTAGGAGGTAGAGAATTGATTACATGGCCTTTGGAGTTGATTAGACTTAAAAATGAATTACACGTAACAACACCTTGGGTTCATTGTTTATTATTACAATTTAGAACTGCAACAAATCCTGATATATTTGGATCACGATCTGTAACAGATCATAATGAACCGATAATATTTAATAGCATTGAATTTACTCCATATCCATTTAAGTTAGGAAGTGTTGAACATAATAGTGCTTCAGAATTAAAAAGATTAACACTAAGTACAGCAAATATTGATAGAGCAGTTATTGCATTATTAGAAGAATTTTGGACTTCTGTATTAGATCCATTATGGATAGTGACAATATGGGTAGTCAATACAGTAAATCCGGCATTAACACCAATAAATAGTAATGATAAATTTGTGATACTCAATGCACGTACTGATTTATTTAATGTCAGTTTTGAATGTCAATGGGAAGGATTAAGTTTAAAAAAGATTGTTCCTAGTAGACGTTATGTTAGATCTGGTGGTTTTGCAAATATACCAAGGCGTGTAAGATAGAAAATGGAGGTATAATGTGTTTTCAGATTGGCAATTTTTTACTGCGAATGCTCGCATAAATTTTTCATTAGATCTTGTTAATCCAATTATAGGAACAAGTTCATTAAAAGCATTACTTAATAATTCTGCTGGAGATCCTGGTAATGGTGTAGTTACTGTTGCAAGTGGACGGACAAAAGGTATTGAACAAGGGAGAATGCGTACACTTATACGAACTAATACAAGTGCTACTGGTGGTGCTAATGCAAATAGGTATGGTATAGTGTGTTTGCAAAGTGCTAATGATATGAGTATAGGAAGTCCGAATGGTTATTTTTTAGGATACCAGTATATTCTAAGTGATTTTACAATATGGCGATTAACAGGACAAACTTTAGGATCTGGTTTATCAATTGCAACTCTTGAAGCATCATCATGGGTAACTTTAGGAACGACTTTTGCTTTTATGGCTGAATGGATTGTTGATATAGCAAATTTAGGTGGAGTATATTTTGCTATTTCTTCAGGAGCAGCAACAGATTTTTCTGATTTAGCTGTTCGATTGACACATATAGATCCTACTGGATTAGCTCATACTGCTGGTATTGCAGAAGGATTAGGTGTTCAGATGAGTTCTTTTACTGGTGGTATTCCATATATACAATTTGATCAAACATCATTATATAGTTTACAATAAAGAATAAAAGTCATGAAAAAACGTTGTGGTATGTGTTTACGATATAAATTTTTTACAGAATATACAAAAGCTAAATCACGTCCTTTAGGTATATATGATTATTGTAAACAATGTATGTATGAATATCGACGAAAGGATGATGGAAGATTATTAAAATATTATAAAAAATTTAATAAAGATAATCCAGATTATTTTTTACAATGGCGAAGAAAACACGGTATACAAGAACGAAGAAAAGCTATTAATAGTGGTATGAAAATATGTACAATATGTAATACAGAAAAATATATAGATGAATTTTTTACGTCTCGTATAGAACCATTTAAAAAAGAAAGTCAATGTAAAATATGCCGTACAAAAATAATGATGGATTATCATTATAGGACACGAATATATAGAAAAAAGTTTGTATTTGAAACTGGTGAAAAAAAATGTAATATGTGTTTTGAAATAAAAGATATAGATGATTTTTACAGACAGAAAGATAATAGAAAAGGATATTATTATCATTATTATATTTGTAAAGAATGTTGGGCAATATATTTAAAAAAATATCGGGGAAGTATTGGTATTGAATATAAGAAAGAAAAAATATTATATACATGTTCATTATGTAATAATGAATTTGCAGAAAAGGAAATGATTAAATTATTTAATGATGATAAGTTTATTTGTGTAAATTGTAATCCTTCTAATCATATAGAAGAATCATTACAAGGAATATTTGTGTAAGGCAATTTGTTTTATAAGGAAGTCTATGGGGAAAAACAATGGTAGTGGATATACGAAATTTGAATCTGTTCGGGCTTTAAATCAAACTCAAAAGGAATATATCAAAGCCATACATTCTTCAGTTGTTACATTAGCAATAGGTAGTCCAGGTACAGGGAAAACATATATACCATCATCTTTAGCATGTGAATATTATTACAAAGGTGAAGTAGAACGCATAACAATCATACGTCCTACTGTACCTGCTAGTAGGCCGATAGGATTTCTTCCTGGTGATGCTCAAGAAAAAATGGAGCCTTGGGCAACACCAATATTAGAAGTCTTAGAAGAAAAATTAGGCGCAAAATATTATGATGGAAGAAACAACGGGACTATATATACGTATCCTGTAATGTATTTACGTGGTTCTACTTTACGGAACTCATTTATTATTATAGATGATTCACAAAATCTTACAAAAGAAGAACTTCATTTAATCCTTACCCGCATAGGTGAAGGAAGTAAAGTTGTTATTACAGGTGATCTCTCACAAAGCGATATTTTTGTAGAAAATGGTTTATCTTTTGTGATACGAAAGATAGGACAATTACAGTTACCTGTACCAATTGTAACATTTACTGATAGTGATATTTGTCGAAGTCAAACGTGTCAATTATGGCATACAATTTTTACTTCACCTGAAATAGTATCTGAATCAATATATTCATCCTATAAAAGACTATAAGAGAGAACAATATGAAAACAGTACCAGACTTAAATAATTTAATCACAAAATATATAGGTACACCATATAAAGAACGTGGTAGTGATATAGGTATGGATTGTTATGAAATAACACGGGCTTTATATAATGAAGGTTTAGATTTAGATATGTCAAATTATGCTCCTGATAATACACAAAAATTCTTTGAATATTATTGTAAAGAGTACGGTTGGGAATTTCCTTGGGAAAAATTACAACAATGGGATATGTTACTTCTTCATACGGTATTGTATCCAGTTGATCATTGTGGTATTGTACTCAACACAACAGAATTTGTGCATTGTATTCAACCTACTGGAGTATGTATAGGGAAAATACAACAATATAAACGACATATTTATCAAATTGTTCGGCCAAGAATATTCGGAGAAGAATATGATGATCAAGCACGTGAACTTATAGAAAACGCACGTTCAATAATGTTACGTAAAGCAACAATAGAAAAAGAAAATTTTTGGCGATACAGAACAATATATGAGGATTCATTAAATGAATAAAATAAAACTTATAATGAGTCCTTTCAAATCAATGACAGGAGAGTATCATACAAGAGAATATGTTGTAGAAGAAGATCTATATCTTCATGAGATTTTTAATGATTATGATTTAGAAAAACTTAATATAGCTATTAATGGAACGTATATAGAAGAAAAAGATCTTTATTTACCTCCTAAAGATTGTGAAATAGTTGTATCAGGTAAAATAGGTATTCCTTTTCTTATTATGATTGCTATTTCTATTATCATTTCAGTTGTATTAAGTGTTGTAATGAATTTATTGTTCCCTGTAAAGCCGCCTAAATTTGAGCCGCCAGATAAAGAAGGATCAAGTTTTAGTTGGGCAGGTATTAAAACAACACAGGGACCAGGAAACGTAGTCCCTATTATCTATGGACGACATAGAGTAGGTGGACAATTATTAACAGCATTTGTAGAAGAACGCACAAACAATAATGAGTTTACTATACAAGATCCTACTCTCCATATGCTTATTGCTGTAGGTGAAGGTGAGATAGAAGAATTTGAATTAGATACAATAGAGATTAACGATCAACCTATTAGCAACTATCAACAAATTGCTTTAGATTCACGTTTAGGTACACCAACACAAACAAAAATACCTTTTTTCACACAATCAAAAAATACGTTTGATCAAGGGAATATCGAATTTTCAGAAGAACCTGTAAACTATACAACATTAACAGAAGTCAATGGTTTTATTATTCATGTAGATTTTGCTGCTGGATTGTATCATATAGATACAAAAACTGGCGCACGTGCAAATAATGTATCTACATGGTCATATAGTTATAAAGGTCAAAGTAGTCCTGGTGGATGGGTTGGTCCTATACAAGTATCAACAGATACAGATCAAAAGAAAATTGTTCATCGTCCTATTAAGGTAGAAAATCTTCCTCTTGATGTTTATGATATTACTATACAATTTGTAAGTGCAAAATATGATGATGATCAATCTGAATTTAAACCATATTTATCAAAAATATCTGAAATAGTTGATACAACAGAAACATTTCCTAATACAGCTATATACGGTTTACGTATTGTTGCAACAGAAAATTTACAAGGTTCTTTGCCCAATGCTACAGTTATTGTTAAAGGAAAAAAAGTTCGAGTAGGATCTTTTTTGAATACTCCTATATATTCTGATAATCCATCGTGGTGTTTAATGGATTTTTTGACGAATACACGATACGGACTAGGTATAGCAGATGAAGAAATAGACCTTGCATCATTTATTGCCTATGCAAGTTATTGTAATGAATTAGTTGATGTTGATAGTGACGATGATGGTGAAGTTGATTTTCAAGAAAGACGATCAATTATAAGTTTTGTTATTGATTCTGATACAGATGCACCACAAGTTGTTGATGAGATATTAATGCCATCACGGTCAGTTTTAGTAAAAACTGGCGGATTATGGAAAGTAAAAACTGCACAAGATAGTGCTCCTGTTCAATTAATTACATGGGCATCAACAATTAGAGACTCTGTAAATTTAGCATATGTACGAGATGCTGATGATGTGAACGTCCTAGAATGTCGATATGCAAATGCTGAGGATGACTATGAACAAGATGTTTTAGTATATCCTAAAGTAGAAGATTGGCCTTATTTAGTGAATAAAAGTTCATTAGAATTTCGTTCTATTGCACGTCCTAGTGAAGTAGAAAGAGAAACGGCATTTAATTTAGTTTCTCGGCGCTATCAAAAACAAGTAGTAGAATTTACAATGAATATTGCAGGGATGATTTTTGAAATTATGGATGTGATACAATTTTCACACCCATTACCTGGATACGGATGGTCTGGTAGAGTGGTAGAAGATTATGGAGATGATATAGTAACAAATAGACGTACTATTGTCCTTGATTCTGAAGTTCCTTTTGCTCCTGGTGGTATTTATCATGTGTTTTTACAAAACAAGGATGATGTACAAAATGTTCGATTGCTCCATAATCCAGCTTCAACAGGAACAGTTAATACACGTGTACTTGAATTAGAAGCATCAGAACCTGATTTAACATTTACTCCATCTGAAGGTTATACTCAATGGGCATTTGGGAGAGCAGAACCATTTAATACAGCTTTTAAATTATTCCGTATAACAAAGGTTGAACGTGCTAGTGATTTTATTATTACAGTTACTGGTGTTGAACATAATGCAAGTGTGTTTGATCCATTTACTGCAACGTTATTACCGAGTCCATCACATTTAATTAAACCTGATGGTCCACCTCCACCTTTAATACAATTAATGGGATTTGAAGAAATTTTCCGCGATGCTACAGGAAACTTAAATAATTTTATTGTTCTTGAATGGGATGTCATGCAAGTGGAAGATGCACGGAGAATAAATCCAGGTGTAAAATATGGTGTATATGGTGGTGGTTTGATTTATAGACGATATGTTGAAGGAAGTGCTGTAGCAGGATCATTAAATGTAGGAGAATTTCTTGCTGCTGAATCAGGATCTGAAAATTTTGATAATCTTTCTGGTTTTAACTTAGTAGGATCTATAACAGGACAGTATGCTTTTCAATATAAAGAACTTGCTCCACCTGTAGGAACGATTATTCAATATAGAGTCGTACCTATTTCTGTTCGTGGGACACCTAATTATGATGGTTTATTACAAGTGACCATCACAGTTACAAATATTGATGTAACTCCACCTGCTGCTTCAGTAGGTTTAACAGCCGAAGGTGGTATACGAGCGATTGAATTATTATGGTCGAATCCTACTGTTTTAGATTTTGATGGTGTAGAAATTTGGGCATCACGTACAAATAATCGGGCAGCAGCAACAAAAATTAGTTCTGTATTTAATGGTGCAGTTACTTATTCACATACAGGTTTAGGCAATTTAGAAACATGGTATTATTGGATACGGTCATTTGATTATGCAGGGAATGTAAGTACGTTTCACCCTGAAAGCCCAACAGCAGGAGTATCAGCTACAACATTAGATGGTTTTGGGGATAACTTACGGTTAAGTGGGAACTTTTTATATGCGAATAATGTTCCTTATTCTGCATCAGGTGTACATGTAGGAGAAATTTTTATTGCAGATGCTATGGCAATAGCTACGATTACAGCAGAATTTGCTGTAGCAAATGAACCAAATGAATTAGCAGTAACGTATTTTTATGATGGGCAAGAACATTGGATTTATTTACTTGATGAACCGGATGCTGAAGGATCACGTTATGGTGCAAGTGGTAATAATGCAGTTGTTTATAATACACGCACGCGAATGATGGGAGCAATATCAGCAGGTACAACTATCCCTATTAAACTTTATAATATAGAAGATAGTAATACATCAAGTGTAACATGGGTACGGGTGATGATTTATGGATTTGCAGCAGCAACATAAGATTAAATAATTTAATTGGAATATAATGTTTGAATGGTTTGTTACATATTAAATAATTTAATATGTATGATTTTTTGTAAAGGAGAATTACATGGGTGCTCTTGGTAGTGGCACATCTACCTCTTATCCAGTTACCCTAGACACATTGTTGTATGTCAGTGGCGGGGGTAAAAGTGATTATACGAATGGTCCTAATCCCATTGCCGATAGTCAGTCAAGAGTAGATGCAGAATTTATGAATGATGTGATAGATGCGATTATTGCTATACAAACTGAATTAGGTACATCACCTTCAGGTGTTTATAGTACAGTCGCAGAACGTTTTGATACCATAGGTGGTGCTGGTGGTGGTTTTCCTGGTGCGTCTACAGACAATGCTATTGTGAGATGGAATGGTTCAACAGGAACATCATTACAAGATAGTGGGATCATTATTACAGACACGAATAATGTTGACGGTATTGTTGATTTAACTATTGCACGAAATCTTCTTGTTGGTGGTGCAGCAGCAGGAACATTATTAAATCATGGTATTGTTATTGCATTAGGTATTGGTCCAAGTACGAATCCTGTAAATGCTATACAAATGTGGGCAGCAGATAGAGCAGGTACACCAGGAAAAACATCATTACACGTGAGAGCAGAAGATGGTACACAGCACGTACTAGGAGATCGTGTAGGTATAGGGACAGTAGCTCCTGCTGAAGCATTAGAAGTTGTAGGTGGAATTAAACTTGGCACAACAGCTTTGTTAGCTAATGGAACGATACGATTTACAGGAGCAGATATTGAAGGCCGAATTAATGATGCATGGGTTTCTATGACTGCTGGTAGTGCAGGTGGAACAACGTCAGGTATATGGAAATGGTCTACATCAACTGTAACTCCTCCAGCCGCACAAAGTATAGCGGTAAATAATACAGATTATAGTTCTGCAACAGAAATGTATATTACAGAAGTAAGTAGTGGTGGTACAGATTCAAGTATCCTTTTAGATGATTTAGATGTTGGTGATACGATTTATATACAAGATAGAGTTGATTCATCAAAATCTATTCGATATACCGTATCAGGAACTCTTACAGATGTTGGAACATATAGAACAATTCCTGTGACTTTTGTGAGTACAGGTGCAGCAAATATTTCAAATAATGCTGAAATTTATGTACAATTTAATCTTGCAGGTATTCATGGATCTGGAAGTACAAATTCAATTACGATTTGGTCAGATCAATATACGTTAAGTGCAGATGCACAATTACATTATGATTCAACATCAAATAATCTAGGACTTAAAACAACAACATTTGGTACTGGTGCTCAAGCTGTATTAGGTCTTGGATTAGGTGTTGCTCCAAGTACGTCACCATTAAATATGGTACAATTATGGGCTGCATATCGTGGTGGAGTAGGAGGTAAAACAGGGCTTTTTATACGATCTGAAAGTGGTGCTACGCATGTGTTCAGTGATTATGTCGGATTAAATAATTTAACTCCATTGTCTGAATTAGATGTTGTAGGGTCACAACGGATTACAAAGAATGCTACATCATCAAGTAATTTGTGGAACGTATTGAATTTACGTGTAAAAGCAACAACAGATGTATTAAGTCCTAATTTTGGTACACTATTATCTTTTAATAATGAAAATTTTACGGGCACAAGTTTTGAAGTAGCAAGAATATCAGGTGCAAGAGGTTCAGCAGACACTTCAGGTATTTTATCATTTTCTGTAGCAAATGCAGGAGTGTTTGGTAAAACAGTGTCGATAGACAAAGATGCAAATTTTATTATTAATGTTGCATCTGTTGGCACAAATTTAGTACAAGGTGTTGTCATTGGTTCTGGTACTGCTCCCACTACGTCACCTGCTGATGCTATTCAAATGTGGAGTGCTGATAGAGCAGCTACAGCAGGAAAAGCATCATTACACTTACGTACTGAAGATGGTACGTCTCATGTGTTTGGTGATAGAGTAGGTATTGGGACAGTCACACCTGGTTTTGCTCTTGATGTTGTTGGTGCAATAAACGTTAGTGATCCAACAACAACACGAACAAATATTGGTTTAGGAACAACAAATGATGTACAGTTTACACGATTAGGTTTAGGCATTGCCCCAACTGCATCTGCACCACTTCTTTTTGCTGCTGGGGTCGCACAAAAGATTTTATTATCTGGTGATGCAGTAGGTTCACGTTATGGTTTAGCTGTGGCTGCTGCGGCATTACAGGTTTTTGGTGCTGGTGCTGCAAGTGTTGAATTAGGATCTATGAGTACAGTAGATGGAATAACATTTACTTCACGATTAAGTGTGTATGGAACAAGCGGTAATGTAGGTGTTGGTACTGGTACATTTGGTACAGGTGCAACACGGACATTTGCATTATTTAATGGTGTAGCTCCAACAACATCACCAGCAGATACAGTTCAATTATGGAGTGCAGATAGAAATGCGACAGCAGGCAAAGGATCACTACATTTACGGACTGAAGATGGAACTTCGCATGTATTTGGAGATATGGTAGGAATAGGAACAACAAATCCTACAGCAGCATTAGATGTTATTGGCGCATTAAAGGTAAGTGATGTTGCAACAACCCAAGCAAATTTGGGTATAGGATCTGCTTCAAGTTCACAACTTGATCGACTTGGATTAGGAACACCCGCTACAGCCGATGCACGATTAACATTTTTGGCCGAAGTCGGACAAAAACTATTATTATATGGTAACGGAATAACTACACGTAACGGTTTAGGAGTTGCTTCTGGTGTTATGCAAGTGTTCTCACAATCAACTGGTACAGTAGATATTGGAAGTATGTCTACTGCTGATGGAACCACATTTACAAACAGACTGTCTATTAATGGTACAAGTGGGAATGTTGGTTTAGGAACAAAAACTTATGGGACAAGTGCAGCACGTGTTTTTGCATTATTTGCAGGAACAGCACCTACAACGTCACCCGCTGATACAGTGCAAATGTGGACTGCTGACACTAATGCTGTAGCAGGAAAAGCAGGATTACATATACGCACAGAAGATGGTACCTCACACGTATTTGGAGATAAAGTTGGTATTGGAACAACGGCACCCACTGTAGCTTTTGAAGTTGCAGGGGCAATAAAAGCTTTAAATGTTCAATTTGATAGAATAGGGCTTGGACAATCAAGTTCAACGAATGCTCGTCTAGTGTTTAGTGCTGAACTTGGTCAGAAGATCCTCCTCTATGGTGATGGTGTTGCTGCTCGCTACGGTTTGGGGCTTGCCTCTGGAGTCCTTCAGGTATTTTCAGCAACAACAGGAAATATTCAACTAGGTACTATGGATACTACGGATGGTGTAACATTTACACCTATTATGACCATTTTACCTACTGCTGTTGGTATTGGCGTTGTTGATCCGCTTCGTGCTATGCATGTTGTTGGGTCTAATTCTGCCAGATCTGGATTTCGGACTGAAATGTACAATACATCTACTGTTGCGACTGATCTTCAGATGATTAAAGCACGTGGGACTGTTGTTGCACCTGAAGGAGTGATTGATAACGATGGTATTGGCCGATGGATTAGCTACGGATATGCACGCAACAGTACTGATACTGCTATGGCGAATATTAGTGTTGGTCTTATTGATATGAGTGTGGATAGCATTGATGCCCAAGGACGTATTGGTGGACGTTTAGTATTTTATACGAATCCTGGTGTCTCAGGCACAATTACAGAAAAAATGCGCCTTACCCAAGAAGGTTGGTTAGGTATAGGTATGACTGATCCAAAAGCACGTTTACACCTGACCAATGAAAATTTAACAACAGGACAATTAATTCTTGGTTCACAACGTATTGCCCTTGTTGTTGATAATGTTATAGGCGGGGCGGATTTTTGGAGTAACGACACGAATTTAACCTCACCAGGACAAATGACTGCATATGTTCGTGCTTTGGCTGATGAGACACATACTGCTACAACACTAGGGACGAGAATGACTTTTGCTACAACAGCAGTAGGGGCAACTACTCCTACTCTCCGTATGACACTTAAATCTGATGGCTCTTTGAATATGGTTAGTGGGAACAAGATTACTCTCAATGAAAGCGGTAATAGTAAATATGGGATGGTATTTGGCGGCGGTAATACCTTGCAAATTTTTGGATCTGATTCCGCCTCTACAACTGGTGTGTCTATTGGCGGAATGAGTAGTGCTGATGGTGTCACGTTTTCTCCAGTGTTACGTGTTAAAGCCTTATCGAAAAATATTATACTTGGGACAGCAAATGATGCAGGAACCTCAGCAAGTTTTACGTTTGGGATCAATATTGGGACTGCTCCAACGACTTCTCCTGTTGATATGGTACAGCTTTGGGCCGCAGATCGTGATGCAACAGCAGGAACGGCATCTTTACATGTGCGAACAGAATCAGGGGTGATTCATGTATTAGGTGATTATATAGGTTTTGGTATGGCTGATCCTTATGAAACATTGAATGTACTTGGTATTGCAAACTACTTTGAACGCCATGATGCTGTTGCAACGGGTTATTTTCATGTAACACGAAAATCACGTGGTACACGTGCTGTTCCTCTACGAGTTGCAGAATTAGATTATGTTTCTTATTACGGTTCACAAGCATATGTACGGAATGCTGCAAATACTGCTGATCAATGGAACTATATGTCTCGTATTGATACACGAATTGAATCAGTAGATGCTGAGGGTAGAGCAGGTGGAGTTTTGATTTTTTATACTTCCCCTCCAGTTTCAGGTTCTCTTACTGAAAGAATGAGAATTACACAAGACGGTTTTGTTGGGATAGGTGTATCTGTACCAACAACAGTTCTTCACGTAGGGAACAATAATGTAACAGATGCTGGTTTGATATTAACATCCCAACGTGTTGCTATTGCAACAGATAACCTTCTAAATGGTATTGATTTTCATAGTAATGATACGAATTTAAGTCCCACTGTAATGACAGCCTATATACGTGCATATGCAAGTGAAACACATACCGCAACAACATTAGGAACACGCATAGCTTTTGCAACAACATCAATAGGTGCTGCTGCTCCAACTTGGCGCATGACTCTTTTGGATACTGGTGTGTTATCGTTTGGAACGTGGACAGGACAGAAAATTAATTTATATGATACAATACTAGCAAAATATGGTTTTGGTATTGGTAGTTCCCAAATG